ACTTGACTACCGTCAGCCATTCTATAATACTTAAACAAAACGTATTTATCGCCTTCGGTTGTTTTAAAATGTGTATGTTTGGTGTAAGGGTTTAGTTGAAAATCATGGTATAAATTTTTCCAAATTACTCCATCTCCTTTTACAGGTTTTACACTTCTTTCAATTGAATTAAAAGTTAGATGTCCACCCTCAGTAATGTTATTCAATGATATTTGGACACTCCACAATCTATTACCCATGTTTGTAAACAATTTGTCCTCCGATATTTGATTAGGTAGTAGAAAATCGTATTTTTCCTCATAATTGAATTCGGGTGTTATTTTTTGAATAAAAACATCTTCACCAAATGAATCTCGAATACCAATAACAGAATTGATTCTCTCATTTACTGTTTTATAAATCTCAGACTTTTTATCTAACTTATGAATCATGGGTGATTGCAAGTCCTTAGATTTTTTCTGTGAGTTTAATTTTTTGTCTGTAATCGATATCAAATCATCACATTCAATTAATGTTAATAATTCAGGGTAATGATAAATTTCAACTAAATTATTTTCAACTCTATAAGCTCTTGGGTTATCACATAGAGATTTATTGAACGGATAAAGTTCAACTTCGTAAGGTTGATTAAGGTTTTCCTGTGAATATTGTCTTTGCCAAATTAACGCGTTAGTTGGTTCAATTTCAAGTTCTCTTTTAATTAAATTGTAATCAAATCCATTATTAAGTAAAACATTAAAAATGGACTCTCTATCATATCCATTCACAATATTAGACCAAATCCATAGTTTCCATTCAGGAGTAAAAATTCTATTAATCATATTTTATTTTTTTATTTTTCTTTCGATTACATACACAGTATCACCTTTTTCATATGACCTGTACGATGTTATTTTCATTTCGGGGTTTTTTAGATACAATTTCCAATATGGAGTTGTTTGTAAAGTATTGTCACAACCAATTCCATGATATTCAACAGAATCAACAATACATGGGATTTTAGTGTCAGTATATTGTGTCTTGTACTTGCAAGACATTAATATTAGACCCAAAAAAATTACAAATGTTAGATTTTTCATATTCTAAATATAAATGATTTTTTTGATAAAACAAAATTAATCTTCACAGAAACAATTGTTTCTTGAAAGAGCGATTAACTTGATGTGTTTTAAACATTCATTGTCGGCCCTAACTACCGCACCACACAAATCGTTATTCACAACAGATTGAACGAAACTACCCCCAATGGGTCCAACCCCATCTCTTGTTCTCATTACCGATACAATGATGTTGATGATGTGTTCACTAACATCATCTTGTCCATACCTCTTTACGAAGTCTTTTGCTGCACTATATAATTTTTCTTCCATATTTTAAACATTCCATGATGCCAACATTTGTCCTATATCATCATTCCTGTCCCTACCGTCGGCTTTAAAATTATCATCATCCAGTGTAATATTTTTTGTGATTGTAATAATTCCTTTTTTTATCGCATCACATGGTTTTCTGTTACATGGACAAATTCTATATTCGAATGAGGTGTTAATACCACATCTCACACATTCATAATAATCTTTTGTGGTTGTTGTTATCATTATTAGAATTAGTTGTCAAACCAAAAGACAACTCTAAAACCATTCTCTTTAATCGTATACCTCTTTTGGTCATCATTTGTTATCCAAAATTCTTCTTTAAACCTATTGTCCATAGAGTCAACAAAATATTTTAAGTTCTCAACGATTTCTTCATTATCTGAATTATTGTACAGATAATCTTTGAGTTCTTTTAAGGTGTAGTAAGAAGCTGTATGGACCATATCACCTCTTTCATATTCCTTTCTTGTTGTCTCAGTCACATCCTCAGGTAAACCCCTTGGGTCCGCAATCGGGTCCATTGAACCTCTGACCTCCGCAAGAATTGAGAATAAATCATAATTTCTTCCCCAATAAAAAGCAACGTGGTCGTACTCCCTTTCGGAATCGTTCATTCCAAAATGTGGATTTATTTGCCAATGGTCAACATTGACCCATTTATTTTCACCATTTACTGAAGTGTATTTTTCCAAATACACATGAATATCACATCCCATGATTCAAATATAATTAATAATTTTTAAAATGTCAATTTAGTACTGAGATATCTTACCCAATTTAGTAACCTTGTTTCCCCTAAATTCTGAGTGTTCCTTTATTATGCCGTAAAAAGACACCTTTGAATTAATTGAAACGCTCTTATGTAAATTAGTTGTTAGGTATTCAGTATTAATTTCACCAAATTTAGAAAATATGTTACCATTTTTGTCAACCAAATCATAGACAGTTGTTGGCCCATAAAGACCATTCACGGTTCTAATATCGGTAACAGTTAGTTCAAAATAAATTTTCATACCAGGACTACCGACAAATTTACTCACCTTTAATTTGGATTCGTCAATGTCCCTTGATTTGTGGTTAACAAATGCATCAAAGTCGGTTACAAATCCTAAAGTGGTTTTGGCTCTTGTGTAAGCAACGTATTCTAAATTTTTTTCTTGTTCAATTTGCCATGGTAAGGTTGCAAATTTCGATGGAAATAATTCTGGGTGGATAATAAAAACCCTTTCTGATTCAAGACCTTTAGATTTATGTACGTTACTCAAGCATATTCCACTTTTTTTATCATCTGAAAAGATATCATCGATTTTCTTTACAACAATTGCGGGGTCATCTATCCCGTGGGATAACGCTTCTATTACTTGTATCTTTTCACCAAATAGAATTACTTGGTTATCCTCTAACGCTTCACTTCTTTTCATTGTGTGATTTGTCATTGTTTTTTCAATCAACTTTTCTTTGTCCTTAAGAAGACAACATATTACGTTTGTCATGTTATATTCTTCATTCTTCTTGTTGCAAGAAAGTATCATGGTTTTCAAAGACTTACCAATATCAGAACCAATTATATAAGATTTTTTACCTTCACTTAATAATTTGATACACAATGAGACAACCGGAAATGTATTTCTACACAAAACCATGTCCCCATCCATAATATCTTTATAGGAGAAGTTTTCAATTACTCTACCTGACCTATTTTTAGAATGAGCAATGATTGCTGGATTTATGTGTCGAACCAAATTTAAAATCTCAGGCGAGACTCTATATGTAAAAGACAATGGTAATTCAACCGTGTTTGGTAGTTCTTTCAATTTTTGATATGACTCATGGTCAGCACCTGCAAAACCATATATCGCTTGTTTAGGGTCACCTACAGCAATGAATCTACCACCATCAGGTTTCATTGCTTTTTGCATCAATAAACGGTGACAAGAATTCAAATCTTGACATTCGTCTATAAAAACAAAATCGTAATTATCTCCCGAATGGTTCAAAATGATTGGTAAAGAAATCATGTCGGTATAATCGAGAACCTTTAGATAAGACATACCCAATTTAGACAGATACCATGCGGCAGTGGATTCACCATCTTGATTGTTCACAGAATGAAACTCTGCAATTTTATTTATCTCACCAACACCAATTGGTTTGATATCAAAATTTACTAAATGTTGTCTCGATAAATTACACAGAGTTACAACATCGGTAACAAATTTATACCTGTCAATATTCTCACCTTGAACAGAATCATGGATGCCTTGAATGTACTTGTTTTGTTCTTCGTTGAATCCGTATTTGTCTAAACTATCGGGTTTTTCACCACTGTAAAAATTAATGATGTCCCAAAAAAGATTTCGATACTTTAAACTTTTTTCGTCAACACCACAATCATAGTTATTCCTCATGATTGTGTAACCGAAACCATGGACCGTTTTGACATCAATGTTCTTATTTTCGGGAATCCTTCTTTTTAATTCATCTCGTATACTAACATTGAATGCCAAAAACAATACTGATTTATCATCAGGTATTAAGTCCAAAGCTTTTAATAGTGTCGTCGTTTTACCACTACCAGCAACAGCAGAAACTACTGCGTTTCGAGTATCTTTTAAAATAAAATTGAAAATATCTTTTTGATATTTGCTGGGTGTAAATTTAGACATATTACTTTTCGATAAACATGTTTGTATTTGAAATTGGTACTCTTAAAACAGGAATATTTTTTTCATCTCCATCCAATTTCTTCATGACTTCATAGTAACCACTGTCACTTATTCTAACAGTTGGTGCATCTGTAATCATTTCTAATAATTTTGAAGATTCTTTTGGACCTTCGTAAAGCTTAACTTCTTTTGTTGTTGTGTTAAAAATTAATGTTTGCATTTTTATTTATTTTATGTTTAGTAAATATTTTTTAAATAATTCGTGCTCAACTGACACGCAGATTCTAGAATATGATGACCATAAGTCCTTATCGTGATAAACAAACTTATCAAGACCAACAGCACCGATTCTATGTTGAAATAAGTAATCTTCCGATTTATTTATAACCGCGAAGATACCTAATGGTTGACCACCTTGGTAAATTTCTTCAACCAGTAGGTTTTTCTCTTTTAGGTAATTTACATTCTTAAAGATATTATTAGTTGTTATATTTTTAAATTGTTCTAATGAACTTCTTCCTTCGGGTGTGGTTAAAACTTTCTCAATAATCATTTGAGATGGGGAACATACGGCATTGAATTCATAAAGTAAACGAATGTTTAATTCTGAATTAAAATCCTTGTCCTTACAAAAAATGAAACCCATTCTTAAACCCGATAAACCTACCCATTTTGAAAAAGATTCGGTGATAATAACATTATCAAGATGGGCAACTTTATCAAAGAAATCATCTTCATAAAATAACTTACGGTATGGTGAATCAAATATTATAATCGCACCTGTCATCGATATCTCATAAATCTTTCTGAAAAGAATGTTGTCATCTATTTTTACACCTGTAGGATTATTTGGGTCACAAATAAAAATACAAGATGATTCACTAAAATTGGATGCTTCTAAAGATTCTAATGATTCATAAAATGAAAAAGACTTTTGTCTAATTGTTGCCATTTTAGAATAAGAACCCCAATAAAATTTTGGGAAATAAATATTTTCTACATTTAATAATTGGATAACCAAATCTAACGCAGGCATACCACCTGGTGTGATTGCAATATTATTGATGAAATTAGGTGAATTTGCAAATGAAGGAAAATATTCTGAAACGATAGAATGTCTAAATGTTTCAATACCCAAGTTAGGTGCATATACTTGAAACTCTTTTGAGTTAAAATCAATTTGTTTCATAACTCCCGTCAAATCGATTTCCGTAACAGCGTTTACACCTCTATTTAATTCGAGATATGAATTACCTGATTCTTTTGCCGCCCTTTTAACTTTCTGACCAATCCCTACTATCGAAGAGAAGGTTGCATTCGATATATTTACTTTCATTATATTCTAAGTTAGTCTGTACTTACCACTAACAAAATATAATAAAAAGAAATCGTATTTCCAAAAATTAATAAAAAAAAATCCCCTTTCGGGGATTAAATTAATATGGATTTTCAAATGTCAACGAGTCTAAGGACTCATCTATTTTGGAATTATACCACCCATTTATCCAACATTTTGTGGTATCACCAATTTTGGCGGGTTTATTGGTTAGTATTGTGACACCATTTTCAAATGTTATATGATATTGATTTTGGAATATTTCTTCACAGGATACTACCGGTACAGGATACCACTCTTTTTCGCTCCTTGGTATAACTTCCTCACTTATTTCTTCCTCAACTATATTTTCATCTGTAATATAGTTATGTATCTTTTCTTTATTAAAATGAAGAATACCAGTGAAAATTATGACCGTTATAAACGCCAAAAGAATCCTGACTTGTTTTATATCCATGATTAAAATTTTTCTTTTAATTTTTCAGTTTGAATTATGTCTTTCAATAATTTAACATACCCTTCACCCGCTTCGGCGTAGGTATTTGATAAATACAAATAGTATTCATTTTCAGTATTAATCTGACCAAGGTATCGGCATTGGTAAAACGCATAATCATAAACAGATTGGTACCAGTTATCATAAAACGCGTGACCGTTTTGAGTTCCTTTGGCGGTGTTGATTCTAACTGTCGCCTGTTTCATACCAAACAGATTATTATTTTCCTTGAAAACTTGACTTTTGTAATGTCCCGTCTCAGCAATGGCTTGAGCCATAACAATATGTGGAAATTTAACGTTTAATCTTTTTAGTTCTGATACAAACTTATCCTCTGAAAATTTATTTTTTTCTTTTTCTAATGAAATTACGATTAATTCTTTTTCGTAACTGTCCAAACTTTTAAACCGTATAAAACGACCTAAAATAAATGAAGAGATTACCAAAACAATTACAACCGACAACGCGATTTTTACTTTTTTCCAATCCTTTTTCCAAAGGAGTAGAGAGTTATCATATTTGTAAAACATAATTTTAGTGTTTGAGTGTTAGACAATTATTGTTCCAAAATTTAACTTTTCGTAAAATGGTCCACGACCATTCTTGCACTTGAGTAGTTTGTAGCTAATGCCACTTCGTGCACATCACAAACCCTCATTAACATTTGTACATCAGGTTCGTGCGGGTGTTTATCCAATGGGTCCCTAAAAAATATAACCGCATCGATTTCTTTTCTCGAGACCATTGCAGCAATTTCCGCGTCTCCACCCATTGGTCCTGAATTGACTTGTTCAACCTTTGTAACACCAGCAAACATTATTCTTTTACCTGTCGTACCCGTTGCAACAATATCAACATCGGTTCGATTAAAAAAATCTAATCGTTTCATTACAAAGGCAACCATGTCCGCCTTCTTACCGTCGTGTGCTATGAGTGCTATTTTCATAATCAAAAAATAAACAACCTACCCCCAATCATAAACTGAGGTTTATCGGTTTGATAAAAACTTAAAGTTAAGTACAAGGGATATGATAATTTCAAATTTGCAGCGGTCTTCAATATAATTTGATTACCACCATCAACAGATAAACCCGCCCCACCTGTTAAAATTAACCATTTATAATCTTTATTTGTGTAAACGTAATTTAAAACAACATAAATTTCTTCAGGTCTACCATTGATTGTTAAAGTATTGGGGTTAAATAAATTTAATTCGGCCATCAATTTACCATAACCAATTCCAATAAAGGCATTTGTTTTTTCTTTGGAGAATTCGTAACCCGCGGAATAATATGATGAATTACCTCTAGGACCATAAGATAATCCATAATTGAATATTCTTTGGGGTACTCTTAACCCTTGTGCCCATGTGTTGTTCATCAACAGCATACAAAATATCATTAAGAATTTTTTCATTTTTTATGATTTACATACAAATATATTACTAGTATTTGAGATATCCAAATTTTTTTTCAAAAAAAAGAGGGACCGAAATCCCTCCTTACAAATTTAGATTTGATTGTAATTAAATTCTCCTCAAGGTGGCATTTTCATTGTCATAGGTTCCTCGTAAGATTTCTCTCGGTCCTTCCGACATCATTCCACTTGTCTCGTACGCCCTTTCTTCCACAACCGCTTCAACATCACGTTCAACTACCCATTCTCTCTCTTCTCTTATATCCACATTTCTCATATCCATATCAGCTTCACCCATTGGGGATTCCATATCCGTTGGTTCTGGTAGTACCTCCATTTTGGTAAACTCTTTCAGTAACACATCCTCTTTGATTCTATCTTCTTCAGTCAACAAAGAGTTGTTGGTTACTGGGTTTTCACTAACTTCATTTTTAATGACACCCAATATAAAATCAGGTAAACCACTTTCTAATGAATCGATACGAGAATCAATTTGATTCCAAAAAGAAAATTCAGGGTCTGAGTCGAGTGATTTAAAGCAACCAACTTTTAATCCTGTTAATTTATTAATCACATAAATAAGGATACCTCTTTTGGAGTATCTTAGGAAATAATCCGGGTTATTCTCAGACGACGTACACCATTTTGTTGATGACCCATATTTCTTTGAGGCGTAAAACGTTAAAGGTCTTAAAACAATCCACTCATCTGAAGTGAACAATGTGTGAATTTGTTTTTCCAAATCTTTCTCGAAAGCTTTAATCTCAGCGAGACTAGTCGCCGTCATTACATCGTCAAAAGATTTAAATTTAGATAAGTCATTATCTTGAATCAATCCTCTTTCATTGTAATCACAAAATTTTTGGAATGTTTTTAAATCTGAAAAATTAAAACTCTGTTCCAAAAATCTGTAAGAGCTAAAAATTTGAAATGGGGTCATTCCTTTAAAGTGGTCATCTGTAATTCCAAATTCTCTTTTTAGATTCTCACGAACTTCATTGACGTACATGTCTAAATGTTTCGTGTTTTTTGAAAGTCGAATTAAAAATTCGATGTACTTAGATTTACCCTCAGGGCAAAAGATTTGAAAGACATCAACCATATTTATGTTGTTGTCAGGATTTTGTTTTAGTTCTTTGATTCGTGACATATTGTTTTAATTTAGTTTATTAATAAAATTTACGTAACATTTGAACCACGTCCCAAGCGTCCTCAAGAGCGGTGTGAGCGACTTCTCCGTCAATTCCAGCACGTTCTTTACATTTTTTAAGACTTGGAATTGCGTTATCCTCATCCCATATACAATACAAAACGGAAGGGTCAATAATTCTTTGTCTGATTTTTATGAGTTTTTTCCACCACGGTAATTCTTCCAAGAACAATTTATCAAAGGTTCCAAAATTTTTACCGGCAACATTAATTGTAAGTGATGGTGTGTGATTGTTAAAAGCCGGTATCATTGTTCCATTGACATTTCTAACATGATTATTTAGAAATGATGAATTTGGGTAGATACCATTTAAGAATAAAAAGTCATAGAATTTTTGTGCCAGTTCATTTTCTTCCAAAAATACATAATCACTATGATGTTCCAAGTTTGCCCTATCCTCTTCGTTACCTTCTTTATATTCACCAATTAATGATATGATTTCTTTGTTCATGGAAATCGCTCTCGGTGAACCGGTAATTTGGTTTTGAAGTACGATGGCGTTAAACTTTGGTAATTTCTCGTATGGTAATTTATTAGTGGTGTCTTCTATGATAGCACCAAAAGACAACACACTATTGTTTAACGGTTCGAGACCTGAAGTCTCAATGTCTATTGATACATATATCATCGGTCAAGTGCTTTTACAACTACAACAATCATGATGACAATAAAGATGAGGGCAAACCCACCCCATAGTGGTGCGGTCACCCACCACCACGACCAATCAATAACACCAGTAAGTTTAAGTGTCATAAAAATTAAAAACATCAGACCGAAGAATCCCACTCCTCCTGATGACGAACTATTTTCTGCCATTAGTGTAAATTATATTTTTCTTTTAATATTTTGATTGTTTCTTCCGCGGAAGTATGAAGAATACCTTCACCACCGTTTTCATTCCAACCGTCTATAGTATCTTTCCTATCGTCGATTAATATTGTGTATGGAGCCGCGAAATCTTTTTTATGTTTAGCACTTCTTAATATTAAAGCAACACCGGGTAACTCCCTGTTTACCCATTCCATTTTCCCAATACGGGATTCAACTTGTCTTGATGGTGCAGATAAAAGGGTTGGATTATACTTGGAAATGTGTTCCCACAAAATGTGACCGTCAGGTTCAATCCATTTCAAATTGACCCAAAAATCATATCCCGCCTTTTCTATTGGTGCCCAAAATTGTGAGTCGTTACGATGTTCGTCTTTGTTCAAATCAATACCAGTAAGGTCTTTATAACCTTGGTTGAAATCTATTAAGACCCCATCTAAATCACAAAAAATAGTATACTTTGTCATTTGAAATACTTCTATGACAAGTATAAGAATAAATTTTTAAAATAAAAAATTTTAAAGAGTAATTTTAATAATCATCATTGTCAGAATCCTCAACAAAATCATTGTAGTAGGTGTCTTCCTCTTCTTCTGTGAGTTCTTCCCCCTCGAATTCATCTATCTCCAATTCAGCGTACAAGGCCTCGTAGACCATATCTTCTGTTAACCAAGTTGGTAATTCATCAACTTCGTTGTTTGGTTCATATGATTTAATATCAACCTCATTGTTATCCATAAATAAATTATCATCTTCATCTGAATCATCTTTATTTATGTATTCATAGGTTACGAATAATTCAAATTCCTCGTCAGTGTCTGGATGAAAAACAGTAATTACTCGAGTATTTAATCCTTTTTTGTTTGCCATTTTAATTATGAAATATTTATTATTATATGTTTAAGTATATATCTGAAATATTATCAAAATTCACACAGAGACAAAGAATTGTTGCTCTGTCAATTTTGTTATTTTCAATTATAATTATCTCGGTTGGACCCAAAATCACTGAGTCTTTAACATATAATGACGAAGAACTGAAATTAAGGATAGAATCCCAAAACAATCAGATTGTACAACTAAACAATAGAATTGATGAGTTAAACAACCAAGTAATAGAAAATCAAAGAGAGTGTACCAATGAAATGGTTAAAAGGGAAAATGAGATATTAACTATTATAAGTGATATTGAAAACTATACCAATAAAATGAAAAACGAGACAAGAGTAGTAAACTCAATGTCTCGTAAAACCTATAATATTAATGATGATAGTTCCGTAAGAGTGATGGCGATGCTTCCTGAATCATCTAACACCACCACTATTATTAATAATAAAAGGGATGAGAAATTAATTGGGATGATAAGGAACTTGAAGAAAAAAGTTAAGGACCAATAATTTACTTGGTTGCAATTATTTCACCGGTTTCAACATCAGTTACGTATATTTTTCCATCGTCACCTTTACCAATAGCCACAGTTCTTTTTAATTCTTGTTCATCTTCGTACTCCTGAGCACCTGGTAATTCCTCGGGCTGTGCTTGAGTATCGAAATCATCAAACTCAGCTTCGTTGATTGTTCTTTTTACAATATTTTCTAAATCTTTGATTGATAATTTAACTACTTTTTTCATTTTTTCTTTTATCTATAAATATCGTATGTAAACAAAAAACCCCTCTTTCGAGGGGTTCTTTTTATTTAATACCTATCATCGTATTATTTTTGTCACCTAACATGGTTTCGGGTAACTTCCCATTCCATTTATTAATCCATTCAAGTTGTAGGAGTAAAGGTGTAATTGTTTGTTGTTTCATCCGATTGGCTTCGGATTCCGCTTTAGCCGCGGTCAACATTGCTTGAGCATTACCATTGGCGGTTGCAATTTTAATCTTGGCTTGAGCTTCCGCAGTTTTTACCTCATTTTCCGCCCTTAACGCTGCTTGGACCGCATTGTTCTTGGCTTCAATGGACTTCTTAAATGTCTCAGGGTAAATCAAATTTGAGGTGAATTGGTTTATCACAAACCCTTCTTTTAAAAGTTGACTTTCCAATAGTTTACGAACCTCAACTTCAAACACCGCCCTATTCGAGATTAGTTCATCAGCAGTGTACTTATTTGTTGCTAAACGAAACGCGTCATATACTGCGGTCTTTAAAAATCCCTCCTCAATTTCAGGTAATGACCTACGATACTTTGAAAATATTGTGGGTACTTTTTCTCTTTGAACCGAATAGTTCATAATTGGGGATACTTGAAACTCAGAACCGTCTTTTGAGTTTACAACAAATGAATTATCAGATTCCTCAGTTTTCTTATACTCTTTGTGTTGAATATAGGTTGGGAATTCATAAATCTTTGTTGTGAAGGGGTTGTAGAATACCATACCTGTACATTCGGTGACATCATCAACACCCTTTCCATCACCATATAGATTTACTTTTACACCGACGTGACCGGCGTCAATTCTCTCACAAGAGAAAAACAATAAGGTTAGGATAATGAATCCTAAAATTCCGAAAATTAATCGTTTCAAAAATGGTTCCATAATTTATTTAGTTTGTTTTTTAATTTTAATTGTTGTTTTAGATTTTCTTTCTTTTTTGGTAACTTTCTTTGGATTATAATCCAATTCCGTCTCAGGTGTTTTATTTGGGTCCGGTGTGAAGAGTTCAAAAGGTTCATCATTAAAGTACATAAACCTAATATAAAAAACCGCAAACATTGCCGTACCCACCGAAAAAATCGCTGAGATTATGTTGATTATCGTATTTGCAACGGTTAATCCAGGAAAGATTAAAAATTGATAAGAAATTCCAATGAAGAAAAATACCAAAAAGGTAATCGTTGTTTTGGATTTTATAATATTGGTGAAGATTTTGTTTAACATGTTCATTAATTAAATTATATGAAATATTTTTTAAAGTAAAAAATTTAACCTACAACATTTTTCATGTCGTCATTGTGATGGTCTATATCCCCCAATTCAGAACCAATCGGAACCTTCAACATTGGATTTAAAACCTCATGTACAAAGTCATATGGTCTGAACTCAGGGTGTCCATCCATACCAACATCCATTCTTCTCCCACCACTAACTTTTAAGTGGTTAGGTAAATGACAGTGTCCGTGTAAATGGATTCTACCCTTTCTCAGATTGTTCCACGAACTGATAGGATAATGTAACATCTCGAATGAATGCCCTTGGTATTCAAGTCTATTGTAATGACTTACACTGGTAAATAAACTCTGACAATTCTCACGGTTTCTTTCAATGTGATGGTCATGGTTACCCAATAGGATGTGAATCTCTTGACAAACGATTCTATGTCTGAATTCCGCTATATTATCAAACCCACCGAATGACCAATCACCCAAGTGAATCAAAACATCATCCTGTCCAACAACCTCATTGATGTTGTTTACAATCGCGGCGTTCATCTTATCAAGAGTTGCGAAGTCTCTCGTTTGATTAACGGGAATACTACCGTCAGGCATTCTCCAATTAGTAATTCCTCTACATATATTAGTATGTGAGTAATGCGTGTCAGACGTTATCCAAACTTTTCTATTGTTATCTATTCTTAACATATTAACTAAAATCAACTGATGTACTCACACGAAGTCCATCGATTATTAAATCATCATATTTTTCGTTGTCCATCCAAAACATTCCGTGGCCTTTCGACCTTTGGTCTCTCCTGTATTCTTCATTTACAACCCAACCATCTGGTTGACCCCACTCAAGAGCCATGGTGATAAACTCTTCAACATTCCATTCTTCACCATATTCATCCACAATTCTTCCTGAACGAATAAATGAAAGTAGTTCTTCTTTATTTGAATAATGTTTATTATTATGAAAATTCCAACAAAACTTCCACCCACCACTTCTTTTACCTAAATGAATTGATGTACCATCTCTGAATATGTCCCAAGGGCTAACTATCTCCCAAGATTCTTTAAATGGGTCAATAAAGGGAAATCCACGTTCAATATCACTAGGTGACATTGTCATCTTTTCTATATCTCTTTGGAGACGTGATTTACGTGACTCCATTTCCTCTGCGGTCGGTATACGATAATAATTTGTACCCATTTTAAAATTAATATGGGCCAAATATATGAAATAATTTTGGATATACCAAAATATTGCAAAAAAAAATCCCGATTTCTCGGGATTTAATTTGGTTTTAATTTATTTGACCACTTTTTGAACTATTCGACTCACCAATTTATTTTTTATTGATTCGTTAAGTTCATTTTGGTTTGGACCCCCAACTTGGTATCTTTTTACTGTTGCGCTTTTAAGATTGTCTTTTGGATTTAATGATAAAATCTGTGTTTTTAAATCATTAATAACTTCCATTAACGCATCCACAACTTGTTTATCGTTCATTACCGTATAATTATCATTGAATGTTGTTCCAGGTCTAAGTTGTGCGGTTGCAGATGATTGAATTAATTTATCATCGAGAAACCCACCTTTTAATCCACTTTCGCTTTCAAGTTTTTTACCTAACTTGGTTTGAGCTCTAGCGGTCCACGCAAAACTATTTTCACCAATTAATTCTCCTTTAAGTTCAAAATCCATTCTAACTGTAACGTCTATGTTTTTTTCCTCAAGACCATATGCGTCTAACATATATTTTGGTGTTTTACCAGCATATTGTTTCAACATTTTTTTGTCTGCTCTCCAGTTATTGTAATTTTTATTGTACTGACGAGCCATATAAAATGTTTTCATTTCATCAGTATCTTTACCCTGAACTCGAGCCACTGCCGATAATAAAAAATCCCTTACTGTTGGGTAAGCATTATAGTTATGTGTTGAGTATTCAATTAATTGATTTGTAAATTTACCATATTGGTCGACATTCTTTCTATCTCTAGCAACCACAGCAGGAATACTTCTTTTGTTAAGTTCTTGAACAAACGATTCGTCTTCAAAAGTATTTGCAATGATTGTGAATAGTCTTCTCTTAATTGTTTCTTGTTCTTTATATGTGTCACCTGTGGGTTTATATCCACCCTCAACATATTTTTCAATAGGTCTATGGTACTTTCCTCTCTTACAAGCGGCTAATTGTGGTTCTAAATTGTGGAGTTCTTTGATTTTTTCTAAGAATTCTTTGTTTGCATTTTTAAACGCTTCAAGTTCCTGACAATCTAATGGTACCACTAATATCTCACCACCCTCTTGTAAGGTGGGGTTTGCAATCCAATAATCAGGGATATCTGTGTCATTATCTTCTTTGAAGAAAGGTTTATATTTTACTAGTTTACCTTTGTCATCCCTGACACCCTTTTGTTTGTATGCCATTTCCTCCACATCAGAGATATAAGATTCAGAAATGATACGTCTTAAATATTTTTCGGTTAATTTATCCATAGAAATAATTCTTTACATATAAATACAACCAAAAACAGAATTGTTAATACTTATCGGACAATCTTCTGACTTTTTCACCCAATTCCATATCGTTTGGTGTATCCCTAATTAAATCAATTGGAACACATAAGTTTTTAGTCTCATCGGAACGATTACATTTCTCACACAATTGACCTAATCCCTCAACGTAACCGTATCTCAAATCAATATGAGTTTCAAATTCATATGGTGTCTCAACACCACAAATTACACAGGTATCTTTTGCCATAACTTTTTGTTTTATGAAAAGATATGAAAGAAAAAGAAAAAGTAAAATTAATTTTTTACGCTAAAGATTTGATTTTTGGACTGGCACCTCTTTCGTAACCATCTACAACTTTGGCAACCAAAGTACCAGTACCCCAAGTCTTAAGTGATTCACACTTAGCAATTTCCGCAGCACCAATATCATTTACCAAACCATCAACAATACAAGTATAAAGACCATTTCTCAATGTTTTGATGGTTGCTTTCATACCGTCTTCTAAAGATTTGTAATTTTTAACACCAACACTATTTGCGTTAGTGGAACCCGGTAAATCCCATGTGGTATTAAATGGATTATATTTTCCACCCGAACCTTCTGACTGTCTCCAAGCGTATAAGAATTTTAAGTTTTCCTCACTTTCGGGTGCACCTAAATTTTCAAGTAGTTTTTTATAAAAATTGATGTCCGTTAAACCGTCAACATTGATTTGTGAATTTTTAGCCGCTTGGTCAAGGTATTGTTTTAACTCTTCGGATTTAACACCTTTAGCTTTTAATAATTCCAATAACTTATTTAACATTTCAGGTGTGGCATTTTCAGAAGTACCACTACTAGAAGATGATTTACCACCATATTGTAAATGAAAATGACCACCAGTTGCGGCTTTGGTTGGATTGGTGTATTCATCTATGTATGAAAAATTACCATCACTACTTTTTGTTGAGTTGAGTAATTTTATAAAATCGGAAGCGTTTTTTGAATTATATGGATTTAAAACCAAATCAATTGCATTTCCTTTGGTGTGTTGACTTACGTAATTTAAATTATGGTGGAATTTATCGTTACCTGCGGTTATGGTAACCTCAACATCAGGATTACTTTGACTGTACTTGTCAAGAATTTGACTAACAATATCTGTGAGTTTGTCATTAATAGAACCACCACTGGTTAACTCATTACCTTTTTCGGTGTAACCTAAATCATCTAATTTATCTCTTAATGAATCGGCACTTTCTTTGATTACAGAATTATCTGATTTGAATTTTCTAACAGCACTTGCGGTTTCAGGACCAAATAAACCATCAACACCAAATTTAGGTAACTCATAACCCAAGAGTATTAAACCAATTTGCATAGTTTCGACACCTTTTTGATATTCCATAGAACCTCTTGGTTGTTCTGATAACCCACCCTGAGCTGCGGTATCTTCTAATGTCTTATAAAATTCTGCAACGTCAGGTGAAACTAAGTCCGCCTTTTTGGGGTCGTCTATTTTTTTTTCGTCTTTTTTACCTAACCCAATTTTACCCAATAAATCATCGATAAAATTTTCATTTACCATTGATTTACCGTAGGTAATTTCATGGATTCGTTGTAATTCTTCTTGTAGTGTGGGTTTTTTCATTAAAACAATTCTATACTTAAATAAATATCCCTACGTTTAGAAACGGTGTAATTAAGTAAGGTAATCGATAATCTTTTGTTTTATACCAGATTGTTTGATACCTAAAGTAGATGATGGAGTTAATACAAAATTATCTAAACCCCAATCTTTCCAGTCCTCTCCATTTTTACCCATATCCAAATCATCAACAGAAACCCAATGAGTAACTTCAGGGTGGTCGTGTAAAAATTGTTTAATCTCGATAACGCGAGTCATCTCCAAATCCCATCTCGGTGACCAAACCCATACTTTATCATTATACCAATTACACTGACCTAAATTAGGTGTGAGAGCGATTGGTTTTTTAGAGATACCTTTTGATTCGTAGTATTCACCCATTTCTTCGAGATTTGCCCACCTCTTCCAATCAGATGACGTTACAATTTCCGCACCTGTTTTTTCGATGATTTGGTTTAATACCTTAACCGCTTTTTGATTGAAATTATCAAATCGGTATTCTAGTGGCATTTCTGATGTTGTCATAGATAATTTACGACCACCCCATTTTTCTTGTTTCTTGAATCGACCACCCCATTCTGACGACAAACAAATTACACCGTCGTGGTCTAAAAATATAACTTTCATTTATTGAATCTTTTAAATATTTTAATAAAGTCTGACGAATATTTTTCATAGACAGAATCTTTCCATTCATGATGTTTACCTGTTGACATGTATGCTTGAATCTCGTCATCAATAATCGTTTTGTCGTCAGAATATCCACCTTTAATTAAAACTTTTTTCAAATGTTCATAATCTCTATGATTAATATCTCCAATTAAATAATCGACCTCAACTTTGTATTGTGGGTTTGTATAATAAAATCCGTGAGCTATTTCATGATTCATTACACCACTTTTTACTTTATCAGCGCCGATAAGATACCAAGAATGTTGTTCACCACGATTCTTTATTCTACACTCTCTTTCACAGTATTCAATAATTTCATACATAGTATAATCATATTGGGTTCGAGGTAAACCAAACGTATTTTTTGCCTCTAAAAGAACTTTCGAGGGTATATTATAACCAGTCCAATCGCTTGGATACGTAAAATGAGGTTTTTTATTTGTATCAATGTACAACTTCATGTATTGTTCTAAAGTGAAAAACTTACCTCTAATCTGTGGGTATGGAGATTCGTAAAATTCTTGGTATCTACAAAACAAGCTAGACCTATCATATTGGTTTTTAACGATAACAGCAAATATGAAAGGTTTTATTTCTCTCACTTCACCTTCAATTAATGAATTTGAAATACGCATCATTTTAAGATTTTTTAGTAAATATAACTATTTTTTTTCAAATTATCACTATATTTGACTTGTGAATATATTCTTTCTTGATAAAGATGTAAAAAAATGTGCCGAATATCATTGCGACAAACACGTTGTGAAAATGATATTGGAAACTGCACAACTTTTGTGTGGGGCTCATCACATGACCGAACAAGTAACCGGTCAAGTACCGTACAAGTTGTCACATAAAAATCACCCGTGTTCAATATGGGTAAGAGAATCCTTGACAAACTATCTAATACTCTGTGAATTGGGTTTAGAACTTTGTAAAGAGTACACTTACCGTTATGGTAAACGTCATAAATCTCAAGAAGTTATTGAGTGGTGTGTCACAAATAAATTAAAAATTTGTGACAAAGGTTTGACTACACCACCAAAAGCAATGCCAATAGAGTATAAAACAGATTGTGTGATTGAATCTTACAGAAACTACTACAGGGGTGCAAAATCAAAATTCACAACATGGAAAAATAGAGATGTACCTCCTTGGTTTTAGTAGAAATTTTGTTCGGTATGTTGTTTATTATCGTCCCAAGTATAATCATTATCTGATTCATAATTCTCCTGAATTATTTCATCATTTACAATTGGGTTATCTTCTTTAATGACCTGATTATTAATTTCTTTTGGACTTTTCATGAAAATAAATATTAAGGTCCGACAAAATATTTTGACCTCCAAAATTGATACCATTTTCTCTTTTGGATTGGTTTACATTTTGAGAACGGATTGTCCCCAAAATTTACTCTTCCTTGATATCTTGAAGATAAAACATTTAAAAATATTTCATGGTATTCAGGTGGTATAGTATTAAAGTCTGCCTTTATTTCAACTCGTAAAGAAACTGGTCCCTCATCGTGTTGAACTACCAAATAATCATTTAGGGTGATTATTGTTGATTTTCTAATATTAATCCATTCACCACTAATACCAATATCCTGATTGTTTTCATTTGATGGGTCAACAACTATCATCTCTTCTTCTTTTTGTGGTTCGACTTTTTGTTTTGTCTTATTCTGTCTCATTTGATAATATGTGGTCAAATTCTTCGGCAGCTTTTGGGTTTCTTTCATAGAACATATCATACGCCATCGCGAACCTATTATATTCAGTTTCAAATAAAAATAGATAGGTTTGTAAACTATCCATTTCCTGTTTGGTTCTTGATAGTTCCGTTTTTAATTTATTTTCTCTATGTATGGATTTTTGGAGAAGAATACCCATAGAGATGGCAAACAACATGGTGAGTACCAAATAAAATTTGATATCTTGAATGAATTTCATGGTTAATACAATTTAAAAGATTTCTTCCGCGATACCGAGTATCTCCGCCACAAAAAATAAAATTGCCGCAGTTTCTAAATTGGTAAAAAATAAGAAATAACAAGCCACGATTCTCAAACCTGACTTGGCCAAACTTATATTGAAGTGAGAATTAGATTTTGATTCTTTTGGTTCCATGATTAAGGGGTTTTACCAACCAAATATAGAAAAGAAAAATTTGATTTCCAAAAAAATCCTAAAATTATTTTGAAATATATTCATATTTTTCTTTAGTCCATGTCATATTGGAATATTTCATCATTTTTTTTGATATTTCATTTATTGCGGGATTGAAATAAGACTCAACAGGACTATTGGCCTTACCAAAAGACATTATCAAACTACCTTTTTTATATTCTAAATTAATCTTTGTTCGATTACATTTCATGGAAAGATAGATATAGACCACACCTTTGCTGAATTGTTTAGACATACAATTTTTCATCATAAATCCTTCAGTGAAAAAATCCTCTTCGGTTTTGAGTATTTTGGTTTGAAAAACTTTATTGTCAATTATAATGTCAGATTCTATTTCATTTATGAACTCCTCATTAAATGAATATCTTGTTTTGTAACCCCTTTTAAAATGATTTTTTATGTTTTCAAATTTATTTAAAAGTAATTCTACAGAGTCGGAATCGCTCGCATTAAATTTACAGGGGATATTTTTGGATTCTATGAATTCTCGAAGATTCATTAATTTGTTCACCAACTCAACAAAATTATCTTTATATAGGTTTGTGGTTTCCCAATCATTAATAACCTTGACCATCATGGATTTTTCTTTATCATTTTTCAAAGTGTGGAATTTTCTGAAATTAGAATTACGTTTTACAATGTCGTGCCACTTAGTTTGTCTTAAATAATCAACGTAACCATCACCAAAAAGTTTACATAGAAAGCTTAGACTTTTAATATTCACATCAAAGTTTTGTGGTTTATTTAATTCAGCAATCAAGTACTTTGATTTAATTCCATACGAATCTAAAATAGAAGGTAAAAATTTATTATCATTTAATTTTAACCATTTTTTCTGTGGATACTCTTGTTGAATTGTGGTGTAAACAGTATCATGGTATTTTATATTTTTCTTTGATAAATGAAAATCAACTAACAAATCATATAGTGGATTAATATAGCATTTCTCTTGATAATTCTTTTCAATATTAAAATTTGACTCAGATTGTATTTTGGATATTAAAATATTAATAATGTCCTGAATTGATTTATTATACCTTTTACCCCAATAATCTTTTCTCTTTTCACCCTTGTACATGCCGTTTTCTATTAGTGCAAGTATTGAATCAAAATTATTCTTCTTTCTATTATTTTTACTTCTACCTTTATCACCTTCACTCACTGAATAGTTTGATAATTGGTAGTAAGTATTTATGTCCCCGTTTTTTAAATTAACCGTGAACCCGTGATGGATGGTAAGGATGTTTTTTATTCCGTATCGTAAATAATCGAAAGAAAAATCCGCGATATAGTGTATCAAACTATCATATTGATACAACTGTAATTCACAAATCGAAACCGAATTGTTCGTTTTGGATTTTTTGTTTTGATAATGTCTAAGTAACAAATCCATGTATAAAATATACATGGACTAAATTTAATTATGTAGTATTAAAACTCTATGTCACCATTCATCAGTTGTTCAAATAAATCAGGTTCTCTTTGGTTGACTTCCTTCCCATTTATTTTAACTTTCACCTTTTTAATATCAATGTGGTTCAATAATCTTTGTGACGCAAATTTTCTAACTCTTTGTTTTAATATTTCTAATGATTCACCAAAATACTCAGGTGGTAACTTATTACAAAAATGTCTCTCCTGAATACAGTCACCTGTTTTTTTGTTAAACTCACATGTTACTCTATCTGAACCACCGTTGGTCCTCAATGAAATTATCATTGATGATTCTTTGTTTGCGTAACTGGCAACACAGTGGTGCATAAATGTACCCTCTTCCGAATATTCTTCTTCTCTCTTTAATATCACAGGAGAAAAAATATGATTGTCGTTCTCAAATCGAGTCTTTATTTGTTCCTCCACTAATCTCACCATTCTGTTGTCATATTGATATTCGATTGACCAACCCTTTTTGATTAATGAACATGTCTTGGATAGTTCAATGTGCTCTGTATGAAAGTCCGTGTAATTTGTTGCCCTCATTTTTATGTTAGGGTCAAATTCACGAATCTTTTCAATCATATCGAAGTGGTCTTTTATCAAAGTGTATATACCTCGAGTAACCGACGATACTGAATGGTCTCCTGCCGGTTTGGGAATCAGGGAATTTAAAATTTTAATGATATTTTCCCTATCAACATTATCAATAAACAGGTGTCGGTGGTGATTTTTAGCACCTCTCAATTCAAGCGGTACCATAGAATGTGCATTACCATTATCTACCATAAAAAGATTAAAACATTCACTTTTCAAAGAACCGAGGTATTTTGGATAATCCTTTCCAAGTAAATCACACATACATGAAAACTCTTGTAAATTTAATTTTGGATTTTCATGGAAAAGTTTCAAGGTAAATTTTGAATTTATTCCGTAACTATCCAAAATAGATTGCATTAATTTTCTCTGATTCTTTTTAAGGTATTTTTCAGTTGGGTAATGTATTTTAATAAGTGGTACAAAGTCGTTTGGTGTTTTTATTTTTTTCTTTTCCGCAAAGAATTCAATAAAACTAGTTATAAAAAAATGTTTATCAAATAAGTTTCCAACGTTAGTAGGTAAGTTTGGAATGTGATTTTTAATAACATTTACAAATTCGTGTTCATTAAATGTGTCATCAAATTCCTTAGCGATTTTAAGATTGTTACTAAACTCTTTTTTTAAATTGAAAAGACTGTTTGAACCCAACAAGATTTCTAACGTAGTAAATGAATTTTTTCTAAATCTTTTGGATTTTATCTTTCCAAAATTCATATCCCCAATCGTAAAATCTCCCTTCTGTAAATCAATTGTTAACGTCATTACCTTGGAAGATTTACGGAAATATTTCCAATTAAAATCACGATATCTGGTATTCTTGTAACACCTTATGTAAAGTTTACCTTCTCTAAGTTCTATTGTTCTTTCAAATGTTACAATTTGTATTGATGAGAAAGGATTCCCATAATGTCTTTTTAAATGTTTTTCACTTGTTGTGTAACAAGGTTCTTTTGTCAATTTTATGAAAGAAACGTATTCTTTTTCTTTTTCACCATAAAAATATTTTGTCCTCGCACCCTTTGATGGTCTTGGTTCCAATTTTATGGTTTCAAATTTGGTATCCCTATTTACAACGGGCTCAAGTGTCTTAACCTGTTCAGTAAATAAAAAATCATCATCCAGTTCTTTACCATCAGATACAACAATTGGTATTGGTCTATCTTCAGACAACATACAATTATCCCTAACTAAATCTATTCTGAAATAAGAAAATCTTTGTTTGATGAGTTGCATTTTTGATATTTTTTACAAATATACCACTTTTTTAATGATATCCATATTTATTTTTATAAAATTATTAACATGGCAGCAGGAAAAAGTTCAAAAGGTAAATCATCAAACGCATCTATAAAGGTGAATTTTGGTAAAAGAAGATTAGGTAAAGCTAAAAAATCTTTTAATAAACACGATAAAAGTGAGAAAAACTACCGTGGACAGGGTAGGAGAACTAATTAAAAAATACTCCCCAATAACCCAATTAAAGTATAAGATAACTTATACCCTGTGAACGCACCCAATGCCGAAGGGATTGGGAAAACTATCAACTTACCTAAATCTGTAACGTACTTTGGTCGATTAACTATCCGACCCATGTAATAATAGTAGACAATATAACCGATAAGAACAGCAAAGTCGGTTCTTGTTGCAATAAAAACAACAAGTGTCGCTCCGATGAAACCGAAAGTAAAATTGTCTCTAATTCCTTCCCATATCTCATAAGTTGTAGCATTTTTATATTCTTTTACGATTTTACGGAGCTTCACTTGTTGTTATTTTATGTTATTACTTATCAGAATTCAAGTTACCTTGAATTGACCATGTGAAATCTAATTTAACATCATTCTTAAATAACGATGTGTCCATCATATCAATGTATTGATTTGTGGTGTATCCATTCTTACCCGTCATAGTCGACAATGCGTGACATGACATACAGTTTGTTTGCATTCCATACACAAAATCAGGTCTGAATTTGTTTTGTAAACTGAAAACTTTTGGACCAAATCCACCCTCTAAATAAGGATTGAAAGCAAGTATCGGTCTAGCGTTGTTGTCAGAACCGCCACTCACAGGTTGATTCGGCCAAACCATTGCGTATGCTGTACTAACTGCGTAGTGTGAAGCGGCGCCTTTAAGTTCTTTAGGTCTAAGACCTGCTTCAAATTTAGAACTTGGTGAAGGAGGGTTAGACGGGTCAGGGCACCAAAAATAAGTTTGCCATGTCCAATTTTTAAATTCTTTTGTTGTTACGTGCATGGCTACCAACAACACATAGTCACCTTCGATAAATTGTCTACTTGGTGTAGTTCCAACGTCTTGGTGACTATTGAGATAGTCCGCACCTACTCTATCAATTTTATAATTAATAAAATCATTTACGTTACAGGTCGCATCTTTAATTTGTTCCTCTGTGGGATTTGATGTTGTTACAGGTACTAACTTTTTATTCGGTTCCTGTTTATTATTAACATCGGCGTAAACCCATTGTTGCCATTCATTATATCTATACGCTTTGGCCGGATTTGGTGATACCCAAACAGGTACTCTAATCAAACCGTTTTTACTTGGTACACCAGCATAATATGTTGGTTTGGTGGTGATTGAAGTATTAGGAAATTCAGGTACCGCACCAATTCCATCTTTTACCAAATATTTGTTCAATGACGATTGATTAAATAATTTGTTTGATGTTGCAAAATGTGCCGCAGATGGGTCATAAGAAACTGTTTCCAACACAGTGAAGTTTGTGTCAATCTTTTGTCCCGCGAAAAGTTTACCATGTACAAATTGTTTCGGGATGTTAAGTTCAGTTCTGTTTGATTTTTCCATTGAACTTGAAACTTGACCCTGTGCAGACATTGCAGATAGTTCTTGAACACCCATCCAAGTTTCAAAAACCAACAATGTTTGACCATTGTATTTTTGTTTTGTTGGTTGAGTAAGTCCAGCCCAAATACCCCACGCGTGATTTACAATACTGGTTGTATCTTGATTCTCTAACCATCCGTAAATTTTCGTAGAGTCTTCAGGAAAATTGAATCCCGAAATACCTAAGTCCGTTGGGAACTCTTGTGGTTTAATTGTTTTACTCGTGTCAGAACATGAGTATACGATTGTAAACAATCCTAAAATTAATAATAGTGTTTTTGTAATTTTCATTTTTTTATTTGTTTTTATTTTTATTTTCTATAACTATGAACTTATTTATTTCGTGAAGAACTTCGGCAGTATCATATCTTACACTATAAACCACGTCCCATATTGTTCTATCATTATAAGAAGGGTGTAATCTTGATTGGGCCCATTTTTTGGCTTTATTAAAATCCTCTACTGACCATTTTACTGGTTCAACTATTGTTGGGGAATTTAAACGCCTAAGTTTCATCAATAGCAGTTTTAAAAATTTAATCATCTATATTTTTCAATTATCTGTTATGTTTTGGTGTATAACCAATAACCAATTGATAACTAAACCAACCAATTATTAATTCATAATCACCATTTAACCAACTGTTATATGTTATTTTAACATATGGTAAAATATAAGATTGATATACAACTTTGTCAATACTTATTTTCATAGTTTAATTACTTAAGGGTGCTTTAATCGATGGGTGTGATTGATAATTTTCGATTTGAAAATCCTTATTTTCCAAATGAGTTATTAAAGATGAGTCTTCAGATAATGATTTATAAAATTCATCGGTCTTCATATGTTTTAGTTTGGGTAATTTATAAGGTTCTCTTGTGTATCGTGGTATTTTATATATCTCATAATATTCAGACATACCTCCACCAAATGGTGCTAAGTCTTTCAACGCACTTTTATAACCATTAGGACCCATCGCCTCTTTTAACATACCTTCTCTCTCTTCATGTGTATACTTTCTACCGATTTGTTCTCTTGCTTGTTCAACATGGTTACTATACAAATGAGTATCACCTAAATTACCAATCAACTCATCAGGTACCATATTTACTTCTTTAGCAATAATCTCAAGTAACAAACCGTAAGAAGCAATATTGAATGGTAGACCTAAGAATGTGTCTACTGAGCGTTGATTCCACATTAAAGAGATTGCTCGTTTAGGAACTCTTAAACTATCCATGTGAACATCGTGATAATCACTACTTTGATTTAAAGGGTCTTTTGTTGAGTTATAATAATTAATCCTTTCATCTAAACTCAACTCTCTCGTATAAACTTGAAATCCATAATGACAAGGTGGAAGAACCATTTGGTCCAGCTCTCCAACATTCCAAGCATTGACCATTAATCGTCTTGAGTCTGGATTTGTTTTAAGGTCGTTGATTAGGTTTGTGATTTGGTCTATTGAATTGTTTTGGTATTCTATTTTGACACCATACTTGGTAACATCTTCACCGATTTCAATTGCTTTTAGTACTCTGTGTTGGTCAGAACCTTTTACATCCTTTAAGTCGTAATTAGTCACATTCTTTCTACCCCATCTTCTCCATTGCTTACCATACACAGGTCCGAGGTCACCCCACTTCTTAGCAAACTCATCATCGGTTTTTATTTTGTTGATGAATTCTTCTTTTGTTAATCGAAATCCTAACTCTAACATTTTTTCTTTTGACATATTAGGTAAGATTTTGGCATCTTCAATTAGATAGTTCTTATACGCATCACCATCCCAAATATGACAATTGTTATCAACAAGGAACTTGATGTTTGTATCACCACGAAGGAACCATAACAATTCGGTTACCATCGTCTTCCACGCCATTTTCTTGGTTGTAAGTAATGGAAACCCATCGGACATTTTATGACGGATTGTATAACCAAAAATAGATTTGGTTCCTGTACCTGTACGGTCTTTCTTTTCTACCCCATAATCTATAATAGTTTGGAGTAAGTCTGTGTATTGTTTATCTAATTTGTTCATTACTCAAATGTTTGAATTTTTGCGTCTACTTCTTTTAATTCAGACCACGTTCCAAGATACGTAATCGCTCTGACTTTTCTATTATCAATCCACACATATTCTTGGTCATCTTTGATTCTTGGTTTGTCCATAACCAATCCGTGATATTTAAAACCTTTTTCTTTTAACCATGTTTCGGTTACTTCACGGTCTTTACTTTCACGAGCGGTAAAAAATGTAATTACATTTCCCTCATCGTACCATTTGTTGATGATACCCAACGCGTTTGGGTAATGGTTAGCTGTCGGATAAAGATGTGAATCTTCATTTTTAATGTCGTCACAAATTGTCCCATCAATATCAATCAGAAAAACCCGACTAACCATTTTTTGCGTTATTATGATGTCAGCAATTGTACTATGAAAAATATCATCGTACATTACTTGACAATTTGTTTTTAAAACATACTCGACTTCATCACCGTCTTTTACATCATATTTTCCGCTTTTTATTTTTTCTAAAGTTTCTTTTGATGCTTCAAAATTCTTTGATGAATCTTCAGAAACAATAAACCATCCTTCGACACTGTTAATAAGTTCGTCAGATTTTTTTTGATATATTAATTTACCTTTCATTTCTAACCCATTTTCTATCTGAATTTAATGTAAAAGCACCAATAAAATCGTCACCCCGATTCCAATCTTTTGGTGATAATAATGATAATGTATTTACACCATTAAAATTATATAAGTAATATGTTTCACCAACAATTGGGTCAAAAGAAATTTTTGATTCCCAAACCATTATTGAATCCACATACTCTCTTTGAAGTTTTTCTATTGATTGAATGATTTCTTCTCTTTGACGATTAAAGACATCAATCATTTTTTTTGAGGACTCTTTTTTTACGAGACCCACATTAGGTAATTCAAATTTTGGCGAACCGATACTGGTAGGATAATGCTTTCTATTAGCGTCGTACCCATTTGTTTCATCCCAAACAACAATATCAGGTTTCTTTTTATTCATCCTCCAAACCGTCCATTAAAGTTACGTCCCAATCTGAAAAATCGTCACCTAATTCCATACCCAATTTCAAATTTTCCAAAAAATTTTTTTCCCATTCCTCATAAGAAAGATTTGAGTTGGGATTTTGTTTAATGTAAATTTTATATTGTCTTTTAAGGGTTGACATCGTTTTGTTCAGAATCTCTTATGTCAATTAATTTTTGAATTCTACTCCTACCTTTTTCACCAATTGGTACCGGATTACCTTCTTCATCAATCCTAACAAACCTTATGTTTGTTTTCAAGATGACAATTTGGTTACCTGTGTAAACATTATGTGCTCTTGCTTCCATATACAAGGTAACTGAAGTATTCCCTAATTTACTTGGTGACCCGTAAATTTTAATCAACTGACCCTCTTTGGCTGGTTTTTCAAAAAAACATTTATCAATTGATACGGTAACTAATCTTGGTGAATCACACAATTGCATGGAGTATCCCGCAGCCGCCGCGTCAATCCACGCTAAAAGTTTTCCACCGAATAAATTTCCGTGGAATCCTAAATCCGACTTTTTTATGGGGTGTGAATTCAAAAATTCCATTACTCAAAAGTTATTTGTTCTCTAATAATGTATTCTTTTAATGCGTTTTCCGCTTCTATTTTAGTTGCAAAAACCCCAATAGTTTGGTCAAATTCTGTTGGGTCGGACACACCAAATTGTCCGTTTAATGTTTCATAAATGAACGTATCTAAAATTTGTTGACTTACCATAATTAATTTATATTTCTTGATTTTTATTTGATTCCGATTCTTGATTTATTGATTCAGAATTTTTAGTCTCTTGCATTTTCTTAAATAAATTCATCAATGTGGACTCTTCTCTCTTTAATCTTTGATTACGAGCTTGAACTTTTTTTCTATGTTCTTTGTCTTTTTTTCCCATGGTATTTTATTCTTCTTCATCTTTTCGATAACTTTCCAAGAGTTCCTCCCCTGAAAGTGTACCGTATTTATTTACAATTTTTTCGGTGTCTATTTCAACATTCATCATGTGATGAACATTATTTAATTCTTCGGCTAATGATAAACTATCACTAATCACTTTAACGATTTTATATGGGTCCGCGTGTGATGCTGGTCTCCTGTCTTCAAGATAACCCTTCCATGTCTCACCAACGGATTTTGGTACACGGATAGATGCACCTCTGTCTGAGACACCCCAACTAAATTTATCAATAGATTGTGTCTCAAAATGACCTGTTAATCTCAAATGGTTATCAGAACCATAAGAGTCAATATGTTCTTGTGTTCTTGATTCAAAAGACCTAAAAATTGCATTGAAGTATTGTTCACCACCCTCTTCTCTCATTTTTTGATTTGAGAAATTTGTATGTAAACCTGAACCGTTCCATTCTCCGTGGGTCATCGGTTTGGGATGTAACTCAATAGAACGACCATATTTCTCAGCAATTTTATGTAAAAAATATCTACTCATCCATAAATCATCAGAAGCGGCAATTTTACCTGTTGCAAAAATTTGGTATTCCCATTGACCTAATGCAACCTCTGAATTGGTTCCCTCCACATTGATGTCATATTTTAAACACATGTTCAAATGTTCATCAGAAATATTTCGACCAACAATATGTCCACCTACACCACAATAATAAATTCCTTGACCGTCAATGATACCATTTCTTTCAAATCCAAGAATTGGATTATTATGTGAAGAACGAATAAAATATTCCTGTTCAAATCCAACCCAAAAATTTACATCTTCCTCACCTACTTTTGCTCTATGATTTGATGGATGAATTTCATTATTACCATCTAAAACCTCACATAATACATATACTGTATCAAGTGAACTATTTGTATGATATAATTTTACTGGCTTAAGATAACAATCTGAAAAGTTACCTTCCGCTTGTTTAGTTGAGCTTCCGTCAAACCCCCAATTGGGGATGTGTTTCAATTCAAATGGTGCCGGTAGGTCCACAATTTTTATTTTACTTCTGAGATTTGGCTCAGGGGAATACCCATCAAGCCATACGTATTCTACTTTTGTTTTCATTTTTTATAATATATGTTTTTCTGTATCTGAATACCGACCATAAAAATTAAGAATCTCAAAGCCAAACCCCAGCTTGGTGAGGTTGCACCGGTTTCAAAAAACGTGTCTTTACGGTAGTAAAATATGGGAGTTGGTAAAAGAAACCAATGGTATTTCTTTCTTATTACAAAAAAATCCGTGATGTATTTCTTTTCTTTATTTGACATTTTTTTTCTTTTTTAAATAATCTAAAACTATATTGAATGAACCAAGAGAAATTATACCAAATCCAAAATATTTTTCAATCTCGGGATTACTGGTGTTCATTCCGTATTTTTCAATTATGATTCCCGTCAGAATCATCAGTACGTAAATTATTGTCCTTATATTCATATGTTTTTAAGTATTGAATTGTTTTATATAACGTGTGTGTTTCCCTCATGTTAAAAACACCGGAATAATGACCATGTTGTAAACCCATTTCAATAATTTGAATTGCCATCTGTGGGTTTAAATTATCTAAAACCATTTCCAATTCATCATTATTGTCAAAATTTAATTGGTCGTTGAATAGTCCTTTCATGATATTAAAATATAGTAAACAAATATGATAAAGTCAAATATTTATAAAAATATGTCAGTGATTATTAATAATACAAAGTTCCCTGCGGAATACCTATCCGAACCTGAAGAAATTAGTCAAGGTATGATGGGTAGAGATAATTTAAATGGTTGTATGGTTTTTAATATGGGTGGTGTTGGTCACCATTCTTTTTGGATGAAAAACTGTTTAATACCTTTGGATATTGTTTTTGTATTGAAAAATAGAATCAGTAAAATACATAGAAATTGTGAACCCGCTGGTCAAAATGAATTGAACCCAAAAAGATACACCGGCATAGGTGACCATGTTATTGAGTTTCCCGCCGGTGTTACTGATAAATTTAAAGAAGGTGACCGAGTTAATATGTATTTGGGAACACCTATGAATCCTGTCCGTTAATTTTATTCTTCAAACATTACCAGTTGTTTCTTTTGGTTATCATAATCAATCAATCTCTGTTGAGATATCTTTGTGTAAGATTCTGATAACTCAAAACCAATATAATTTCTATTCAGCTTCTTAGCTGACAAAGCGGTGGTTCCACTTCCTGAAAAACAATCAACAATCAGGTCATTTTGATAGGAAAGTATTTTTATTGCTTTCATTGGGATGTCCATGGAGAATGTGGCTTTAGTTAAAGATTTTGTGTCGTTGAAGTATTTCCATTGACCAAAGACTAATTCCATGAATTCGTTTTTGTCTTTATCTGAATAAACCCTTTTGTTTTTAAAATTACCTTCCTCGTTTTCGACCTCAATCTGATTATAAGACCATTGAGATATACCTTTTTCTTTCTTTTTGTAATCTTTCTTATATGCAAGAATTACACATTCTTTTGGATTGTATATGTATGGTGATGATGGTGACATCCAAGAACCCCAAGCGGTTGTTTTAGAACGGTGTGGAGAATCCTCCTCTAAGTCCACAACACCAAAGAATCCAAAACCAATCTCTTTCATCATCTGCCAATATTCAGATACTAAGAAAATTCTCCCACCTCTTTCTCTAACGTTTATTTCATATGGTATATTCAAGGCAATTCTACCATCATCTTTTAATGTACGGTAAACTTCGGATAACCATTTCTTACACCACTCAAAATACTCATCCATCGGAGCATCGTCTTTGTGCACATCATAACTAATACCGACATTGTACGGTGGACTCGTAACAAAGAGGTCTACAGTACCGTCATTTAACTCCTTAAACAGTTCTAAGCAGTCACCCTGATAAATTTTATTCATTTCCATTGACAAATTGTTTTCTATTTATTATTATTACAAAAGATAACGAATAAAAAACAATAAACCAAAATATTTATAAAAAAACTTAAAATCATGGGATGCGGATGTAAAAAAAGAAACCAACCTGTTAGTAATCAAACGGTAAACATTCAACTAACCGAAGGTGGTTCAACACCTCCACAGGAGATTACAATTATGGAACAACAACTTGACCAAATCATAAAAAAGGTTGAGGAGATTAACAATCAAACTAACGAAGAAAACACAGAAGGACAATAAATTGTATCGGACAGTCTAATAAATTGTCCGATATTTTTTGTCTTTTATAATATATATAAATTTATATACTTATATTATGCCTAAACAACAAACAAAACTAACCAGCGTTAACATCATAGATGATGTTTATAAAAGATTTAAGATAAAAAGTGTAGATGGTTCAATCAATCTACAAAAATTAGTAAACCGAGCTCTTGACCTATATAACACTAGAGAAGATTTTAGAAAACAAATTGATAATCACAACGGTCTTGCACCAAACGGTTCCAAATTTTAAGTTGTGAATTTTATTTCTTATATTATCATCAATATTTTAAAACAAAAAAATGATTACAATAGGTTACAGTACAAGAGAGTCCAACCCAAAATTTCAAGAATATTTAAAAAAAACTTGTGGACACCCCAAAGTTCAAGTTATTGAAAAAGTAAACAATGGTGAAAAAAGTCTTTCACAAACTTACAATGAAATTATTCAAGAGTCGATTCATGATATTGTCGTACTTTGTCATGATGACATTTACTTTAATACGACTTCGTGGGGTAGAAAATTAGTCAAACATTTTGAAGAATCTGACTACGGGATTCTCGGTGTTGCCGGTACAACCAATATTCATGAGAGTGGTAGGTGGTGGACAGATAATACCAAAATGGTTGGTATTGTTAATCATGAAAATGAGGGTAAAAAATGGGAATCGAGATATGCAAATGGAATCCCAAATTCAATTCACGAAGTTTGTTTAGTGGATGGTTTATTCATTGGAATCCACAAAAACAGAATAAAACACACTTTTGATGAGTCAGTACCGGGTTTTCATTTTTATGATATGGTATTCTGTACTAGCAATCACTTAAGTGAGGTAAACATCGGTGTTATATACAACATAAGAATCACTCACAAATCAATCGGAATGACCAATGATTCTTGGGAAAAGAATAGGGAATTTTACATTGAAAAATTTAAAGAGAACCTACCAATTAATATAACACCAAAAATTGATTATGACATAACCAAACCAAAACAGTTTAAAGATAAATTTAATTTAATAGTTCAAACATCAAACGATAATGAAAATTTAATTCAGTTTTTTGAAAACATAAAAAAATTACCAGTGTTTGATAGTTTACAGATTTCACTCATCTCGACGGATACCAATATAGACAATATTAGAGAATTTGAATCTGAAAATATTAAAATTTACGAGGGTTTTTTTGATACATTAAATAAAAACTTATCAGTACTGAAATGGGATGAATCGTTTATGGAATCAAAAACAGATTTGTTATTTTTCAGTAATGATACTGTTACCGTATTGAACGACGTTTTCTCAAGTATGTATTCAATATTTAAGAGTGAAAAAAATACTTTTGGGTGCGTCTTTCCTACAGTATTAGAAAACGACCGAACAATTTTTTCAAATGGATTGGATATAGTTCAAAACAACGAACAGTTCAATTTAATTTTTAAAAACAAATCATCTTTTTTCAATATTTTACACGGACACTTTCCAAACAATTTTGGTAGTATTAGTGACTTTTTTGCCACTACATCTACAAATTTAAAAATGATTGATTGGTTTGATATTAATTTAGAAACATCAATTTATAACTTAGATTTTGCGTTGAAAACTTTACTTAAAAAACGTAAAACATTCATTGACACAAACAGTGTGGTAATGATTGATATGGCATCAAAATTTGAAAAGGTTGATGTTGAATTAAAACAAGTCTTAGGTCAGTACATAAACTCACCTGAAATTAGAAAAAATATCAAACAATTAAGATGATAAAAATTGTATCGGGATTTACAGAAAAAGGTGGTTCTACCACTTTTTTTATAAACTTAACAAATTTCTTAAATGAAAATGGTATTGATTGCACATTTTACGGTAATCAGAATTACCATTTAGACAAATGTAAATCAGGGAACATTGAAAAAGATTTAAAGTATGAATCTGATGATATTGTAATTACCCATTTTTTACAACTACAGGAAAGACCACCTGTTAAAAAAGTTATTTTGTCTTGTCATGAAAAATGGTGGTTCCCTGTTGGTAAAATTAAACAGTATTGGGACCTGTGCGTGTTTTTACATGAAGAGCATCGAAAATATCACTCGGATTACAGGGGTGATTATGTAATAATACCAAACATCAAAGAAAATTTAATTATTTCAAATAAAGAGCTGGTAAGAAATATTGCAGGAATTATTGGTACAATTGAAGACAGAAAACAGACCCATGTGTCAATACAAAGAGCATTAAAAGACAGGTGTGAAAAAATCTATTTGTTCGGTCACATCGGTGACCAAAACTATTTTGACAAATTGGTAAAACCTTTAATGAATCCAAGAGTAATTCATTACGGTCACACCACCAATAAACAAGAAATGTACGATATGATTGGTAAGGTATATCACTCATCAAAGGGTGAGGTTGCTTGTTTGGTTAAAGATGAATGTTATTTAACCGGTACAGAGTTTTATGGTAATGAAGAGACTATGAATGAAGTTTCTAAATTAAGTAACGAAGAGATATTAACACTTTGGAAAAACATATTTTAAAATGAAGATACACGCACATATACTGTCATGGAATGAAGAAAAAATATTACCATTCACATTGGATTACTATAGTACAATCTGTGAAAAAATATTCATATACGATAATATGTCAACGGACTCCTCTGATGAGATTTATAAGAGGTACCCAAAAGTTGAGGTTATTAAATGGGATAGTGGTAATGAAATAAATGAAATTAATTACGTAAACATTAAATCCGAAGAGTATAAAAAAAGAAGTAGAGGTCAGGGTGTTGATTGGGTTATAGTTTGTGACTGTGATGAGTTTATATACCATGAAAATCTTATGGATAAACTTCAAGAGTACAAAGAAATGGGTATAACCGTCCCAAGAATAGACGGTCACGACATGGTTAGTACTGAATTTCCAATATACGACGGTGAATTCATTACAACAAAAATTAAAACAGGTTCACAAACGTATGAACCAATGTGTAAAAATATAATTTTTCATCCTGATTTAGATATAAAATACGGCATTGGTGGTCACAGTTTTAATTCTGTTGATGGTAAATTTTCGGATGAGCGGGAAATAAAACTTCTTCACTATAAATTCTTGGGTAAAGACTACGTGAAGAACATTTACATTTCAAGAGCAAAGAGATTGTCATCGTTCAATAAACAACATAAATTCGGTGAACATTATTTTAATTTACCATTCAATTACATGGACAGCATGTTAAAAGAAAATTATCAAGTTATATGAGGAAAATACTTATATCGGATTTTACCATTAAAGAAGTACCTCACGGTGGTTCTGAATGGGTGAATCAAGTTTTAATTGATAGATTTAATCTTGAGTTTGAATATTCAAACCAAGTCAAGTCATTTGATTACAACGCCCTGTATATTATATCAAATATTTCTTTGATGAACCCAAACTTGGTTAATCAAATACAAAATTTGAACTACGTCATTATTGAAAACGATTATAAAATATGTGCAAGTAGACACCCATGGAGATATACCGACAACATAATTCCGATTGAGGAAAGAACCAACTATTCTCTTTACCGGAATGCAAAAGCGGTATTTGTTCAAACAACCGACCACATGAACGTTTATCTTAAAAACGATGTTGTTGCTAATTTTATAAATCTGAATAGTTCGATATGGTCAAATGAGGACTTAGAATTATTGAGGAATTTAAATAAATCCAACAATGTTAAAAACGACAAATATTCTGTTTACTATACAAATAATTGGATAAAGAACACCCAAGGTAGTCTGAAGTATTGTTCTGAAAATAAATTACCGGTCCATATTCTTAAAGAATCTAAAGACAGAGTTGAATTTTTAAGTAATATGGCCAAATGTAAAGGTATTGTGTTTTTCCCGATAGCAAGAGAAACTTTTTGTAGACTGGTTGTTGAGGCAAAATGTTTAGGTTTGGAAGTAATAACGACACAAAATTATGGTGCAAGTTTAGAAGAATGGTTTAATAGGTTATCAGGTGATGAATTAATTGATTTCTTAGAAACTAACACTTTAAAAAATTTAGAAATCATTTCAACTTATATATGATATTATTTTGTTACGGCACAAGACCTGAGTATATTAAAATAAAAAAATTAATAGAAATGTGTGGGGAAAGTATTCCCCATAAAATTTTATATGTTACCCAACACAAAGATATTGTATTGGGTGATTTTGATTATAAATTATCCATTGATGATACGTGTGAAAATAGATTGGATAGTATTATGTCATCCGTATTTTTAAATTTTAAAAAAGAATTTTTGGAAGGGGTTACACATATACTTATCCAAGGGGACACCGCAACCGCTCTTTCATTATCCCTAATAGGATTACACCATAAAAAAGAAGTGATTCATTTAGAAGCGGGATTACGGACATATGACTACAATCACCCTTACCCCGAAGAAATGTATCGGCAGTTAATTAGTAGAATTTCAAACTATAATCTTTGCCCAACAGAAAGTAACAAGATGAACTTAGAAAATGAAAAAGTTCAGGGTAAAAATTTTGTAGTTGGCAATACCGTATTAGATAATCTTAATAAAGAAAATATTACATACGAAAATAAAGTCTTAATCACTTTACATAGAAGAGAGAATCATGAGATGATGTCGGAGTGGTTTGATGTTATCAATCGATTAGCAAAGAATAATCCTGAATTAAAATTCATTCTTCCAATACACCCAAACCCAAACGTCATAAAACACAAACATATATTGACACATGTTGATGTTATTGAACCATTAACCCATGATAAATTTATTGAGGAATTCAAATCCTGTAAATTACTAATTTCAGATAGTGGGGGTGTTCAAGAAGAGGCGTCGTTCCTAAATAAGAAAGTTATTGTATGTAGAGAAAAAACTGAGAGACCTGAGTCCTTGGGTAAAACGTCTTTTATATGTAAAAAACCCATTGACTTAGAAGGTATTTTTTACGATATTATTAACGATTTCCAAACAGAATATGATTGTCCTTTTGGTGATGGTAATTCTTGTGAAAGAATCATTGAAATATTTAGAAAAATTGTATGAGTATAACGGTAATATTAAATGGGTATAAAAGACCACATGTTCTCCAAAAACAATTGGAATCAATTAGAAATCAAAGTGTCCAACCCGAATCAATTTTATTTTGGCAAAATTCTGGTTCTCAATTTGATGAGGGACTAACCAAAGATTTAATTCACGCATCTTGTAATAGTAATTTAGGTGTGTGGGCAAGATTTGCATTTGCTTTAAATGCCAACACAGAATATATTTGTGTTTTTGATGATGACACAATACCGGGTAAACTATGGTTAGAAAACTGTCTAAACACCATGAAAATTCAAGAAGGTTTATTAGGAACTATCGGTGTAAAATTTCACACAAAAAACTCTTATTGGCCAGCAACAAGAGTCGGTTGGGACCAACCTAACGAAGAAATTGAAAAGGTCGACATTGTTGGTCACTCGTGGTTCTTTAAAAGAGAATGGTTATCGATATTTTGGAGAGAATTACCTGAAATCAATCAGAGTAAATTAGTTGGTGAGGATATGCACTTTTCATATACATTACAGAAATACGCAAATATCGGAACTTACGTTCCTCCCCATCCTAAAGAAAATAGAGAAATGTGGGGTAGTATACCAGAATATGCATGGGAACATGGAACTGATTCCAACGCAATTTCCGTAAATCATTCAAATATGAATTTAATGGGTGAAGTTTACCGTGGGTATGTAAATAAAGGATTTAAGACAATATTAAATGATTGAAAAGTATATTGAAGATTTTAATTCGTTTTGGGAAAAGATAGATAGTCGAACTAACTTTTCTTTTGTTAGATATGCCGATGGTGAAGTGATGTTAATGAATAATTCACCGATAGAAAAGAATACACAAGCGTATCAAAACGATAAATGGTTTTCGAGTGGGGGACAAACCAAATTAGGTGTGGATTTAAATGAATGTATAGGGTTGAACGACCCAAATTTTTATTTTGCAATATCCTCCAAAACTGATAGTATTAGAGACTATAATTTTTTATATGATAGAATACAAAATAAATCAAACATTACATTTGCTAACCTATGGATTAACGCAAATTACAAAGAAAATATATCAAGAATAAGAAATATAAATCGAGATGTTGTTTTAATTTGTAATGAAAATTGTGATTTAAAAAACATACCATTTAGTGTATCAGAATTTGTACCGTTCCCTAATGATTGTGTAAACTATTGGGAAGAACATAGAGATTCGTTTTTAGAAAAAATATACAATGTTTCTTCAAAATATAAAGATACTTTATTTATCGTATGTTGTGGACCAACATCTGCTGTTATCATAAAACATATGTTTACAAATAATAGTAATAACACTTATATTGATTTTGGTTCCGCATTAGATGTATTCATACATAATAAAATAACTAGACCATACATGTATGAAGGGTCACAATATCATAATCACATATCAAAATTTTAATTCAGTATGAATAATGATTTTTGTGTCATAGTACAAGGACCTTCAGACTACGTTAAAGAATTAAAAAACGCTTGGACTGGTTATGATTTGATTTGGTCAACATGGCAAGGTGAAGAATCAAAATACGATACTAATGATGTTGTCTTATTCAACAGTATTCCACACGATAGGGGTGTACAAAATATAGCACTACAAAAAATATCAACTTTGAATGGAATAATGAAAGCCAAAGAAATAGGTTACAACAGAGTCCTTAAATGGAGAAGTGATTTACTACCATCTAATGCAAATAGATTAGTTTCCACATTTAAAAAAGAGTGTGTAAATTTTTTGACTTGGCATAATGAAGGAAAATATTTTGTTGATTATTTTGTGGAGGGTGAAATAGATACGGTGTTTGATATTTGGAATGTATCTACCATACACGATGAGTATTCGGAAAAAATAATCACGGAAAATATAATATCACTTAACTATAAAAATATAAACTTTATGGGTGGCGAATTAAGTAATGATAATGAAATTTTTTGGTTAAAACGAAATATTAATTTGTCCACATATAAAGACGCACCATGTTATAGTATGGTGGTGATTTAAAAATTATAAAAATGATAGATAATTCAAAATTTATTGACGACGCATTTACTCAAGATGAATTAAATAGGGGTGCCTTTACCGATTTGAATGGTAGATGTCCATTATGGACAACAAAAATGATTAATGTTATAAAAGATAAAATTGACTTTAATGATGTCAACACAATATTAGATATTGGGTCAAGAGATGGTTGCCAAAGTTTAGAGTTAAATAGATGGTTTCCACATGCTAAAATATATGCGTTTGAACCAGTAAAAGAAAACTACGAATTTACAGTTAAGAACGTTGAGAAAATTAATAACATAAAAGTTTACCAATACGCAATAAACAATTACAACGGTAAAACTAAATTTTACGAAGTTTATAATGGAAATGTGGGTGCCAGTTCTTTATTACAGACAACAAACCACTGGCGTTCATCTCAGTGGGCCCAAAAGGAAACTGAGGTTGACTGTATTGTTCTTAGTGATTGGTTAAAAGAAAATGATATTAAAAGTGTTGATTTGATTTGGATGGATGTTCAAGGTGCAGAAAATATCGTATTAGACTCTCTAAAAGAATATTTAAATGATGTAAAAATAATAACCACCGAAGTAGGGTTACAGGAATTATATCGTGGTTCTACAAGTAAATCTGAACTAGATGAAAAACTAAATAGGTTTATACCAATAGACGAGTCGCCAGAATCTTCAAACACAGAAATGGATGTGGTTTATATCAACAAAAATTTAACACCTTATGGATAATAAAATTTGTTACGTTACTTATACAAATTCAAAATGTTCAGATATTTTGGATATGTTCTTGTTAGAACAAAAAAAGTACACAAACTTACCGATGTATTTTATTACAGATGTAATGATACCCGAGCAAATTTGTTTTTTATATGAAAATCAAGAACCTTATTATGAATCATGGTTAAAGTGTTTATCTTCAATACCATATGACTATTTTATATACTTACAAGAAGACTTTATTCTTTATAACAATGTCAGTCATGATAAAATTTTTAATTACCTCGATTTTTTACATGATAACCAAGAATATTCGTTCATTAGATTGTTAAAATCGGGGTCTGTTAAAGATAAAAAAATTTATGAGACCTTATATGAAATAGAATCCGACAATAAAGATATATTTTCTATGCAACCAACTATTTGGAAAAAAGATGATTACATTAAAATCATGAAAGGTACCAAAAATAATATGTGGTTAGAGAATGAAACATATAGAAATTTTATGATAGAAAACAACATCAAAGGTTTATATCATTACGATGGTGAAAACAAAAGGGGGTTGAATCATTTTGATAGTTCTGTTTATCCATATATAGCAACGGCTTTAGTTAGAGGTAAATGGAATTTATCTGAATACCCTAATGAACTCTCTCCATTAATAAATGAATATGAAATAAACGTAAATGTTCGGGGGATACATTAATAATGAAAATTGTTCTATCTTTTTACACCAACAATAAATTTAGTAACACCGTTCAAAAATTAATCGGATATTATAATTCACGTGGTTTCAATGATATCCGAGGATTTAAATCTGAAGATGTTAAGAAAGGTATTTTTTATGAAAACCATAAAGAAATATTAGATTGTGAAACGGGTGATGGATTTTGGTTGTGGAAACCAAAAATTATTTTAGATATTTTGAATGAATTAGAAGATGGGGATGCATTAATTTATACCGATGCCGGTGATTTAGTTGATGTTGATTATAATACGATTGCAAATTATTTGAAAGATAATGATTATTATTTTACAAATTGGAATGGAAATCGTTGGCCTCAAAAAATATGTACAAAAAGAGACTGTTTTATCTTGATGGATTGTGATGAAGAAAAGTTTCATGAAACACCACAGATGGAAGCAGGATTTATCATCATTAAAAAAACCAAACAAATGATGGAATTTGTTCACGATTATTTTAAGTATTGTAGTATTAAACAGATAGTTGACAATGAACCAAATCAAATTGGTGAGAATTTTCCAAATTGGCAATTCCATAGAAATGACCAAAGTATATTAACTAACTTGGTTGTGAAACATAATTTAAAATTTGATTATTGTCTCGATTATAGAATAAAATACAACGTATATATACCATGAAATTTATTGCATTAAATTATAATTATGACTTAAATAAAATGTCCCAAATCGGTCGGAAATGGGCGTTTGATGTCTACAAAAATAAAGAGTTTATATCTGATTATTCATCAGCATCTTATGCTTCATTTATTGATAAGAATAGAAAAAGTATTTTACATCTTTATACTGATGATGTTGAGGGTATGAAAGAAAAAATGAACAAGTATAACATTGACCAAGACAGAATTATTTATATTGATTACACGGAACAACTTACCAAATACAATGAAAGTCTTAATTATAGTTTTACAGTTTTAAATGATTTTATTAATTATGCAAAATCAGAAACTGAGTACACTGTAAAAATCGATAATGATTTATTTTTTCATTCGGAATTACCACAAATTGATGATAATTCTATTATGGTTTGGAAGTATGAAAGAATCGTTAGGAATGGTGACCCGAGATGGGGTGAAATAAAAATATGTAAACAGGTTACAAATGATTTAGATTTTAAAATTTATAATTTAGGTATTTTTGGGTTGCCCGCGGATTACAATATTCACCAAGCAAAAAAAATTATGGAAGATATGATATCGGTAGACATTTCAGATGTGACTGATACAGACTCGAAGATTTATCATTGTTGTGAGCAAACGGCAAATAATTGGATTTTTCACAAAGAAAATTATAACGTGATTGAAACGTATAATTATGTTGACCACCTGTTTGATAGAAAAGGTGATTGTATAGAATTATCAAAATATCTTTTAAAATGAAAACATCAGTAGTATTGACAATTCACAACAAGGAATTCTTAATGAACCAAGTGGTGAGTAACTTGGTAAATAATTTATCAGAACTGAATGACCAGATTGTAATAGTTTTTGATGGTTGTACAGATAATAGTGAAGGTATTGTTCGTGACAATTTAAAGAGAGTTAGTAATAAAAAAATTGATTACCTGTATGCCGACAATGTTTTTGAAACCAAAGCAAATAATATTGGTCTAAAGTCTGTTATAAATGATTATGTGGTCTTAATCCAAGATGATATGGTTGTCACAGAAAAAGATTTTGATAAGAGGATGTTGGAACCGTTCATAAAATATAGTGATGTGTTCGCTGTAACATCTTTTGTTGCTCACAATAACATCTATAATGAACAAACAAAACAAATAAATTACATCGATATTGCACATAAAGATAACTCATCAAGAGATATTTTTTATGCTAGAGAATATGGTAACAGAGGTCCACTAATGTACAACTATAATGACGTGGTCAAATTAAATTTTTTAGACGAATATTTTTCACCCCAAAATTATGATGATATGGATATGTCCATGAGAGCATTCAAAGAACTCGGAAAAGTGTCAGGTTTATATACGATAGATTATATTTCCGAACCTGGATGGGGGACCACTAGACAAAAAAATCAATCATTACATAATAATTTAGTTTACGTAAACGCAGCAAAAATACTTGAAAAACACAGGGATTTATTGTATAATAAAGACAAATATAAAGAGGATAGAGAATGAATAATATAGAGCTAAAGACATTTATGATTAATCATAATGTTAATATCCATGGTGTGATTCACGTTGGTGCACATTTTGGTCAAGAAGATGAAGTTTATAAGGAATTGGGTATTTCAAACAGAATATACTTTGAACCTCTATCGTCTAATTTTGAGACCTTAAAAGAAAAAATAGATGATGACGCAATTTTAGTTAAACTGGCGTTAGGTAATGAAAAGAGAAAAGTTTCTATGTTTGTAGAATCCTTTAATAAAGGTATGTCATCCTCAATATTAGAACCGAAATTACATTCTGTTCAATTTCCTCATATCGTTTTTGATTCTGTAGAAGAAGTTGAAATGGATAGATTGGATGATTTAAATTACGATTTTTCAAAATACAACATGATGAATATCGATGTTCAAGGTTTTGAATTAGAGGTTCTCAAAGGTTCCGTGAATACATTAATCAACATTGACTACGTTATTGTAGAAATAAACAGAGCCGAATTATATAAAGGTTGTCCACACTTTGATGAAATAAACAATTGGATGACACATCATGGGTTTACCTGTGTTGAACAATTTTGGTGGGGTAATAATTTTGGTGAGGGATTTTTTAAAAAAATAAAATGAAACGAGTATTAGTATTGGGTGGTGGCGGATTTATTGGTGGTCACCTAGCAAAAAGATTAAAAAATGAAGGAAACTACGTAAGAGTAGTTGATATAAAAAGACACGAATATTTTGATGAGAAAGACTTTTGTGACGAATTCTTAATATATGACCTTACGGACCCAAAAAACGTATCATCAGTAATGAGATTAGAAGAATTAAATGGTACGATATTACCGTTTAATTATTACAAACAACCATATTCAACTGAGGTCCCATTTGATGAGGTTTATCAATTAGCTGCCGATATGGGTGGTGCTGGTTACATCTTCACTGGTGAAAATGACGCGAATGTTATGCACAATTCTGCAATGATAAATTTAAATGTTGTAAATGAATCAGTGAAGACAAAAGTTAAGAAGATTTTTTATTCATCATCGGCATGTATGTATCCTGAACACAATCAATTAGACCCTAACAACCCAAATTGTGAAGAATCATCAGCATATCCCGCGAATCCTGATTCAGAATATGGTTGGGAAAAACTTTTTTCGGAAAGGTTGTACTTGGCTTTTCACAGAAATCACGGTTTGGATGTTCGAATTGCTAGATTTCATAACATATTTGGTCCATATGGTACGTGGAAAGGTGGTAAAGAAAAAGCACCAGCAGCTATGTGTAGAAAAGTTGCCGAAATGTTAGACGGTGGAGAAATTGAAGTTTGGGGTGATGGTCAACAGACTCGTTCATTCTTATATGTGGATGAATGTGTTGAAGCGGTTTTAAGACTAATGAGACAAGACTCTTTTTTGGGTCCTGTAAACATTGGTTCTGAAGAGAAAGTAACAATTAATGATTTGGCTCAAATGGCTATAGATATTTCAGGTAAAGAAATTTATATCAGAAATATTGGTGGGGAAGAATTTAAACAGAAGTATGGATATAAATGTCCTGTTGGTGTGAGGGGAAGAAATTCAGACAATAAATTATACCACGAAAAAATAGGTTGGGTTGTTAGTGAACCTCTGTTCTATGGAATGGAAAAAACCTATAAATGGATTAATAGTTTAGTTAAATAAAAAAGGGGGTTATTGACCCCCTTCTTTTTTTTCAATGTATTTTAATATAATTGCTAACGCCTCGTCGTCCCCATTAAAATCTTTTTCGGGACAAAAAAAGGGTCCTTTACCAGTGTCGTCTTTTTTAATGTAAAAGGCGGGTAAATATTCATTACCCGTTTGTTCAATTACTTTATTCCAAATCTCTTTATTCTTACCAACTTCAACTTCTCGGTAAGGTAATGATTCTTTTTGGAGTCTCTCTTTTAATCTTTTACAACCTCCACAACCCTCAAGTGTAAATAGAAGTAATTCATTCGCCATATTATAAAGTGTTTAATATTTCTTTGTAAAAAGAATCGGGTCTAACACCTGATGTTCTTGATACTTCGTTATTACCATTAAATATCATTACCGTTGGTACTGAACGTACCCCATATTCTTGAGAACCTGACATTTCAGAATCAACATTAACCTTGACGAATTTAACATCAGGGTATTCGTGTTGTAGTAAATCTAATTTTGGTAATAACATTTTACATGGTCCACACCATTCAGCGTAAAAGTCGGCAAGAACTTTCTCACCGTTTTGTTTCATTTCATTTAGTTTTTCAACTGTTACTAATTCCATTTTTCTTTAATTTTAAAATCCTATTTGTTTTTTATTTTCAACTCGAACCACGTCTTCATCGATATTATAAATATCCGCAAGTGTAGTTGGTTTATCAACTGTTTTTTTCTTACCTAAGTGTTTTAATAATTTGTTAGATTCTTCAACACTTAGAGGTTCAAATTTATGTTCACAAATTAATCTACCCTTTCTCAGTAGGGCTTGGTCAATTTTTTCTTTTTTCATATTGAAGGTAGCAACGATTTGAATATTCAAACAATCCCCAAGAATACCATCTGTTATGTTTAATATATTAGAAACACCAACAGAAGAACCGTTTAATTCTCTATCTGAAATTACTTTCTCGGCATCTTCAATAATCAGAATAGAGTTTTTATGTTCCATCAAGAATGGAATAATTGAGGGTTCTGAAAGAGATTCGGCCATAGATGGTGGAATAAATAGTATCTCTTTATCGACAATCAATCTTGTAAGGTACTTTATATACGAAGTTTTGCCCGTGCCGGGGTCTCCATGAAATAACACAATACCTTTATCATTTTTCTTGTTCAGTCGAGTGACAATAGTATCGTGTAGTTTTACAAACTTATCACCGTAATTTAATTTTATGTCAACATCAGGTACATTTAATTCATATTCCTCGGTGTCCATATGACCATGTTCAGATTTTACTAAACTAATACCACTCTTTTTTAATTCAAACTCAAATCCTGATATTTTTTTCAAATCAAAATTTGTATCAAATATACCATGAGATAATGTGTAATAAAATTCTAACTCAAATAATAATTCTTCTTTTTCATATTTTGATTTTAATAATATTGCAGTTTTATTATTATCATTAAGAAGAAAAATTTCTGTATTTGGTTTATGTACTCTTCTTTTAGAGGTTGAATTTAATTCACATATAGGTCTATATCCATCTGATATGAAATAATCCATTACATCTGATGTATACACCTTCTCCGTCTTATAAACAGATGGTATTTCATCAAAGGTGTGAAGATACAATTGATTCGTTGGTACGTCGGTACCATACGATGTTTCATAAATAAAATATTGGTCTGGTGTTTTTCTCATTCTATTTGTAATAAAATTTTAAATCCGTTGATTCATAAAAGTAAATTCCATTAAATTCACTATCTTCTACTTTTTTAAAAATCATCAAAGATACTCTTAGAAATTCAAGTTGTTCCTGTGTTAATTGAGGTTCACCTGTTTTTCTAAAATTATTTTCAGCGACTTTTAAAATACTATTATAAAACTCATCTTCGTTCAAGTTTGATAAAAAATATTTTCTCGCTTCCTCATTACTTTCAAAGTAATTTTTAATTGTTTGCAAATATATCAAACTTTCAGGAGAAAAATCCATTTTTAATAATTCATAATCAGTAATTCAATACCTTCGTTTTGTGTTCCGTCTTTTTTAGCGGCAGCCGCCTTTTTGAAAGTTTCTTTAGCCCATTTGTAACCAGTTGGTTGAAACATCAAAAGTTGTCCATTTTTACCAATACCAACACCATTTTCGGGGAACCAATCATGAAGTTGTTTAAACTCATAATAAGATAAACTAAATTTACCTTGTATACCCTTTAATGTGTTTGCCAACCTTTCATGGTCATTACTATCAAAATCATGATTTGAATAATAATTTTCTGTTTTCCAATAAGGGGGGTCCATGTAAAAATATGTTTTTGGCGAATCATACTTTTCAACAACTTTTTGGAAATCCATGTTTTCGACAAACGTGATTCTATCTAAATGTGCTCTATATTCAGGATGTTTGAGTTTGTCCATAAAGATTAACACCTTACATCTGTACTTACCCTTGTAATCAGTATAACTAGAAGTTTCGGGTTTGGAACCTGAGAAAACTTGAGTTAATACGTAAACGTATTTTGCGGCAACATCAAAATTGGGCTCATCCCCAATGACTAATTCTTCGTTGAATACTTCTTTTTGGTATGTACGGAACATTTGTTCATATTCAGGTGGGGTGTTTTCCACACCTAATTGTTGACATGGGTATTTCGCGAGTTCATCCCATAACCTATCGTAATGTTTAGCACATTTAAAAAGGTTTGCGTTCAATCGATTAAAGTCATTGTAAACGACTGTTTTGAGATTGGGGTATTTCTTTAGGTCCATATTAAAAAAGACCCAAAACATACCCGAAAACCCCTCCACGTAGGTTTCAATATCATTAGGTATGAACGGAACAATCCACTTACCTATTCTAGCTTTTCCTCCAATGTAAGATATCATTTATAATTTTATATTTTGCGTTATTAGTCCTCTAACTATAAAAATATAAGAAACTTTTTTCAAAAATGGAAATCAGTGCGCACTTTTATTTTACCGGCTGAGATTTGGTCTTTCCACCTTTCTGTCTTTTTCTTCTCGCGGCGCAGTGGGCTTTTTGAGAAAAACCTTTTGGATTGCTACAATCTATGGTCTTTTTATATTTCATTGACCATTTTTCAACCACCATGTCTTCCAACAATTCAATCAATTTCATATTGATAAATACTTATTTATTACTTATTTTTTGTATTATGGGATGTTCTAATTGTAAACAGAAGAAAGAAATGGCTCCTCCAACAAAGGAGTCATTGGAAAGATTAGCACAAAAGACAGAAAAGGTGATGTATGGTGCTTTTATTATTTGGAGTGTTTTCGCGGTTTACGGAATCTACTCCTTTGTTAAAAACTTTCTATGAAAAATGGAAAATACTTTGTAGTTCTCTTTTGTAACAAGAAAAGAGTTAAAATTCTATACAGGTGTCAAAAAAGGACAACTGTGTACGAGTATTGGCATGAATATAAGACAGAGAAAAAACCAAGATTTGTAAAAACACAAAACAGAAAAAGAAACAACGAAGTAGTTTATGAACTTGCGTTAATTTTTCCTAACAATAGGTGGGCGACTAAAACATTTGTCAAGGATAGTTTGGGGAGATTGATTGAGGCTAAGTACGAAGATGATAAATTCAGAATCAAAGAGATAATTCCTTATTGGAAAGAAGAACTAATATACGATTTTCAAAAGAAGGAAAGAATTAGATATCATGAATTGTTAGAACAAATAACATCTATAAATGAAATAGGTCAAATATTCACATTGAATAATAAACTATTTGTTCAAAACGATGATAATATACTGTTGTTTGGAAATAAGAACATCCGTGACGCTAAAAGGTTGTTTGAATTGATAAGAGAGGACGTTCTAAAAAAGAAGAAAGGTAATTTCATATTCATAAAAGACGTGTCAACCGCACAAAGAAAATTGTTATATCAACTACTTGAATCCAAAGGATTTAAAAAATCAGAATTATTTAGACACTACTCTTATTAAAGATGATATCCACCTGACCAATTTTAATTGTAAAAGTTTTGTCGGGTTTAACCATTCGACTATTTTGTTTTTTTGAGATATAATCAAAAGTTTGTAGAAACTTTTCGTTTTCTAACTCAATAACCAATGTGCACGATTTAGTATCCAAATTAATTTTTTCAATTAAATCTGATATTATTGCCAATTGATTTATCAAGTCACCTTTTTTTTCCATATCCAAAAATTATAGAAAGTCTTTTAAAAAAAGAAAGTTTTTCTTTTTTAGGGGTCTCAAACATTTTGGTTTTATCCAATTTTTTGATTTCCTCAATCATTTGATTCTTGTGGGATTGTATCTCCTTGGAGTCCCTCTCCACTTCCCGATTCAACCAATTTAATCCCTGTTGTATTCTCTTGTCTTGCATCCTCAATAAATGATATTTCTTTTAACTTATCAAGTGTCTGGTGTTGAAACAAAACTTCTAACTCTTTAATCTTTTGTTGTAAGAGTCTTTGTTTCTCTTCCATTTCTTTATTCATGGTTATTATTTCTTTTGCACAAGAAAAAACAACATCATAACCATCAGCGGTTGCATTACTGATTAATGAAACCAAAGTAAATTTCTCATTTTTATCTTGTATCTTATATTTGATAGATTTGTATTGAGAAATTATTGATTCGATTTTCCAAGTAACAGGAAGTTTAATGTCTAAACTTACGTTATTGTCTATTTCTCTCAAAGAGAAAAAATATGGTCTTAAATGTCTTATATTGTCAAACACTAAATTATATTATTAAAAATGTTATTATGTAAGAAACCGCAAGATAAAACAAAACAGATTCTATTTTGGTCAACTTTAATATTGAGGGTTGTTCTGAGAAGAATTTTATCAAAAATTCAACACAGAACCTTAGTACGTAAATGGTACTCAATACCATCAAAAAAATAAAGATATAATTAATCATCATGTTTTTTTATTTCTTGTAATAGTTCTTTTCTATAAAGAGGAATTAACTCTTTTATTTCTTGAGCATATTTTCTAGCTCGAATAGATGCACTTCTATTACCCTTTTCGAATACCTTGGTGGTATCAACAGACATTTTTTCCACCAAGTCTTTGATTTGTTTAAGTGTGTCCATTTTTCCGTTTTTATATATAGTATACGGAAAATAAACTACTTTTTCAAGTTTTGTTCGAATAATTTATAAATTTCTGTGAGAATGTCCAACTCGGACCTTGACTTTTGATATCTAAAATCAAATAACTTGTAAAAGTATTCAGATATTCTATTTTCTTTTTCTTCCAATTTAACAAAATAGTACGCCTCATAGAAAAAATTCCACATATATTCATAGTGGGTTCCTTTCTCCTTGAAGAATATTTTTTCTTTATCAAAATTGGTGATTATTTTATTCCAACACCAATTAAAATGGTTTCGTTGGTCTATTTCGTCATAAAGTACATCAGAACCTAAAAAGGTTTCGTCTACTAAATCATATAAAGAAGATAGGAAATCATAAAATAATATTATTTTATCCCTATTAATGTTGTAGGTTCTATACCAAATGTCTATTTGATGTTTGTATTTTTCAGAAATATCTGACTCAATATACTCTTCTCTATTTTCCATAATCCTCATCTGTTAAAATATAAGGATAAAAGAAAACAAAAAAAAGAAGATTACTGAGTACTTTCGTTGTATCCGATGATTTTTTTCATTCTCGAGATTTCCTCATTCACAATTGAAGTCATTGTAGTTTTAGATTCATTCACACTCTTTACTTTTAAAGGTTGAACTCCTCTTGCTCCATGGAATGCTTCAGGTGCGTCTTTCTCTTTTTCTTTTTTTCTTTCAGCCGATTTACTTAATCTCTCTCCTGTTTTTGTTTTTATAACGTTAGCAGCATTTTGTGAGTTACCCATTTTTGAGTCACCTTCTAATGCCATTTTTAATCTTTTTTTGAATGATTCTGATGGTTCAAAATCATAATTTAAATCTAAAAGGGTACCACCCTTCATATTATCATCAATATACTCTTCTTGTTTCTCAGTTGGGTTTACCGCCATTTTTTCACCTTTACCAACTTGTTTTGGAAACTCAGGATTATCATTACCATCAAATGTTGATGCTTTTTTCAGTTTTTTCTGAACATCTTTAATTGCGTCGTCATTTTCTTTTTTAGAACCACTCTGAGCTTTCTTAGTTACCGCAATACCGGGTACCGCCTCACTTAGATTTTTTTTTGAATCAATTACCATTTTTTTAATCAAAGAAACCATTTCACTTTCAGTAAGTCTAAGAACCGATTTCTTAGATTCATACATACCAGTACCACACTCTGAACACATTCCTTCCTCATTCATGGGTGAACCACACTCACTACACGTACCCATTTCACCTTCATTTGTATCAATATCTTTAGTGATTGTTACTTTATGCATTTTACCACTTCCTTTAGGGAATTCGAATTCTTTTTTACCAGCATCTCTCGCTTTATCAGCAGCCAAAACAAACGCGCTTGATTCCTCCACATTTGTTTCTTCTTCCATATAACCTTGTCCACACTCATCACAAACACCTTCCTCTTCTTCAAGTTGTTTCCATGATTCTTCAACATTATGTACTTTTCCGTTAAATTTAATTTCTTTTAGACCTTTTTCTTTAGCGGATAAAATGGCTTCTGCCATGCTCGATACTTTAATTTTTTTCATTTTTGTGGTTTCTTTATTTTCTTCTAATTCTTCTCCCATCTGGTCTAATTTATCAATCATTTCAGTTGGTGAATTATATTTTACTTTTTCGATTATGAACTCCTTTTTAGGATGTTTCTTTTTATAAATATCCAAATGTTGCATTGCAATTTCTTCGGATTCAAATGTTTCAACGGGTTCTCCCTCGCAAGTAATTTGAAACATATCTTGAGATTTTTTATTTTCTTTTAATATGGTTCTTTTTACTTCGTCAAATAATGACTCCGAAATGATATTTGATATATTCTTTTTCATTTACTTAATAAATATCTTATTTATTTCATTTATTACAATTTTCTCGACCTGAGAATACGGTAATCCTAATTTTTTTGATACATTATAAACGGATTCTTTCAATTCTTGGTCTTCAAAAAAATCTAAACTTTTGATATCACCCTGATTACAGTAAGGATATTTTTTACATCTTTCTTTTACCTTTACATAAACACCACCAGGACCTCCCCATTTTGGGAAATTTTTATCTTTTACCGCTCGACTGTTCATGATACTATTGGGACCATTGATTTTTAATGGGTTCGACCTACCAGCACTATAAGAAGTGTCATATTGTCCTGAAGAAGAAGAGTCTGTAACTTCACTTAATTCTTCTTCAAAATTATGAATCTTTTTTATTTTCCTTTTAACTAATGGACCGCTCAGAGCTCCCTCAAATGAACCTGAGGAATCTGCAGAAGTTTCATTTGTATCTTTTGGGGAAGATTTTTTCCCTCTCAATATTTTCTCGAAATTATATGACATTATCTAACACTTTTTAAGGGTTGTTCCCAAAAAGACTTACGTTGCCATAGTGTTTTGAAAAGTTCCACAACAACTTTAGATGATAGGTCAACGATTCTTTCATCAACTGACCTAGCACCTATCTCTTTTTGTATTATTTTCATTACAATGGTATGTGCTTGAGTGGTCTCAAGAAAATCTTTCATTTCTTTTCTTGCAATCTTTTCAATTTCTTTAACATCGGTGTTTGTAAGTGCCATTATGCGTTCATTCTATCTCTAATTAATGGCTCCATAGCCGATGTGAAAGTTGGTTCAAATTTTCTCAATTTTTCTAACATGTCCATTGTTTCGTCGTCTAATAATAACATGTCGCCATTTATGTATAACCCACTACCTTCACCCGAAATCATAACAAAATTAATTTCTAAGTCTGTAATTTCACCATCAAGTCTGATTTCAGTCTCGGTTATGGTAATTCCAGGTTCTAAACTTGCAATTTGTGAAACTTGTTGTCTAAATGAATCAATTATTTGTGATAAGGCGGTTTTTTCTTCAGGTTTAAGTTTTATATCCTCTTGGTCAGAAGACAATAATTTAACATCCACATCATTAACAACCTCCACGTTATCGTACTGTTTTTTGTTTAACTCGTTATCGGTATTTTGTGTATTGGTATTAGGTTGTTGAGTTTCATCCTCTTCCTTAATCAAATTCTTGTTGGTGTACACGGTTTCATTAAGAGACCTTAACGTCTTTAACATACCTTTTATCTCGTCGTACCCCGATGTTTTTCTATTGTTCATTTTTAAAAATTAGTCTAAAATTAAATGATGGGTTTATATCTGTATAAATATTTGAGAAATTAGATTTACACACTACACCATTAAATTTAATAGCGCTTTCAAGATATCCCTGAGAAGGTACTATATTTTTTGGTATACCGTGGGATTCACATATATGTTCACACAATGATGAAATTGATAATACTTGGTCATCATTATACCTATCCCAAAAATAATGGTTTCTCCAATTTCTAACGAAAGGTTCACATCTGTAAGGGTCTCCAATCCAATTATGCATGAAACCTGTTACGGTATTTTTACTTAACCATCCTAAATTTTCAACCGCAATTTTAATAAATTGTTTGTCAATATAAGGTTCGTCAAATGTATTTGAATAATAGTTGGTATCGAAAAGTTGGTAGATTGTACCTAATTTAGTGACAATAAAGTGTGGTATTTCGTCGTATTTACCACACTTCCTGTACTTTAATTTATTAATGAAATCGTCCGCACGTCTATTAGTGTCGTACAGTAATATTTGGGTTTTTTTCGTTCTGCGACGAACAACATTTAAAGTTTTATCATCTAAACCTTCTACGTTGTGTATTTCCAACATTTCTAGTTAACCTTTTACTGATAACAGAAGAAATGTCGTTGTCTTCTGTATTATTTATTTCCCCATTGTCCAAACCAAAGTTTTCCAACGATTCCTCCTGTTGTGGGGACTCTTCTAATTTTTTTTTTCTTCCTCAATGGGAAGTTGTTCATCTTGTATTGGTTCCTCAACAATCGGTTCAGGTGTTTCAATTATTTCCTCAACAATCGGTTCAGGTGTAACAATTGGTTCTTCAATTACTATCGGTTGTTCTTCAACTATTACAGGTTGTTCTTCAACAATTGGTTCTTCAATTACTATCGGTTGTTCTTCAACTATTACAGGTTGTTCTTCAACAATTGGTTCAGGAGTAATAGTTGTTTCTTCAATTACTATCGGTTGTTCTTCAACAATTGGTTCAGGTGCAATAGTTGGTTCAGGTGTGACAATTGGTTCTTCAACTATTACAGGTTGTTCTTCAACAATTGGTTCAGGAGTAATAGTTGTTTCTTTAACAACCACCGGTTCTTCTTTAATTAAATGGTCCTCAATTAAAAAAACATCTGATGAGTCATTATCCTCTTCTTCCTCAGGAGTTTCAACATCTTTTGGTTGGGGGGTTTTGTTAAGTAATTTTTCTAAAATATCTAAATCTTCTTGAGAGATTCTAACTCGAGAGACTTCACCAACAATGTCTTTAGCATCTACCACCGGTGTTTCTTCACCAACGGGTTCAGGAGCGTCTTTTACCACTGGTTGTTCAACCTCTACAGTATTTTTCTCACTCTGAGTAAACTTAACTAACATATGTAGAAAAGAAAGTGAAATGATTGGTAACATACCTCCAGCGAAAAACGCTAAAAATCTTTTGTGACCAATCATGTCTGTAGGGTCAACACCAATATATTCTAAAAGTGGTGAAACTAACTCAACCCAAGAAATAAATGCTTGACTCGTAATATCAATATATGAATAGGCGAAATAAATATTACCAATAAATTGAATGAGGGTTACAATACCAAATGGGAAATATACTTTTCTACCCATATCAGCTGATATTGCAGCCAACGCAGATAATGCGGCAATTTCGATACCTATTGATAAATAGATAGCCCAACTAATTGGGTTTGAAATTCCGTACCATTTAGTTACGTGTGATATTGAAACCAACGCAACAGTTATAATTGGTATTAAAAACGCAGATACTATTAATGTTTTATAATTTTTATTAATCCAATTTTTCATTTAACACTATTTTCCAACTTGCTTATTTCATTATCAATTTCAGTTTGACGGTTTACATCTAAAATTTTTCTATCAGTTGCTTGAATCATTCTTTTTTCTGATTTCAATCCTTCAATTCTTAACCTAACATCCAATTCTTCTTTGGTGTAGGTAGAATCTTTAATTGACTCAATTTCCTTTCTCATTTTAGAGAGTTCTCTTCCGTCGCCACAACTTTTAAAAAATCCTAAAAGTGCAACAACCAAAACGATTATTGTGAAATTTTTTTGAATAAAATTTTTCATGTTTTTTATTTATAAATAGTTTAATAATCCATAACTGTCGTTACGAAGTTTCTTTAGTGCTTTATCACGTAGTTGTCTAATACGTTCTTTAGTGCATCCGAATTCATCACCCAAGTCTTCTAAATTCATTTCAATACCGTTCAACCCATAAGACTTTTCAATAATGACCTTTTCTCTATCGTCAAGGATTGAAAGCATTTGAGAAACTCTTTTTTTAATTTCTTCAGACGTATTTAAAATGTCTTCAGGGTTATCAGCGTTGACATTAATGATGGTATCGATTAATTGGTCTCCCTCTTCATTTATTTCATCATTCAAGTTTACACAATGAGGTAGTACTATTTCTGCCCCATTATCTTCATAATTGATAAAGAAAGGGTCATCAACATTTAACTGTTCATTTTTCTTTCTTTTTTGATTTTCCTGAATAATGTTTGACGGCAGTCTTATCATCCTTGAATTCTCGTTTAGAGAAGCCATAATAGATTGTTTAATCCACCAAACAGCATATGAAATAAATTTGTAACCACTGTTAGGGTCAAATCTTTCGGCGGCTCGTATGAGACCGATATTACCTTCGGATATTAAATCAATTAAATCCATACCATTGTTTTGATATGATTTAGCGACGGTGATTACAAAACGTAGATTACCCACTACGAGTTCGTTTAACAAATCGACTCTTTCCTTCTTAGGTAGGTCTTTATTTTTTAAGAGTTCGAAGACTTCATCCTGTCTTTGGTGAGTAATTACCTTAATCTTTCGGATGTCTTTGATGTAGTTCTGAATTTCTTCAGTGTTGATTAGTAATGTTTTGGCCATGAATGTTCGGTTTGTGGTTCATGGGTAAAAATATGTAAAAAAAATCAATTTTGGAAGCCATCCAAGAATTTTTTTTCGTCAGGAGTCAAACTGTCTATCCCCTCCTGTTCAATTTTCTCTAAAATATTATCAAGGTCCATTGTTTCGTTAGGGTTCTCGGTGTTTTCTTTTTTATTATATTCTAACCTTAATGAACTATATTCTTCACTTGGCTTAAACATAAAGTCCTTCATCTGTATAGGTAAATTGGCACTATATATACTTTCTCTTTCGAAGAGGAAGTAAAATTTCACATCCTCCATAGAAATAATATTGTGAAGTTCTTCAGAGAGCTCTTTTCTATTTGATTCGGATTCAAATATAACTATTATACTTTTAGACGTATCTTCAATAACAAACCTAACCTTGGCAATTTTTGGACTAACTCCAAGAACTTCCAAACAAAAAAATTCAATGTCTTCGTGGTCTTCGAAATTCGCGAATAAAAATAAAAGATATGTCTTCATTCAAATAAATTACTGTACGATTAAAAATACGGATAAAATTGCAATAAGTCCACCCCCAACGATGGTTTTGAACTTATTTTTCACCTTTTCTTTCTTCAACTGTAATTCTAAATTTTTTGTGTGATTTTCTAAAATTTGATATTTTTCGTCTTGAGATTTAATTATTGTTAAATAATTTTCCTCTTTCTTCTGCATGGTAACAATTACACTATCTTTCAGTGAAACCTTTTCCTCTAATTTTGTGATTTGTTCATTTGATAATTTCAATTCAGCAATCGCAGAATCACCTCTTAATAAGTCTTTAGCAATTGACTTAAATGTAGAAACCGGTAAACATTTTACTGGTTCGGGGGTTCGATTTTTATTATTTGTATCTGTCTGAGAAAAAGCTATCAAGCTCTGGCTCAGTAAAATTAGAAACACGATTAATTTTTTCATGATATACTTCCTTTACTATTGTTTTTTGATTTTTAATTTTATCGATACTATTATCAACTTCTCCAATTTCTTTATTGATGTTGTCGATTTTATCGTCTAACATTTCTTGTTCTTTATACATGTTATTAATTACAACATTCAAAGAATCAATCTTCGCCTTATCTTCAGGTGACATACCCACTCGAGGTGTTAAAATGAAAATCATCCAATACAGAACGAACAACCCGAACACAACCATTAAAACGGTTTTATAGTTCTTTGCAAGAAAACCTGCAATTTTATTTGTATTTTCTTTTGCGTTTAAAAGTCTTTCGTCCATATGATATAAATATTAATAATAATTATTTTTTCTTTCTAATTATCTCATCGATAATGCCATAACTCAACGCATCTTCTGATGATAACCACAAATCTCTCGACGCATCCTCCATGACAACTTCGGATGGTTTGTTACAATATTCACCCAATAGGTCAAATAGAATTTTATTTAATTTTTCCCATTCTTTCATATTAATCTTAGCATCCTGAATATTACCTTCAAAACCTCCTGAAGACTGATGTAACATTGTTCTACTGAATCTTAGTGAACATCTCTTACCTTTTGTACCCGCACCAAGTAAAACCGAACCCATAGATGCTGCCATTCCAGTGTTGATTGTACGAATATCCGAGTTGATATAATCCATTACATCCACCATTGATAATCCACTTTTTACAGAACCACCAGGACTATCAATGTGCATTGTGATATCAGTATTATCGATACTGTCTAAAAACATAAGTTGAGCTTGAACCACTGTCGACATGTTATCGTTTACAACACCCGCAACCCATATGATTCTTTCCATCATCAATCGTGAGAATACATCCATCACGGTTACGTTCATTTGTCTCTCTTCCAATATGTATGGAGTTAAACTGTCTTCAACTTGTTTGTTGTAGTGATGTAAATTTAAACCGCTAATCCCTTTGTCCTTAGCGAATAGTCCGAAGTCTTTATATAGTTTACTGTTCATGTGAATTATTTTTTTTAAATCTAAGAAAAAAAAGTGATATTAAGAAATTTTTGGTGTGATAAAATCAATTGAACTAATGTTGTTATCTTTTTTGACCATAACCAAATTGTCCGACCAGTTTCTAATTAATGGGTTATGGGAAATAACAAATATGTGTTCAAAATAATCTTTAATTTTTTTGAAGAACTCTCCCACCATTTCCAAATTCTCATCCGCAATTTTACCAAATACTTCATCCATTACAACAATATTTGGTTTGGGTAATGACGATATCTTGGTTAATACGCTTCGAAGGGCAAGTGATGAAATAGTTCTTTCATAACCCGAACCACTAACGAGTGGTTTTACTACTCTAGTTTCAGTATCAATCATTATAAATTCAACCTCGTTTCTCTCGTTGATGTTCAATTCTAAAATAAAGTGACAACTATCAACTAAAAGTCTGTACAACTCTTGGTTAATTAGTGGGACCATATTTTTTAAAATAACCTTTGAGATTCCATTCTTACCGAAAACGGTTAGGTAAACCTTGAAGATAGATTGAGTTTCATTTTCAACTTTTATCTTTCTAATTAAATCCTTATTAGTTTCAATTTTTTCAGTTAAAGTTTGATTCTGATTTTTTAATCTTTCAATAGTAGTGCCATAACTTCTTAGATTTGCATTGAGGGTTTCAATTTGAGACTTTAAACCCACAATTTCAGCATCTATTCTTTGATTCTCTTCTAACTTTTGTTTGTTGCGGTCATAGTTATCAAGTTTTGTTTGTAACTTTTCAATTTCTATTTTTTTCTGCTCGACCTCCAACTCATACCTTGTCTTTTTAATTTTGTTTTTTTCGTACCCATCGTACTCTTTTTTCAAATCAATAAAGACCTTTTCCTTTTCAGTTAATTCATCATACTTCTTACGATTATCTGTTTGAATTTTCCTAATTGATTCGACCAATTCTTTTAATTTATTTATTTCATCAGTGTGGTCAACCTCAGCTAATGCTCTTTTACAGGTCGGACATATTTGTCCTTCCTCTAATTGTTTTATTAGTTCTTCGTTTCGTTTAATGGAGTCAGCATTTACTCTACCTTCCACAACTATTCCATTCATTTCATCTTTTAGTAACAAATGATTTTCCTCAAGATAAAACTGTGAAGGTTCTTTTACATTAACAGAATCGGCGTTAGTAATTGAAACTTGTTTTTGTTTTTCCAAATTACTAATATCAACCTTTATTTGACTTGTATTGGTACGAATTAAATCTTGGTCAATATCTGTGTTTCTTTTTGACAACAAATCATCTCTTTTATTTTCCGCATTTTTTAAGGTTGACTGAGTTTTTGTTGTTTCAATTTCTAATCTAGATATTTCTGATTTGTTTTCATCGATACCTTCTTGAAAAGAAGTAATCTCTGTTTCCAAATCATTCATATTATGATTATTGGAAATCAATTTTTTACTCCATTCACTTTGAATTGTTTTACAGATTTCTTCTTTTTCTTTAAGAATTTCTAAACCTAAAAACTTTGTAAGTATTAAACCTCTTGCAGTAGGTTTTGATTCAATGAGTTCTTCTAAATTATTTCCAGTTGTTAATATTGTTGATAGAAAATCTTCCTCTGTGCCGATTGCCTTTGTTATAAAATCTTCAGTTTCTCTACGTTGTTCACCTGTTAAATTTTCAATCGTACCATCTTGATTTTTTTTATAAAAATCCAATTTATTTGTGACGGTATAATCACCACTTTTTGTTTTCTTACGTGAGCTTATTCTCTCAATAATGTAGTCCTCATTGTCTATGGTTATGTATCCCTTAACTTTTACTTCGTCATTGTTACTGAACCTATTGAAAATTTCTGAATTGGTTTTAGTTTTTGTGGTTTTATTAAAAAATAAAAACATCATTAAATCAACTGTTGCAGTTGACTTACCACCAAAATTTTTGGGTGTAGATTCTACAACTGTGATGCCGGGTAATATGGTAAAATCAATCTCATTGTTTCCCCCATAGGACAGGAAATTTGAAAATTCAACCTTTTTGATATACCATTTAGTGTATTTGATTCTATCACCGTTTTTACGGATGAATTCTTCATTTACTTTATTGTCAAGATTATTAAGTCTTTCTAATGATATATTGATTTCATTCTCCTCAACGAAATCTTTCATCAAAGTTTTTTGGTACTGAAAATCAGAAATATTTTCTGTTATGTCTAATGACGCTAATTTTGTTTGGTCATCATTGGATATAACTTTAGTTATAATTTGAACGTACTTTGTGTTGTATTTCTTTTGAAAATATGATTTAACTCTATTGAGTTTTTCAGAGGTGAAGTTCTCATGTGTATCCTGCCATGTAACTTTAATGTAGGGATTTTTAAGATTGGTTACTTCTTTCTTTGTAGTGTCCATTTGTTCTTCTTTAAGTTATAGGTTTGAACGTGTTCTTTTTTAAATGACATCCATTTTTCTATCTCTTCACTATTGTTTGGTTTGAATTCTGTGAAAAGTATTTTGTCTTTATTCTTAATTGTGGTTGGTTTTATTAATATAACTTGAGTAAAATCTCTGTTTGTTCTAATAAACCAATGCTTATTTTTGTTTGGGGTTATAGTATCACCTACTTTATCGTACCAATACTTTACCTTCCGTATTGGAATATTAACAGTCCTAAAATCATAACCACTAATCAAGGAATATTCATTCTCCCAAAAATCACCAATCCAACCCCCTCTTTCCAACTCCACACCAAATGAATTATCGTCAACACAAATTAAATCAATTGCTTTTGAATTAGGATGTGACTCGAACAAAATGTTAAAAACTTCTTTAATGAAAATTTTAGCAAAATTTCTTACTTCAGTGTCATCAAAACTTCTTTTTATGTAACCCATTTAAAATTTTTGAACATCCCGTCAGGGTTTATTTATTGAATCTACTTTCTTCAAAGAATTCAACTATTCCATTTATAGCCCATACACTTCCCGCGGTAAACATACCGTCAAAGAAAATAGATGGTAACCAATGAATACCAAAATGAGTTGTCATTCCCCCGAGACAGATTGAAAAGAAGAATCCAACCCATGTTGATGTACATAACATACAACTAATCAATCCTGAAATAAAATTTCCAACTCCTTGTAAAGGAGCGTATTCATTTTTGGCCCAATTATGTATGGAATCTCTTACAGAGTCAAAAATAGAACCGTAAACGATTATAGTGCTCATTCCATATGCTGCCATAATCCAAATAAAAATGTTTGTCATGTTTGAATGTATTTTATAAAATATATGAAAAAAAAATCAATAAAAAAATTATTCACCATATAAAGATGAGAGGTTACTGTCCTTCATAAATTTACCCTTTCTGCCGAGACCCTCTAATGATTTTGTTAGACTTTCCAATTCAGACTTTAATTTCTCATTTTCAACTTTTAAAGTGTTTAATTCTTCGTCATTTTTTACCTCAATAATCTTTTCAATTGGGACTTCTTTTATAACCTCTCTTACTACAATCTGAGTATCCCCTTTTATCTCCACCGGTACCTCTTTAATAACTTCAACAGGTACCTCTTTAATAACTTCTCGAATAATTTCAATTGGTTTTTCAATTATCCTATCTACGGGAATCTCTTTAATAATTTCTTTGATTACTTCCTTCTCTACTATCTTTTCACCAGATGAAAATCCAAATGGTACTTCACCGTACTTTACAATATTGAAACCTTTTTTAAAAACTTGTTCCGCAAATTCTTGAGGATTCTCAATTTTGTTTAATTCACAATACTTTATGAATTCATTATCTAATATTAAGTAGTTTTTCTGATTCATTGTCAATATCTAATATGTCAGATATGGAGAAATGTAGAAAAGGTTGTTCATTCTCTATATCATAAGTATGGTATTCATCGTTTACCACGTCATAAACACCGTATCCGTGATAATTAACTGTCTCACCAAAATTTTGTTGAATCAGAGAACCAATCATGATAGCTTTACCTCCGTTGGGTAAGTCAAACATTTGTCTTTTATGGATATCACCACAAAGTAATAAATCCAAACCAACAAAGTTTAATGGTGAGTAGGCATTTTCAAACTCGAACCCTAAATCAGTGGACAAACCTTGTATTGGTCCATGAAATAAACCAACATAAAATTTATTATCCTCTTTTTCAAAATCGGGTTTTTGATTGTGTTGATATAAAGAGTAAACCACCCAATTAATGTTCTCATCCTCATATACCCCACTGTTTTTGAAATATTTGACATTTTCATTATTCAACATTTCAACAATTGGGGTAATACTATCCAATCTACTCACATTATTTTCTAAAAAATCATGGTTTCCTGGTATTATTATAACAGGTCCGATGTTTTCGTGTAACTGTGTTAGGAACCAAGATGTGAGCATCATTTGTTCGTTTGAGATATTAATTTTTTGATGAGCAATGTCACCAGTAATGACCACTCTTATCTCATCGTAATTACAATCTTCCACTCTTCTCATCGCATCGTCAATTACCATCTTGAATTGTTTCTTATACATGTCATGTAATTGAAAGGTCCTGATGTGTAAATCAGATATGTGTATAATTTTTCTTATCATTTTAAGTATTTTTTTATATCCATTTGTAAAATCGAATTGGTCATGTCCGATGGGACTTTGTATTCCGTAAACGTCCCATTATCTTTAAGATGTGTAATGACACAACCTAATAATTTGATATCTGAAAACTTACTACCTTCCAACATTTTTAATAATAGTTTACCATACAATGGTAGTTGAACATAATAGTGACTTAGAGCGGTATCATAATAGTTTTCAAAAGGGTGTAACATTTTTGAAGTATAGGGTTGTATTTGAAAATTCTTTTCTTGGTTTGTTTTCCAATCCGTAACAACAATTCCAAATCCGTCTTTTTGTTTGTTCATCATCAGCCAGCATTTATCAGGTTGACCAACATATCCTAGTTCAGGGTCACCCAACACCATTTCAGTATCTAAGAGTACCGCACCTCTTTCTTCCATCAAGGTTAAAAAATCTTTACCCGCTGATATCATACTGTCACTCTTCATGATTTGTTGATTGTCACATTCAAAAATTGGTTGTCTCACATCTTTATAATTACCATATCTACCAACTAAATCAGTTTCTAACATGTAATGAACCCTACTACCTAAATTTGTAGAGTAATCACCCGCTTTCTTCCATTTTTCTAACAATAAACGAGTTTCTTCCTCGTCACCATCTGTCATTTGGTAAGCTTTAGATTCTGCATCAAATGGGATGTAAAATTTTTTAATGACTTTTGATACGGATGGAAAATTATTTCTATGTTTTCCATCTAAATCTCTCATAAAATAAATGTGTTCATCTTCATAAAAAGTAAGTTCTAACTCCTTTTTTCTAATTTCAACACACTCTCTGATTTCCTGTGCTATTTCTGTTAAATTCATTTTAATCTAATTTAAATTCTTTGTATTCGGTTAAGTTTCCTTGTAAATCTGCAATGTCTTTGTCTTTAGGTAGTTTCACGATGTTTATCTTACCCAATAGTTTACCACAATTTAATTTGTGATATAATTTTTCTGCGTCGTCCCACGCATCACCATCTAACAATATTGTCACTTCACATCTAAGGTCATATATTTTATTAAAGAGTAAATCACTTATGTACTTACCTAACATTGGGACGGCATTATCTAAAAAAATAGAGTCAAACGCACCCTCGACTAAATAAATTTTTTTTGACCAATCTATCAAACTTTCATTAAAAATAATTGTCTCTTTTTGTACGTCAGGATTTTTATATTTTAATTTAGTTTTTGACAAAAATGAACGTGCAACAAAGTAATTGATTTGTCTCCATTCATTATAAGATGGAATTATTATTCTATTCTCATATGGTCCTGAGAATGCAAACCCTATATTGTGTTTTCTTATTATTTTGTCAGTAACGTTTCTCTTTTTTAGATACGCCATGGCTTGTCTATAGTGGTGAGTCAATTTAACACCGTCACTTGGATTGTTAAGTGCAATAAATTCTTTGGGTAATTCAACTTGTTTGAATTGTTTTACCACAAGTTCTACCTCATCAGGTTTTAATAACTCATATCTTTTTAGATGTTTTTCGTTTCCATATTTTTTTATGAGTTTGTAAACCGAGCCATGGGTATTGTATAATTCAGAACATGACCAACACTTATAAACCAACATTTTGTAATTGATTTCCAAGTTACCTTTACCATCACCGTGGTCTAATCCTTTGATTTCGTGGGAACATACTGGACAATCAAACGCCAACTGTCCTTTGTATTCGTTGTGCATTCTACAGTCACCAAGAATATCTTCAAGGATGTCAATAACAGGTTTGTATTCAATGGCAACTGATGGCATAGATAAAATATACAAAATAAAAATTGTAAAACCAAACCGCATAAAAAAAGGTGGGGGTTATACACCAAAACCTCCCACCTTATGTCAAAATACTAATGCTATCTTGACATTATTAGTTATTGAATCAAATTCTTTTCAAAGTATACACAATCATTTTCATAAAAACAAATTTTAATTGGAAATACCTAATTTTTGCATGTTCACAAATCCAATCACCGCTGTTGCCGCATCACTCATATCGTAGTTTTCTTTTTTCAATTGACCGTTTTTACCATACAACCACTCTACCTCAGGACAAACGGTATTTACGTTTTCCCATATAATGTGTTTCTTGTCTATATCTTTAGGTAAACCACCAAATAAAACATTCTTACCCTTATCGTTTTTACCAACTAAGCTTGGAAATGCATATTTTCTTGCATTGTAGGTGGTAATGAAAGTAGGTACAATACCTAAAATCTCATAACACGATTTGAGAATCATTGTGTTGTATCTCAATAATGTTCCAACAGTGTAAATGTTATTTGAATTTAATAGTGGTTCCTCAATAACAACTCGTGTTATCCCCACATCTTTATAATCTTCTAAATGTTTTTTAAACGCCTGTGCCTTCTTTAGAAGTTCCTCAATCTTATCTTCAGGTTGAGGTTTTATTTTAGGAGAAAAGTGTGTCAATTCTAAAAGTCGCGAAGAATTAACATCAAATAGCGCCCATCCGATGGTCTTGGTTGAAATGTCTAATCCCAAAATTTTGGGTGCATTCTTAAATTTTATACTCATATAAAAATTATATGAGATATCATTTAAATTGTAAAGAGTTAGAAATCTATTTTTATTGCGAATACTTGTGTTCCGCTTCTTTTTACAGGATTGGCGGTCTTACCTATTGCCAACACTTCTTTATTTTCGTTCAATAAAGCAACTTCTGTAATTCTCTTATCTTGACCTGTAGTATACGTTGGATTTTGTGTAACATTAAATTGACTAGCCGGTAAGTTCACCAAGAAATTCATTTTCTCAATATCCGTTGCTCTTACCAATTTAATACTACCAGGAAAAGGTTGTTCATCACCAAACTGTGGTGCTGTTGATGGTTGATTTGGTATCTCACCAATATAAGATTCTAAATCAAATATTGTAGTATCATTATCGTACATGTCAAAAGTAACTTGAAATGAATAATCAACTAAGTTCGCAGGGTTAATTGTGTTACCAACAGTATGATTTGGTATATATTGAGTCATATCCAATAATTTCCAAAGATTTGGTTCAGGTAAATCACCATAATTGGTAACTTGAATTAATAATTGGAACTGATTAGCTATAAACCCATTTTTAAAATTACAAGTACTACCTGTTACCATATCTGTGAAATAACCATTTGCGAACTTGACATATAACTGACAGGGAGTTGTATAATAGGTACTACCTGTTGTTGTTTCGAATTTAGTATAGTAGTTACAAGGTAATCCATTCATTTGGGTATCACCCGTGTAGTTTAACATGTATGTTAACCATATAGTCTGTTCAGTTGAACCAGAATAAAAAGATTGTGCGGCTGGTAAATCACTTGGTAATAAGTTTATTTTTGGTGAAGGTAGTGTGTACTTTCTGTTAGATTTATAATCCATAACAGCAACCAACTCTTGGTCGTCAATGACAACTACTTTATTGTTTACGAAAATTTTACCAACTCTATTTCCAATCTCATCTAATAGATATCTGTACTTGATTTTTTGGTATGCGTTTTTCTTCGAACTAACAAAGTAATCTGTTGTGTCCATAGTAAGTAAAGCACCTATTGTTGTACCAGTATTTCTATGGTATTGAATAAATGGGATATATACTTCAAAATATTCTAAATCTGTTATCGTGTTACCAATTGAGTCTTCTAACAATGCTTGAGATTCCGTATTATTTGTGCTTATATAATCGTCGTACTTATAGAATCTTTCAGGGTCATTTTTTAAATCTCCGAGTTCTGAATAATGGATTACAGCAATACATCTTTGTTCCTCAGGAGTAACTTCAATCACTTCATTATATGAATTTTTATAAGAAGTGGGGTTAGTTACCGTGGTACCTGAACTTGTTGTAAATGTTTGACCACTTGATGTTGTATAACCTAAAAATTGTTTAGTTGATACGTGTTTGTTTGATGTAAAACCTGTTATGTTTTCGTCCACACCATTAACGTCAAAACCGATTGGTTTCATACCCCAAACGACATTCATGGTCCATGAATTTAATTGTTGTGTTGGGTCAATTTCCGCGGGTTTACAGTTTGGATTATATGTTACACTTACAGGATATTCATTTTCACAAGAATTACATACCACTTGAGCGGGACCTGTACATCCTGAAAAATTAGGTGTCGCTCTATCAAGATAAAGTGTATTTCCTGTTACACCTGTAATTTTATATGTTAAACTGTTTGTTTCACCAGTGATTACAGGATGATTTGGGTCATTACCACAAAATCCACCATAAACTATTGTAATATACTCACAGTCATTAAAACTAGCACCTGTTAATACGGTCACACTATTATCACCTGTCATCGCGGATAATGATATTTGTTGAGTTTCACACTCAACACTCGTTCCTGTACAATTACTACTATCATAATCAATATACTCGGTTACAAAACCGGCAGGACCCATAACGTTTCTTAAAGTATCGGTGGTTGAAGATTGTACGGGAATACCATAAACCGTAGAACCCGTGTTACTACTATCTAATTTATAGGGATATTTTACACCCCCTTCTTTATCAAAGGGTGCAAAGACCATTTGAAATGGTTGTGAGTTTAATCCTGTAAAATTATCAAACGGTGATGTGTAATCAAATTCAGAATCCCCAATTTGAAAATATGCGATGTTAAAACTACCTTTTGCAATAGAATTTCTACCCTTTTGGGTGATTCTAACTGATAAAAATTCTGAATTATTATTACTTAAAAAACTCATGGTTATAATATAAATACTTTAGTTGAGATAATCAATTTTAATTACATGTTCCAGTGCTTGTAAAAGTACCGTCACCATCATTCGTAACTTGAGGTGTTGGTGTTAAATAACCACAGTATGTCTCAGTTGTACCATTCCCAACAGTAATAAATTGAAGGGTACCGGTACAGTCAGTATAACTAAATGTGGTATGACCTCCTGTTCCTGTCGTTCCTCCATCGAATTCCCATAGTATGTCACATGGAGTAGCCGAACTGGTTGGGGTGAGTGTTGGTGTTGGGGTATTTGTTGGTGTTACTGTATTGGTAGAAGTCACGGTCGGTGTTGGTGTTACAGTTTCAGTTGGTGTAACTGTATTAGTAGGTGTTACAGTATTCGTTGGGGTTACGGTCGGTGTTGGTGTTACAGTTTCAGTTGGTGTAACTGTATTAGTAGGTGTTATTGTTGGTGTTGATGTGGGCGAACCACCGGGTGATGTTGTAATTGTTGGAGTTACTGTATTAGTAGGTGTTACAGTATTCGTTGGGGTTACGGTCGGTGTTGGTGTTAAAGTATTGGTGGGTGTGGGTGTTACAAGTGGTATGATTGAATCGGAGCAAATACCCACCCTAGAACCTGAGGCACCACCATTACCTGATATGGTCATCGAGATAAATGGTGTTGAATTTGTTATTATGAATTTTCCACCACCATTGACAAAAAGTGGTGCGGTTGAGCCACCAATAATTGTGTTACCTGTTATTGTTACATAACAACTTAACGGTGAAGATATTGTGGGGGTACCTGTATTTGTTGTAAATGTGAAATCTTCATCACTAGTACCACCCATACCGGTTATAAAAACAACTAAATCATTTACTGGTGAACTAAAATTGTATCTATATGAGAAAGGTCCTGAATTTCCTAAAAAGTTATGATAGTCGGTCATTACAATAGTGTCACCAACACAGGATGACGTGTATCCAGATGTATTTTCGGTAACACTACCACTATATGTTGATGTTATAGAAACACCGTTCACTGTCGAGGGGACATAAACGCTATCGTTACAAGTATACCCTGTTGATGGTGTACTACTAACAGTTGGTGTTGGGGTAAGTGTTGGTGTATTCGTAGGAGTCGCACTCTGAGTCGGTGTTACTGTTGGGGTGGGTGATGATATCGGTGTCGACGAACTATCACAACAATCATCCAAATTAACTCTAAAAACTTGTTCACAACAACCTTCACAATCAATTCTAACATATATCTCCATTAATGTTGGGTCTATACCTGTAATATCACAAATATCTCCTGTGGACATACTTGTACATGAAGTTATACCTGTTATGTTAGTTGAAGTTAATCCGGTATAGACCGTACAATTTGTATAATTAGAACCGGAATTAAATGAAATCTTAACGCCTTTTGGGGTGACCAAATCGTTTACACAACCTGAAGGTGTAACAGTAGGTGTAGGGGTTTTTGTTGGGGTGTTGGTGGGTGTTGGGGTTGGCGAACCACCAGGTGTTGATGTAACTGATGGTGTAACGCTAGGTGTTAGAGTCGGTGTTGATGTTACTGTAAGTGTAACTGTCGGTGTTAAAGACGGAGTTGTTGAAGGTGTTTCACTTGGTGTATTAGAGGGTGTTGCCGATGGTGAAGTAGTTGGTGTGGGCGAACCTCCTGGTGATGAAGTAACTGTAGGTGTAACTGTATTTGTAGGGGTTGATGTATTGGTTGGAGTTACTGATGGTGAGGTAGTTGGTGTGGGTGTAGGTGAATCGCCTGGTGATGAAGTAACTGTAGGTGTAACTGTATTTGTGGGAGTTGATGTATTGGTTGGTGTAGGTGAACCGCCAGGTGAAGTTGTGACTGTAGGTGTAACTGTATTTGTAGGAGTTACTGTTGGTGTGACAGATACAGTTGAAACCGGCGAACTTGTTGGTGTTACTGTTGGTGTTACTGTTGGTGTGACAGATACAGTTGAAGCTGGTGAACTTGTTGGTTCAGGAGTGACTGTAGGTGTGACTGTCGGAGTACTAGTTAATGTAGGTGTTGGGACCGGTAGTGAGTCACAATTTTGGTAGTCCTCACAACCACCATTAGGATTCACAACTATATTAGTTGGGTCACTGAATGTAATTGTTTGATTGTCAAAACATACACATTGATAAACCGTAGCAAAAGGTGCGATGGTTCCGGAAGTTTGAAGCAAACCATAACAATCAGTATATGAATATGTAATTGTATTTCCATCTTCACTTATGATTTGTTTACACACACAATCCGTACATATTGATGGTGTTGGTGTTGGGGTGGGGGATAGTGTTGGTGTTACAGTGTTAGTTGGTGTGGGTGTAACTGTTTTAGTAAGTGTTGGAGTTGGGGTTGGGGTTTCTGTGGGTGTTTCTGAAGGTGTTGGGGTTGGGGTTTCTGTGGGTGTTTCTGTTGGAGTTGGGGTTTCTGTGGGTGTTTCTGTTGGAGTTGGTGTCGGGGTTGGTGAAGGACATGATGGACACTCACCAGCTGTACAACTTGGTTGTGAAACCCACGTCCCAGTGTCGTCAACTGTTGCGGTTGAAGGGCCCGACGCAACCGCAATATAACAATCCGTATTGTCAGTGTATACACTACCTACTATATAATTTAATCCACTTTGTACTTCATAAATAGTGCCTCCTTGTTCACAACATTTTTCAAAAAAAGTGGTTTCTTGACATTGTGAACCACTATCATTTGCAGTACTATTCGATGCGGTTAATGGAGAATCGTTTTTAAAATAATATAAACTAGGTAATCCATTTTGTATGTCGGTACAAATAGTATAACTACCATTTGAAAAACTTGTTGTTGTAAGTACACCATTACAGTTGTAATAAGCAACATACACCTTACCATTATTAACAGGGTTAGTGTTACCGGTGGCATTACCGGTATCCAATGAACTTATTGTGACGTTATATAATTGACAAGCCATTTATTACGTTATTTGAACAACATTAACATTAAATGCACATGGGTAGTAACAATCACTACATCTTAAATCAACTAATGCTAATTGATAACCACCTTGCAATTTTGGTACCGATGATGGTACAGGGTTTATGTGTCCGTCACAGTGTTCCACAAATACAAAAATTTGTGGTATGTTATCCAATAAACTTATATTAAACGTATATCCCGTTGATATTGGAATTAAAACTTCAACCCCATTGATATAATTTGCATCATCAATATTATGTGTTAACCCTGTGTAGATATAGTACCCGTTACAAGGTGTTTGTCCTGAAAAATTTGATATTGTTACTGAGTATGTTACTAATGACGGCATTATTTCATAAATATAAATTCAATGTTTAATTACAATAATCGGGATTTAAATCACAATCTATAAATGCAATACCACAATAGTTAGGGTCTGTTATGGTTCCACTTAAACCGGTTTGTGCAACTAAGTATTCACCAGCACTTGGATTGAGTGTAATATTTCCACTATCCTGTGATGAACCAATGAATATTTGCCATTGTGGTGATGTGTATACCGCAATTACCACCCCTGAACTATTAACCTTATAAAAAGTAATTGGGATATTTGAAGTGGCGGTTGTTACACTACCTAAATTATCTTTTAGTGTCCAAGTAACTTCATATTGTATATTTTCATCTATCGTTTCAATACTGTACCATAAACAATATGATGAAGGGGTGTTTTGTGTTGGAGTAGGAGTTGGAGTCTTGGTAACTGTTGGGGTTGGTGATAAACCAGGAGTTTTTGTTGGAGTAGGGGTTGGTGTAATTGAAGCGTTCGGTGTCTTAGATGGTGTAGCGGTAACTGTTGGTGTTTTTGTAACTGTAGGTGTTGGGGTTGGGGTTCTTGTAACTGTAGGTGTTGGAGTTGGACTTATTGGTGGGTCACACTGTACCTCAACACTAAAACATAGTGTATCATAACAAGGAAACGCTTTACTATCGTGAGTGTAAATATTTTTAATTATATAACGACCTGTAGTGTCGTCTGTCATTTTAACCCAATATTGAGTATTAAAACTTAAGTTTGTAATTGTAACAGCTGTAAGAGTTAAACCTGTTGCGTAAAGTGTAAATGTTGAATTGTTCGTTTCAGGATACGGGCTATCACCGGACTTGTATCTAATTGAGTACGTACCATCATTGATTATATTGTATAAACGAACATTTAATCCCATTTTTTAATTATTGATTTCTATATTTGATAAATATAAAAAATCCTATTTTATAGTAAAGTTATTTTAACATCCATCACCAATTGTATACTGAGTAGTTACCGAACCAGAAACTACTTCATAAATTACACTTCCAATTTGAAAAAACCCATCAAATGTTGTTGTTAAGTTATTATTCGTGTAGATGGTAACACCTGAATCATAAATATTGACCACATTTGGTAATGTGTATAATGTTACACTATACGAACCTGAACACAACACAACCCCACTACAGTAATTTGTACATCCAACCATATTCCATTCTTGATATGTCGGACTAGGTGTTGGTGTAACTGATGGAGTTTTAGTTGGGGTTGGGGTTTTAGTTAAAGTAGGGGTTGGGGTTGGGGAAACCGCTACCAAGGATGAACCACAAATTTCGTATAGAGCATTATCATTTATACCATATATTGTATTTGTCGGTACATACAAAGGTTTAGAAATACCGTCACCAATAATTTCACTAAATATACCTGTTGTCGGGTCTAGAACACCTAAGAATCCATCTGACAATGTTGAATATCTGCTAATATATAATTTACCGTTATCAGGATTATATATCATAGACCTTGTTGAGCCAAAAATCCAAGTTGCTCCCGATATTGAATTTAAAGTAAGTGTGGTGTTTGTTGCAACATCTATTTTGTATACCGTAGACGCACTAACTAAATAAATAATATTGTTCGTCACATCCAAAGCAATTAAACTTGCTGAGGTGATTGGTAGTGATGTACCATCTAACGAAATAGTATTACCAGAACAAGAATATATTCTACCACTCTGAGCGAAATATAATTTATTATTATTAGGATTGTAAACAGTCGCTTCAGGGTTTGATAAAGTTATACCTGTAATTTGGTTTGTAAAAGTATCTGTTGAACCATCTATGACACTAATTTGTGAAACTGAAAAATTTCCACCTGTTTGACTAAATGCATAAATTTTATTTAAAACAGAATTATATTCAATTTTTCCTAAACCTGATGTTATTCCCGAAATTGATATTGACGATGTTGTGTTTGTGTTTAAATTTCTTATTAACATTTTAACAGGAAATGATGATTCCCAACTGTATAATTTGTTGTTAGTTGAGTTATATCCTAATAATAAACTACTTCCTGACCATGTAAATTCATTTGTTAAACTTGTTGAATTTGGGACAAAAGATTGTACAACACTTGATGCGTTTAGAACGTATGCTTTGTTATTTGATGATGAATAAACCATACCTTGTCTACCAACGGCAGAATATGAATTCGTTGCGGCAAGAGTATTTCTAACTGAATCACTACAACCACCTGATGGTGTTGGGGTCAGGGTCGGGGTTACGGTATTAGTAGGTGTTACACTTGGGGTCGCAACTGGATTACCGGATGGACTTGGTGTTGGGGTTTTTGTTGGGGTCGGGGTTGGAGATACAATAGGTACAGGTAATGTAAAATTCACAGAATTAGTACACGTACCAGTACTTTGAACTGTAAATGTTGTTATTGAATAACACACAAGTGCGGTATACCCAGATAATAATTGAGATGTTGTCACACCAGTTGCAATTAATACTATAGTTCCTCCTGTTGTTGTTCCCGAAATATTATAAGGTCCGGCTTGCGTTAAAAAATAAATTGGGTGTAATGAGAATGTATATTGAGTACATCCTGTAGGTACTAGTGAAGGTGATGGGGTTACTGTGGGTGTTACACTAACAGTTACCGAAGGTGTTAATGAAGGGGTATTTGTGGGTGTATTTGTTGGTGTAACCGAAGGTGTCGAACCTAACGTACTTGACGGTGTATTTGTGGGTGTATTTGTTGGTGTAACCGAAGGTGTCGGAGTTAGACTTGGAGTTTTTGTTGGAGTTACAGTATTTGTTGGGGTTGGGGTTTCGGAAGGAGTTTCGGAAGGAGTTTGTGTTAATGTGGGTGTTGGAGTTGGGGTCACACTCGGACAAACTACAGTACAGAAACCATTGAAAGATATCCCTGCATATGGGTAACTCGGGTCGTAACAAACATATGTTGGTGAAAATGAACCACTATGATATACACCACAACAGTCCGTATAATACCAATTTGGTGAATCGGTTATACCTGAGTAACATAAAGTTGGTGTGGGTGTTGGAGTAGGGGTAGGAGTTGGACTTGGTGGTGTTAAACAGTCAATACAATTTGTAAAAAGAGCATTTTCAGAAATTAATTGTGCAACAGTATAATTGTAAGTGGTGCTACCAGTGCCTTGTTCATAAACTCCTGTATAGTTGTAACATGTACCATCATAAGAAATTGTTGCACCTGTACTTTGGAAATACTGATTAACTTCTGAATTTTTTAAACCAAAGTAAACAAATGCCCCTGGTATTTGGCAATGTTCAAATTGCCACCCATTAAAATCGTCGTTACATTGTTCACAGGTTGTATAACCACTAAAAATAACCGTACCTGACGGTCCACCTCCGACATTTCCTGTTGAAGACCAACATTGGTAATCAGCAAAAATCGTGTCACCCGATAATACTAAACTGTCATCGACGACAAAATCATAGTATGACGCTGGGTCTAAACAATTTTGAAATGTTATTATTTGTGCTGGCATTTATTACTATTCTTTCTATAAATACTTAAATCATTATTTTATCATTAACATGCTTCTCCACAAAATGTGTTACAATAATCACCACAACCAGTACCGTATGTATATTGCGAAGTATATATTGGTGGTACGAAGTTTCCTCTAAACAATATAAACACATTTGTCACTCTCATAAGACAAACGCTATAATTACCAGGGGCGTTATAACCTTGTGTTGTGAATGTACCATCACAACATTGGTATGCAAAGTATACTTGATTATCATCTGAGGCTGTTAAATCATTAATATCAACAAAAAAGTCTGTACACAAACAATCACCACAAGCACCATCATACGTTATCTCCCCACCATAAGGACCTAATACACTTGGAATACTACATGAACATATCTCAATTGTACCACTTGCTGGGTACACATTTGGGTCAAGTATTTCTGTGGGTGTTCCTCCACCGCAACAAGTGGTATAGTTAACTATATTACCAGGTCCTAATCCTGTAATAATATATGACTCACAAACACATGGTGGAGTTGGGGTTGGGGTCGGAGTTGGAGTTGGGGTTGGGGTTGATGACGGATTTGAAACCGGAGATGGTGTTGGAGTGTTTGTTGGAGTGTTTGTTGGAGTTACAGTCTTGGTTGGTGTATTTGTAGGAGTATTGGTTGGTGTTAAAGTTGGAGTAACTGTCCTTGTTGGAGTATTTGTAGGGGTAAAGGTTGGAGTTACAGTCTTGGTTGGAGTATTTGTAGGGGTAAAGGTTGGAGTTACAGTCTTGGTTGGTGTATTTGTAGGGGTAAAGGTTGGAGTTACAGTCTTGGTTGGTGTATTTGTAGGAGTATTGGTTGGTGTTAAAGTTGGAGTAACTGTCCTTGTTGGTGTATTTGTCGGTGTTTTTGTTGGGGTTAAAGTTGGTGTAACTGTTGGTGTAACTGTTGGGGTTGGTGAAGGACAAGGGTGATAAGTTTCACATTCAGTACATGTATTGTATGTACCATACGCAGTGATTGCGGAACCAGGTACTCCTGGTCCGACTGAGTTTGTAACAAAATAACAACAACCATTAATTGATATATAACGGTTTACTAAAAGATTTGGGTTAAATCCATTTTGACAACCAAATTGAATTGTATATTGTCCTGTTGTACCACAACATCCACATCTTTGTAAATCGAAAATCCAAGTGGCGCATGGGTTAGCTCCAATACATGTTTCACATGTATCAACACTAAATGATGATGGTGGATAATACCCGTCAACCCCACTAAAGTTTGGTGGTGAGTAGGTTTGACTATAACCTTCAACAAAATAACAACATCCATTTATAACAATAGTTTGACCTTGTGAAATACCGCTTTGAACATAGGTCAAATTAGTTGTTATACTTAAATAAGAAATAGTATTACCTAAAATACCACCATCACAACATGGTAATAAATAAACATAACCAACCTGTAAGGATGGTGATGGTGTTACTGTGCTTGTTGGTGTTAATGTAGGAGTTAAAGTTGGTGTAACTGTTTTTGTTGGTGTATTGGTAGGGGTTACGGATGGTGTTCTCGTAGGAGTAACACTATTGGTTGGGGTGTTAGTCGGGGTTAAAGTTGGTGTAACTGTTCTTGTTGGTGTATTGGTAGGGGTTACCGTAGGGCTAACAGTGGCGGCTGGAGTTCTTGTTGGAGTAACAGTATTTGTTGGGGTATTGGTTGGTGTGAGAGTTGGTGTAACTGTTCTTGTTGGTGTATTGGTAGGGGTTACCGTATTCGTAGGTGTAACAGTTCTGGTTGGTGTTGGTGTCGGGGTTGGTGATGGACAAAAATTTAGAGTTTCTCCTAAACATTGTGCACAACTTGTCTGAACAGTAGTGTAAATCGTACCTCCAGGTCCTACCTGTTGCACATACGTTGCACATAACTGAATGTCTTGTAAATAAAATACCGTACCTAACAATGTACCTAATGGTACTTGACCATAATAAACATTGGTGTCACCAGGACAACATGATTCAAATCTAGCAGCAACATACTGAGGACTAGCCGTTGGGGTTACTGTTTTGGTTGGTGTCAATGTTGGTGTAACAGTATTTGTTGGAGTGTTAGTTGGTGTTACGGTTGGACTAACTGTGGCAGCCGGTGTTCTTGTTGGTGTAACAGTATTTGTTGGGGTATTTGTTGGAGTTACCGTAGGACTAACAGTGGCTGCTGGAGTTCTTGTTGGGGTATTGGTTGGGGTAACAGTATTTGTGGGGGTTACTGTGTTCGTTGGGGTATTGGTAGGTGTATTTGTTGGTGTTAATGTTGGACTAACAGTAGCCGCTGGTGTTCTTGTTGGTGTAACAGTATTTGTTGGGGTATTTGTTGGAGTTACCGTATTTGTTGGAGTATTAGTTGGGGTGTTAGTTGGTGTTACAGTGTTGGTTGGTGTATTAGTTGGAGTTAAAGTTGGTGTAACTGTTCTTGTTGGTGTATTGGTAGGTGTAACTGTATTCGTAGGGGTGACTGTATTAGTTGGAGTGTTGGTTGGAGTATTAGTTGGAGTTAAGGTTGGACTAACAGTGGCAGCTGGTGTTCTTGTCGGGGTTACGGTATTAGTAGGGGTATTGGTTGGAGTTACCGTATTTGTTGGAGTATTAGTTGGGGTGTTGGTTGGAGTAACAGTGTTGGTTGGGGTGTTAGTAGGGGTGTTGGTCGGTGTAACTGTATTTGTTGGAGTAACAGTATTAGTAGGTGTGTTTGTTGGTGTGTTAGTCGGTGTTAATGTTGGACTAACAGTAGCCGCTGGTGTTCTCGTAGGAGTTACAGTATTGGTAGGAGTATTGGTAGGAGTAACGGTGTTTGTTGGGGTGTTTGTAGGAGTATTGGTTGGTGTTACAGTATTGGTTGGAGTATTGGTTGGTGTAAAAGTTGGTGTAACAGTTTTTGTTGGTGTATTAGTAGGAGTATTGGTCGGTGTGACAGTGTTGGTTGGTGTTACTGTATTTGTTGGAGTATTGGTTGGGGTATTGGTTGGTGTAAGGGTAGGACTAACAGTGGCTGCCGGAGTTCTTGTTGGAGTAACAGTATTGGTTGGGGTATTGGTTGGTGTAACAGTATTAGTCGGCGTATTGGTTGGAGTATTTGTTGGTGTGACTGTATTCGTTGGAGTGTTAGTAGGTGTAAAAGTTGGTGTGACGGTTCTTGTTGGTGTATTGGTTGGTGTAACGGTATTGGTTGGGGTGTTTGTGGGTGTAAGGGTAGGACTAACAGTGGCGGCCGGAGTTCTTGTTGGAGTCACTGTATTGGTCGGTGTGTTGGTGGGTGTGACTGTGTTAGTAGGTGTATTTGTAGGTGTATTAGTTGGTGTGACTGTATTTGTTGGAGTGTTTGTTGGGGTGTTTGTGGGTGTAACAGTATTAGTAGGAGTATTGGTTGGTGTTACAGTTTTGGTTGGAGTGTTAGTAGGTGTAACAGTATTAGTAGGTGTATTGGTAGGTGTATTGGTTGGTGTAACAGTATTCGTAGGAGTATTTGTTGGAGTATTTGTTGGACTAACAGTAGCTGCTGGTGTTCTTGTTGGTGTAACAGTATTAGTAGGAGTATTTGTTGGTGTAACAGTATTGGTTGGAGTATTAGTAGGTGTATTGGTTGGTGTAACGGTATTGGTTGGGGTGTTTGTGGGTGTGTTAGTCGGAGTTACTGTATTGGTTGGTGTGAACGTAGGTGTAACCGTTTTAGTTGGTGTGTTGGTTGGTGTAACAGTATTAGTAGGTGTATTGGTAGGTGTATTGGTTGGTGTAACAGTATTCGTAGGAGTATTTGTTGGAGTATTTGTTGGACTAACAGTAGCTGCTGGTGTTCTTGTTGGGGTTACGGTATTAGTTGGGGTTACAGTGTTAGTCGGAGTGTTAGTTGGTGTATTCGTTGGTGTAACGGTATTTGTTGGGGTGTTAGTTGGTGTATTTGTTGGTGTTACTGTATTGGTAGGAGTATTTGTAGGACTCAATGTAGGTGTAACTGTATTGGTCGGTGTTAAAGTTGGTGTAACTGTCTTTGTTGGTGTATTAGTAGGTGTCTGAGTTGGTGTAACTGTATTAGTCGGAGTATTAGTAGGCGTAACAGTGTTTGTTGGAGTATTGGTTGGGGTATTTGTAGGAGTTACCGTATTGGTTGGGGTGTTTGTAGGAGTATTGGTAGGGGTGACAGTCTTGGTTGGAGTATTTGTGGGGGTAACAGTATTTGTTGGGGTAACCGTATTAGTTGGTGTGTTGGTTGGAGTATTTGTTGGGGTTAGAGTTGGTGTAACAGTTTTTGTTGGTGTATTAGTTGGAGTAACGGTATTTGTTGGGGTATTGGTTGGGGTATTTGTAGGAGTTACCGTATTAGTCGGGGTATTAGTAGGCGTAACAGTGTTTGTTGGAGTATTGGTTGGGGTGTTTGTAGGAGTTAAGGTAGGTGTAACAGTCTTGGTTGGGGTGTTGGTTGGTGTAACTGTATTAGTAGGTGTGTTAGTTGGTGTAACTGTATTAGTAGGTGTATTTGTTGGAGTATTTGTTGGGGTAACAGTATTCGTAGGAGTATTGGTCGGTGTTAATGTAGGAGTAACAGTTCTTGTTGGAGTATTTGTTGGGGTAACAGTATTCGTAGGAGTATTAGTAGGTGTTAATGTAGGTGTAACAGTCTTGGTCGGAGTGTTTGTAGGAGTATTTGTTGGTGTAACAGTGTTTGTTGGTGTTACCGTGTTTGTAGGAGTATTGGTAGGAGTGTTCGTTGGAGTATTGGTTGGTGTTAATGTAGGTGTAACAGTATTAGTAGGTGTTAATGTAGGTGTAACAGTCTTGGTTGGGGTGTTTGTAGGAGTATTTGTTGGTGTAACGGTGTTCGTAGGGGTAACTGTAGGACTCAATGTAGGGGTTACAGTATTGGTCGGAGTATTAGTAGGTGTTAATGTAGGTGTAACAGTCTTGGTTGGTGTATTGGTTGGGGTAACCGTGTTAGTTGGTGTGTTGGTGGGTGTTACTGTATTAGTAGGAGTAACTGTAGGACTCAATGTAGGAGTTACAGTCTTGGTTGGTGTATTAGTGGGTGTGTTTGTTGGTGTAACAGTATTGGTTGGGGTAACCGTGTTAGTTGGTGTGTTGGTTGGAGTATTTGTTGGGGTATTGGTTGGGGTGACTGTCTTAGTCGGTGTATTAGTTGGGGTTACTGTATTTGTTGGTGTAACCGTATTTGTTGGTGTATTTGTGGGTGTATTGGTTGGAGTTAAAGTTGGTGTTACAGTTTTTGTTGGTGTGTTGGTCGGTGTAACTGTATTTGTTGGTGTATTTGTGGGTGTATTGGTCGGTGTAACTGTATTTGTTGGAGTATTTGTTGGGGTGTTAGTGGGTGTAACAGTATTAGTAGGAGTATTTGTGGGCGTATTGGTCGGTGTAACTGTATTTGTCGGAGTATTGGTTGGGGTATTTGTTGGTGTAACGGTGTTCGTAGGGGTAACTGTAGGACTCAATGTAGGGGTTACAGTGTTTGTAGGAGTGTTTGTGGGAGTGTTGGTTGGGGTAACTGTATTAGTAGGAGTAACTGTAGGGGTGACAGTTTTAGTAGGTGTATTAGTTGGAGTATTGGTAGGGGTTACAGTATTAGTAGGGGTATTTGTAGGAGTTAATGTAGGAGTTACAGTCTTGGTTGGGGTATTTGTTGGTGTAACGGTGTTCGTAGGGGTAACTGTAGGACTCAATGTGGGAGTCACCGTATTGGTCGGAGTATTGGTGGGGGTTACTGTATTAGTAGGAGTATTAGTAGGAGTATTGGTTGGGGTTACCGTGTTGGTCGGAGTTAAAGTTGGTGTAACAGTTTTTGTTGGTGTATTGGTTGGAGTTACAGTGTTCGTAGGGGTATTTGTTGGTGTTAGAGTTGGTGTAACAGTTTTTGTTGGTGTATTAGTAGGAGTTACGGTGTTAGTTGGAGTGTTGGTAGGTGTGTTAGTTGGTGTTACAGTGTTGGTTGGTGTATTAGTAGGTGTCTGAGTTGGTGTAACTGTCTTGGTTGGGGTATTAGTTGGCGTTACAGTATTGGTTGGGGTTACCGTATTTGTAGGAGTTACGGTATTGGTTGGAGTAACAGTATTAGTCGGCGTTACTGTGTTAGTTGGGGTGTTAGTGGGGGTAACAGTATTAGTAGGAGTAACGGAATTCGTGGGAGTGTTTGTAGGAGTGTTTGTTGGTGTTAATGTAGGTGTTACGGTTTTTGTTGGTGTATTGGTTGGGGTTACTGTATTTGTAGGAGTATTTGTAGGAGTTAAGGTAGGTGTAACAGTATTGGTTGGGGTATTGGTAGGTGTGTTGGTCGGGGTGACTGTGTTAGTTGGTGTAACTGTATTAGTTGGTGTATTCGTAGGGGTTTGAGTTGGTGTAACAGTATTGGTTGGGGTATTTGTTGGAGTTAAAGTTGGTGTGACAGTTTTTGTTGGTGTATTGGTAGGAGTTACGGTATTTGTAGGAGTATTAGTCGGTGTCTGAGTTGGTGTTACGGTGTTTGTTGGAGTATTGGTTGGAGTTAATGTAGGTGTTACAGTCTTGGTTGGTGTATTAGTTGGTGTTACAGTATTAGTAGGTGTAACAGTATTAGTAGGTGTAACAGTGTTTGTAGGTGTAACGGTATTGGTGGGAGTCACCGTATTAGTTGGTGTGTTAGTTGGGGTTACGGTGTTGGTTGGAGTAACGGTATTTGTTGGGGTGTTTGTAGGAGTGTTTGTTGGTGTTAATGTAGGTGTTACGGTTTTTGTTGGTGTATTGGTTGGTGTAACAGTATTTGTTGGTGTGTTGGTGGGTGTGTTGGTGGGTGTTACAGTATTAGTTGGGGTATTAGTAGGACTCAATGTTGGGGTAACAGTATTCGTTGGTGTTACAGTATTGGTTGGAGTGTTTGTTGGGGTATTTGTTGGGGTTACGGTATTAGTAGGGGTATTGGTTGGAGTTAATGTAGGAGTAACAGTCTTGGTTGGTGTATTAGTTGGCGTAACAGTGTTTGTTGGGGTGTTAGTTGGGGTATTTGTAGGGGTTACCGTATTGGTCGGAGTGTTGGTTGGTGTTAATGTAGGAGTAACAGTCTTGGTTGGAGTGTTTGTTGGGGTAACAGTATTGGTTGGAGTCACTGTATTAGTTGGTGTGTTGGTCGGTGTATTTGTTGGGGTTAAAGTTGGTGTGACAGTTTTTGTTGGTGTATTGGTTGGGGTTACTGTGTTAGTAGGAGTGTTTGTAGGTGTATTAGTAGGGGTATTAGTATTAGTCGGGGTATTGGTCGGTGTAACTGTATTCGTTGGAGTAACGGTAGGAGTTAATGTAGGAGTAACAGTCTTGGTTGGTGTATTAGTAGGTGTGTTAGTAGGGGTTACCGTATTGGTTGGGGTGTTAGTCGGGGTAACTGTGTTAGTTGGTGTGTTAGTTGGTGTGTTGGTCGGAGTTACCGTATTTGTTGGAGTATTTGTAGGGGTTAAGGTAGGCGTAACAGTTCTTGTTGGAGTATTGGTCGGTGTAACTGTATTCGTTGGAGTTACAGTGTTAGTGGGGGTTACGGTATTGGTCGGCGTTACAGTGTTAGTCGGTGTTACCGTATTAGTTGGAGTATTTGTTGGCGTAACAGTGTTTGTTGGAGTTACAGTGTTTGTGGGGGTATTGGTTGGAGTATTGGTGGGAGTCTGAGTTGGGGTGACTGTCTTAGTTGGGGTATTGGTCGGGGTAACTGTGTTGGTTGGAGTAACGGTATTTGTTGGGGTATTGGTCGGGGTATTGGTTGGAGTTAAAGTTGGCGTAACAGTGTTTGTTGGTGTATTGGTAGGTGTTACAGTATTAGTTGGGGTATTGGTTGGAGTTAAAGTTGGTGTAACAGTTTTTGTTGGTGTATTAGTTGGCGTTACAGTATTAGTTGGTGTGTTAGTTGGTGTGTTTGTTGGGGTTACCGTATTGGTCGGAGTTACCGTAGGACTCAATGTAGGAGTTACAGTATTAGTTGGTGTGTTGGTTGGTGTGACTGTATTCGTTGGAGTGTTAGTAGGTGTCTGAGTTGGGGTAACAGTATTTGTTGGAGTATTGGTAGGAGTATTGGTAGGGGTTACAGTATTGGTAGGAGTATTGGTAGGGGTTACAGTATTGGTAGGAGTATTCGTTGGGGTTAGAGTTGGTGTAACAGTTTTGGTAGGAGTATTAGTAGGGGTTACAGTATTTGTAGGAGTTACCGTAGGACTCAATGTGGGAGTCACCGTATTAGTTGGTGTATTGGTTGGGGTTACGGTGTTGGTTGGAGTGTTTGTAGGTGTATTAGTTGGAGTAACAGTATTTGTAGGTGTATTAGTCGGGGTATTGGTTGGTGTTACGGTGTTGGTTGGGGTTAAAGTTGGTGTGACAGTTTTTGTTGGTGTATTGGTTGGCGTAACAGTGTTTGTCGGAGTATTAGTTGGGGTGTTGGTTGGTGTATTAGTTGGAGTTACAGTGTTGGTTGGAGTGTTAGTTGGTGTTACGGTATTGGTTGGGGTTACTGTGTTTGTAGGAGTATTGGTCGGTGTATTCGTTGGGGTTAGAGTTGGTGTAACAGTTTTGGTAGGAGTATTAGTAGGAGTTATAGTATTCGTTGGTGTGTTGGTCGGTGTAACAGTATTAGTTGGGGTGTTGGTTGGGGTGTTGGTTGGAGTAACAGTATTAGTTGGAGTATTAGTTGGGGTGTTGGTTGGAGTAACAGTGTTTGTTGGGGTTACCGTAGGGCTCAATGTGGGAGTTACAGTTTTAGTAGGGGTGTTTGTTGGAGTTACGGTGTTGGTTGGGGTATTGGTTGGTGTGTTAGTTGGTGTAACTGTATTAGTGGGAGTCACTGTAGGGCTCAATGTTGGAGTTACAGTGTTGGTTGGGGTGTTAGTTGGTGTATTGGTTGGTGTAACTGTATTCGTTGGAGTGTTTGTAGGAGTGTTGGTTGGGGTTACAGTATTAGTTGGTGTGTTGGTTGGAGTTAATGTAGGTGTAACGGTTCTTGTGGGGGTGTTGGTAGGGGTTACGGTATTAGTTGGAGTGTTTGTTGGGGTATTTGTTGGGGTTACGGTATTAGTTGGAGTGTTTGTTGGGGTATTTGTTGGGGTTACGGTATTAGTAGGGGTATTGGTTGGGGTATTTGTTGGGGTTACGGTATTAGTAGGGGTATTGGTTGGAGTTAATGTAGGTGTAACGGTTCTTGTGGGGGTGCTGGTAGGGGTTACGGTGTTAGTTGGAGTGTTGGTAGGTGTGTTAGTTGGCGTAACGGTGTTAGTTGGAGTCACAGTCGGACTCAATGTAGGTGTTACTGTATTTGTTGGGGTGTTGGTAGGGGTATTTGTAGGTGTTACGGTGTTGGTAGGTGTAACTGTTGGACTCAATGTAGGAGTCACAGTATTTGTTGGTGTATTTGTAGGTGTGTTAGTTGGGGTAACGGTATTAGTTGGAGTGTTGGTTGGTGTATTTGTTGGTGTTACTGTGTTAGTAGGGGTATTTGTGGGAGTATTTGTAGGTGTTACGGTGTTGGTAGGTGTAACTGTTGGACTCAATGTGGGAGTCACAGTTTTAGTAGGAGTATTTGTAGGTGTTACGGTGTTGGTAGGTGTGTTTGTTGGGGTATTGGTTGGAGTTACCGTATTCGTCGGAGTATTAGTAGGGGTGTTAGTTGGAGTTACAGTGTTTGTTGGTGTGTTTGTAGGGGTATTGGTAGGTGTTACTGTGTTAGTAGGAGTATTTGTAGGAGTATTGGTTGGTGTTACGGTATTTGTAGGAGTTACAGTTGGTGTTAATGTAGGAGTCACCGTGTTTGTTGGGGTATTGGTGGGAGTATTTGTAGGGGTTACCGTATTTGTCGGTGTATTGGTTGGTGTTAAAGTAGGTGTAACCGTTCTTGTTGGAGTGTTAGTTGGTGTAACCGTATTTGTAGGAGTATTAGTAGGGGTGTTGGTAGGGGTTACAGTATTCGTAGGGGTATTGGTTGGTGTATTCGTGGGTGTGACAGTATTAGTTGGTGTTACGGTTGGACTCAGTGTAGGGGTTACTGTATTGGTTGGAGTGTTAGTTGGGGTATTTGTAGGTGTAACTGTATTTGTTGGGGTGTTTGTAGGTGTATTAGTTGGTGTAACTGTATTAGTTGGTGTATTCGTAGGGGTTTGAGTTGGTGTAACAGTATTTGTAGGAGTCACAGTCGGACTCAATGTGGGAGTCACGGTCTTAGTCGGTGTGTTAGTAGGGGTAACTGTGTTCGTAGGAGTTACCGTAGGACTCAATGTAGGGGTGACAGTGTTGGTTGGAGTATTGGTTGGTGTGTTGGTTGGTGTTACGGTGTTTGTAGGAGTTACTGTATTAGTAGGAGTGTTCGTAGGGGTATTGGTAGGGGTTACTGTGTTAGTTGGAGTGTTAGTAGGTGTATTGGTAGGAGTAACTGTATTGGTTGGTGTATTTGTGGGTGTAACAGTGTTAGTTGGTGTGTTAGTTGGTGTGTTGGTAGGAGTTACGGTGTTAGTTGGAGTATTTGTAGGTGTCTGAGTTGGTGTAACTGTATTCGTAGGGGTTACAGTCGGACTCAGTGTAGGTGTTACTGTGTTAGTCGGGGTAACTGTAGGTGTATTTGTTGGAGTTACAGTGTTGGTTGGGGTGTTGGTTGGAGTTACGGTGTTCGTTGGAGTATTGGTTGGTGTATTAGTTGGGGTTACTGTATTAGTTGGAGTATTGGTTGGGGTATTGGTTGGAGTTACAGTCTTGGTTGGTGTGTTGGTTGGTGTTACGGTGTTTGTTGGAGTATTGGTTGGAGTGTTTGTGGGGGTGTTGGTTGGTGTTACGGTGTTTGTTGGGGTGACTGTATTGGTTGGAGTGTTTGTTGGGGTGTTGGTGGGAGTATTTGTAGGGGTTACCGTATTTGTCGGTGTATTGGTTGGTGTTAAAGTAGGTGTAACCGTTCTTGTTGGAGTTACAGTCGGACTCAATGTTGGAGTTACTGTATTGGTTGGTGTTAGTGTCGGGCTTAATGTTGGTGTAACAGTACTAGTTGGGGTATTGGTTGGGGTGTTGGTTGGAGTTACCGTATTGGTTGGTGTATTCGTCGGTGTATTTGTAGGTGTAACAGTATTCGTAGGTGTTACAGTTGGAGTATTGGTTGGGGTTACTGTGTTAGTTGGAGTATTGGTGGGGGTATTGGTTGGAGTAACAGTATTTGTTGGTGTCACAGTCGGACTCAATGTTGGTGTAACAGTTTTTGTTGGGGTATTTGTCGGTGTCTGAGTTGGTGTTACGGTATTGGTTGGCGTATTGGTAGGAGTATTGGTTGGCGTATTTGTTGGAGTTACGGTATTAGTTGGTGTGACTGTATTGGTTGGGGTGTTAGTCGGCGTGTTCGTAGGGGTGTTGGTTGGTGTTACCGTATTTGTTGGTGTATTAGTAGGTGTGTTAGTAGGTGTTACTGTATTTGTAGGCGTGTTCGTGGGAGTCTGAGTTGGTGTTACAGTGTTAGTAGGAGTGTTAGTTGGCGTGTTAGTGGGTGTAACAGTATTAGTAGGAGTCACCGTTGGACTCAATGTAGGTGTAACAGTATTGGTTGGTGTGTTGGTCGGAGTGTTGGTAGGAGTTACAGTATTAGTAGGAGTCACCGTTGGACTCAATGTAGGTGTAACTGTATTTGTTGGGGTATTTGTTGGGGTATTGGTAGGAGTTACTGTATTAGTCGGAGTGTTGGTCGGGGTGTTGGTTGGAGTAACAGTGTTGGTGGGAGTATTGGTTGGAGTGTTAGTTGGTGTATTTGTTGGGGTTACGGTGTTGGTTGGAGATACCGTATTTGTAGGAGTATTGGTTGGAGTGTTAGTTGGGGTTAGTGTTGGGGTTACGGTGTTTGTTGGGGTATTGGTAGGTGTATTGGTTGGTGTAACGGTATTTGTAGGAGTAACAGTGTTGGTTGGAGTATTGGTAGGACTTAATGTTGGCGTATTAGTTGGGGTTACGGTGCTGGTTGGAGTCACTGTTGGACTCAATGTAGGTGTAACTGTATTTGTTGGTGTGTTGGTAGGAGTGTTTGTAGGAGTCACAGTATTAGTAGGAGTCACAGTTGGACTTAATGTGGGAGTTACTGTATTAGTTGGAGTGTTGGTAGGTGTGTTAGTTGGGGTTACTGTATTTGTCGGGGTATTGGTTGGGGTATTTGTTGGTGTAACGGTGTTGGTCGGAGTGTTTGTGGGAGTATTTGTAGGAGTTACTGTGTTCGTAGGAGTTACTGTAGGACTCAATGTTGGTGTTACTGTATTTGTTGGGGTGTTAGTAGGAGTGTTTGTTGGAGTCACCGTGTTTGTTGGGGTATTGGTGGGAGTATTTGTTGGTGTAACAGTATTTGTTGGGGTGTTAGTTGGGGTGTTGGTAGGAGTTACCGTATTGGTTGGTGTGTTAGTTGGGGTGTTGGTAGGAGTTACCGTATTGGTTGGTGTGTTAGTAGGAGTGTTTGTTGGTGTAACAGTATTGGTTGGTGTGTTAGTAGGAGTGTTTGTTGGTGTAACAGTATTGGTAGGAGTTACAGTTGGGGTGTTGGTTGGAGTTACAGTATTAGTAGGCGTATTGGTAGGAGTATTAGTTGGAGTTACTGTATTTGTAGAAGTATTGGTAGGAGTATTGGTAGGGGTGACAGTATTGGTGGGCGTATTGGTAGGAGTATTGGTTGGGGTGACTGTATTTGTTGGAGTATTTGTTGGGGTGTTAGTTGGAGTTACTGTATTTGTAGGAGTATTGGTAGGAGTATTGGTAGGGGTGACAGTATTGGTGGGGGTGTTTGTAGGAGTATTGGTAGGGGTGACAGTATTGGTTGGAGTATTAGTTGGGGTGACTGTATTTGTTGGAGTATTTGTTGGGGTGTTGGTAGGGGTGTTGGTAGGAGTTACAGTATTGGTTGGAGTAACTGTATTGGTTGGAGTGTTTGTCGGGGTATTTGTAGGTGTCAGTGTCGGTGTTACGGTATTTGTTGGAGTATTAGTAGGAGTGTTAGTTGGTGTAACCGTATTTGTTGGTGTATTTGTGGGTGTATTGGTAGGAGTAACTGTATTGGTAGCCGTATTGGTAGGAGTGTTGGTTGGTGTATTAGTTGGTGTGACTGTATTGGTCGGAGTTACCGTCGGTGTATTTGTTGGGGTTACGGTATTGGTAGGGGTTACTGTTGGTGTATTCGTAGGCGTGTTTGTTGGGGTTACGGTATTTGTTGGAGTATTAGTGGGGGTATTCGTAGGTGTATTGGTTGGTGTTACGGTGTTAGTTGGGGTATTTGTAGGGGTTTGAGTTGGTGTAACGGTATTGGTTGGAGTCACTGTTGGACTCAATGTTGGCGTTACCGTATTGGTAGGAGTATTAGTTGGCGTATTGGTAGGAGTAACTGTGTTGGTTGGGGTGTTGGTAGGAGTGTTAGTTGGTGTTACAGTATTAGTTGGTGTGTTAGTTGGTGTGTTTGTTGGTGTTACGGTGTTCGTAGGGGTGTTAGTAGGTGTCAGTGTTGGGGATACCGTATTGGTAGGAGTGTTAGTTGGTGTATTTGTAGGGGTTACCGTATTGGTAGGAGTATTAGTTGGTGTATTTGTAGGAGTAGCAGTATTAGTAGGGGTATTTGTTGGAGTATTGGTCGGTGTTACAGTGTTTGTTGGAGTGTTGGTTGGTGTTACAGTGTTTGTTGGGGTGTTTGTCGGAGTGTTGGTTGGGGTATTCGTTGGTGTTACAGTATTTGTAGGGGTTACGGTGTTGGTTGGAGTATTGGTGGGGCTTAATGTTGGGGTATTTGTAGGGGTTACGGTGTTGGTTGGGGTCGCTGTTGGAGTCAATGTAGGTGTAACTGTATTGGTTGGGGTATTGGTAGGAGTATTGGTTGGGGTAACAGTATTGGTAGGAGTAACTGTTGGACTCAATGTAGGAGTAACTGTATTGGTAGGAGTGTTTGTTGGTGTATTGGTTGGTGTTACAGTATTAGTTGGAGTATTTGTTGGAGTTAAAGTTGGTGTAACAGTTTTTGTTGGTGTATTAGTTGGGGTGTTAGTAGGAGTTACTGTATTGGTTGGTGTGTTTGTGGGAGTATTGGTTAATGTAACGGATGGTGTTACAGTGTTGGTTGGTGTTACCGTTGGAGTATTGGTGGGTGTTGGGGTGCTCGTTGGAGTTGGTGAGGGTAACATTGTATAATCAATGTCACAAGAAGGTGCTGGTGTTGGTGAAACCGTCACAGTTACACTTGGTGTATTTGTTGGAGTTACAGTATTGGTTGGAGTTACAGTATTTGTCGGGGTGTTTGTGGGGGTAACTGTATTGGTTGGAGTCACTGTTGGACTCAATGTTGGTGTTACAGTGTTAGTAGGAGTGTTGGTCGGCGTGTTAGTTGGAGTATTGGTTGGTGTTACGGTGTTAGTTGGTGTTACCGTAGGACTCAATGTAGGAGTCACAGTATTGGTAGGTGTATTGGTTGGAGTATTGGTTGGTGTTACGGTGTTAGTTGGTGTTACCGTAGGACTCAATGTAGGAGTCACAGTATTCGTTGGTGTGTTTGTAGGTGTATTAGTCGGAGTTACGGTGTTGGTTGGAGTTACGGTATTTGTGGGAGTGTTTGTAGGAGTGTTGGTAGGAGTGTTTGTTGGAGTTACGGTGTTGGTTGGGGTATTGGTTGGGGTATTGGTTGGTGTAACGGTATTTGTAGGAGTATTTGTAGGTGTCTGAGTTGGAGTTACTGTATTCGTCGGTGTGTTTGTTGGGGTGTTGGTAGGAGTTACGGTATTGGTAGGACTTAATGTTGGAGTGTTAGTTGGAGTATTTGTTGGAGTTACTGTGTTGGTTGGAGTATTCGTAGGTGTAACCGTATTTGTTGGTGTATTAGTTGGGGTGTTTGTAGGTGTATTAGTTGGTGTCACAGTTTCTGTTGGAGTCACTGTAACAGTATTGGTTGGTGTGACTGTATTGGTAGGGGTTACGGTGTTGGTTGGTGTAAGTGTTGGTGTTTCTGTGGGAGTATTTGTTGGTGTGTTGGTGGGGGTATTTGTTGGTGTTTCGGTTGGTGTATTTGTAGGTGTATTAGTTGGAGCTACCGTATTTGTTGGAGTTACAGTTGGAGTGTTAGTTGGGGTAACCGTTGGTGTAACAGTATTGGTAGGAGTATTGGTTGGGGTTTGAGTTGGTGTAACGGTTGCAGTATTTGTTGGTGTTAGGGTAGGTGTTTCAGTTTGTGTTACAGTGGGTGTATTGGTTGGAGTTACAGTATTGGTTGGAGTTACAGTTGAGGTATTAGTCGGAGTGTTAGTTGGTGTTATGGTGTTGGTTGGGGTATTGGTAGGTGTTTCGGTAGGGGTAACGGTTGGACTCAGTGTTGGTGTTACTGTGTTAGTCGGAGTATTAGTTGGGGTGTTGGTTGGTGTTTCGGTAGGGGTAACGGTTAGGGTTACGGTGTTGGTTGGAGTATTGGTTGGTGTTTCGGTTGGTGTTTCGGTTGGTGTATTAGTTGGGGTAACAGTATTGGTTGGAGTTACAGTTGGGGTAACAGTTGGGGTAACAGTTGGAGTTACGGTGTTGGTTGGGGTATTGGTTGGTGTTTCGGTTGGTGTTTCGGTTGGTGTATTAGTTGGGGTAACAGTATTTGTTGGGGTGTTAGTGGGTGTTTCAGTCGGTGTATTAGTTGGGGTATTGGTTGGTGTTTCGGTAGGGGTTACTGTATGAGTTGGTGTATTGGTAGGTGTTTCGGTAGGGGTTACCGTATTTGTTGGAGTTACAGTTGGAGTTTCGGTAGGGGTAACTGTATTTGTTGGGGTGTTGGTAGGTGTTTCAGTTGGTGTATTGGTTGGGGTTACCGTATTTGTTGGGGTTACAGTTGGAGTTTCGGTCGGAGTAACAGTTGGTGTCTCGGTTGGTGTAACTGTATTCGTAGGAGTTACAGTAGGTGTGTTGGCTGGTGATTCGGTTGGAGTTACTGTGTTAGTTGGGGTAACTGTAGGAGTTTCAGTTGGGGTAACCGTTGGGGTATTTGTTGGGGTATTGGTTGGAGTTACTGTGTTAGTTGGAGTAACTGTAGGAGTTTCAGTTGGGGTAACTGTAGGCTCGTTTGTTGGAGTATTAGTCGGAGTTACGGTATTCGTAGGAGTATTTGTTGGAGTGATAGTATTGGTTGGGGTAACAGTAGGTGTTTTTGTAACCGTAGGTGTAACAGTAGGGGTTTTGGTAACTGTTGGGGTTGGGGTATTTGAAGTAAAGGTTGTTGGTGTTGGTGTTAATGATGGTGTAAGTGTTGGTGAAGGTGTAGGTGAAGGTGTAGGGCAAGGAATCTCAGCCACACAAGTTTTATCAAGTGACGGAAAATAAACTGAGTAAGTACCTAAGTAGTAGTTTGTGTCGTAATAATATGGCATCACGACAGTACCTAAATTCAAGGTACCGCCAGTACAAGGATAAAATGTGATAACACCAATTTCACCATCAAAATTACCTGTGTTTATTTTTATTAATGCCATTTAAATCTACAGTCTTATCTATATCTATTTTTATTATAAAAATATACTCATTTATTCGGGTATTGTCAACGTCTATTTTTACAGTTTTTATCATGGACAATCAAAAATGGAACTACTTAATTCCTCATTAGTTGGTTCTGTAGGACAATGGTTGGCATCGATATAATATTGACCGAGGTTGAATCCAATATTTGGATGTTTATCGTATTTGTGTTTCATCAGAATTTGGTCGCTGTTATTTCCATTGAAAACAACAACAAATTCATCAGTTAGTGGTGTATTGTCTAATTCAAAATTTAGATTGAAGTATAATCCTGTATCGCAATAATTTAAGTCGACATCAATTACTTCTATGGTTTTACCATATTTGTTTATTAAATAATCCCCATGGTTATATAATTCTTTCGGATGGTCACAACAAGGTTCAATAAAATCTGTTGGTTTTTTTTGTAATTCCTCTGGGAACCTATCGTCAAAAAAGTAAACACTATTTGTAGGTGTTCCAAAATTTTCAATGATTCTATTTGTATAAACTCTTAGTTGTGTTGTTGGTAAAACTTCAAAAACTTCATAAGTATTATTTTGGGTTAATCCTGTAATGATACTTTTCTTGATTGATGCTAAACATTCAATGTCTGTAATTTCAAGTTTTTGATAGTTGTACGTAAATGAATACCCTGATACAGGTCCATTCACAATTTGTTGGTGACTATATTCTGTACATTGTTTGTAAGATGCAGATAAAACATATTCCCCAACATTTAAATCACAAACACTTTTACCACTTATCGTACCACCACTAATATAACTTTCAATATTGTCATCTGTAGTTTGGTTGTCAATGGTTAATCCGCTATCAACTACTAAAACTATAGAGTCACATTTTAAACCATAGTTAAAGTTTGATTTGTATTCAACTTTTGGTTGTATTGTGTAACCTGTGTAATTGTCACAATATGTTGCACCTGAAACAACTGAAATTGGGGATGATATTGTTCCTTGGTAACCAACAATACTAAATAATTCTACGTGACTTTTTCCTGATGGTGTTGGACATGGGTCATGTTCAATTTTGGGTTGTAGACCTTCAATTTTGAATTTTACTTCTTTATTTGCTGCATCTACAATATTAAAATCTATTACATCATTTTCTGAAAAACCAGTTAATTTATATACACAATCACTAACTTTTTGAATGTAAACATCCGCATTTTCATTTGTTCCACTTACACAATTAGCATAAATGTTAAATGGCCATGTTGAACCTTGTTGGATACCTGTTTTGTATCCAATTACTTCAAAAAACACATCACTCACTAATGTACATCCACTGTTTGAGTCGCAATAAACGGTATTATCAGTATAAACTTTAACACTGATTCCATTTGTATTTTTTGTGATTTTGTAATCGGCATCAAATCGATAATCAAAATAGTCGACCACTGAACATTCGTTTGGACCTAATTTTACGGATGAAAACTTAACTTTTTCAACACCATTTTCATCAGTGTATGTTGTGTATTTTATTAATGGTATTGTTTCTGAAAAATATGTTTGGCCTGTGGTTCCCGTGAAAGCAGAATAGGGTTCATACCCTGCACTATTTCTTGTAATAGTTACGTCATCAATCAATACAGATAACGCCGATAACCATAGTTCTTTAATTTTAGTAACATCAGGTTCAAGATAATCTTTATAATCACATATTAAGGAAAGATTTACCGTATCACCACTGGTGACCCCACTTGTACATCCTGTAAATGGTTGTGCATCAAATAATTTTGCACTGTTTGAAGTGTTACTTGTTCCACTAACAATCACATACATAGAGGATGTTAGACCCGTGTAGTCGGCCCCACCATAAACTGTTCCATCAATTTCAATTACAGGATAGTAAGTAACACCTGTAAGGTTTATTAAACCTCTAAAATTATTTTCTTCACCTAAAATATTTTCTAAATCTTCCTCAATTACATTTTCAAAATCAGGGTATAGTTCCTCAATAAATTCTAATGGTTGACAATCATATCTATATTGATATTTTGGTCTACCAAACACGTTATTTTCTATTAAATTACCGCCGGTCCATTGAGTGGTTGATGGTACTAATTGTTCAACTAATTGTGGCCAATAAGGTGATAATTTATTAACAAATTCAATAACATTTATTTGATTATATGGTGTAAAACCTGTTGTTTGTGATATATAATCTCTATAGACATCTTCTAATTGAATATAATTTTTTTTGTAACGAATTTTGTTAGAATTTGTTACAAGTCCATGAATAAAGGTGTCTAAAAATTCAGCAAAAGTTTTACCTGTTTGGGGTAATAAAGTATTTGTACCAAAACTTATTAATAATTCTCTACTTTGTCTAAAGATATCATAATCTATACCTCGTGATGGTGAGATATAAATTCCAATGTTTTTTCTATTTAAAATTAATAAATAATCATCCTCAATTGGTTTTCCGTCTTTATTATCGACCGCGGAAACCAATTCATAACCGGTATCTAAACCTGGTAATGTTCTATATAAATCAAAGTATTCTTCTCCGTATGTGTAGTTTTTATTCTTTGTTTTAATTGTTTTGGTGTTACCCGTTAGTATTGAGTTACTACTGTCTAAAACGAGTGGAGTACGGTGTGATAATGTAATATCGTACCATCCTGAACCTTTACCAAAGAATATGTTTTCAGTTTCGTTATATGCTCTTCTTGGTAGTCCAGTTTTTTCGTCTACAGGGTAACCCTCTCTGTCAAATGTTGTTGACGCTGAGTAGTAAACTTTAGAATATGTGAAACCTGTACTATCAAAGGTGGCGTAAGAATATCTTTTGTTACCTTGAATCGCATCGTATATGTCTTGTTGTAAATTAAAACTAGATGGAATTGACGTTACTTTATAAATGTATTCATCAATCCTAATCAAAGGCTCGGGTGCCCCCAAAAATTTTAAAAAGAAATCAATAGAGGATTTTGTTCCTTTTGATTTATAAATGTGAGCAAGATTTATAAGTAATCTTCGATAAAACTCATACTCAGCTTCAATTAAATTCGTACCGGTTGATACTCCGTCATAATTTGATTGTAATCTTGAATATAAAACATCATTTAGACTATTTTCATCGAATAAATTTAATGTTGATAAACCTAAATTTTCTGCTAAGTTTTTTAAAAGTACATCAGGTAAATTATTAATTCCATCATAACTTACGTTTCTCATATAAGCTATGTTGTCTATGTATTTCTTTACACTATCAAAGCTTTGACCATATAATTGAAATACACTTTCAGCTCTTTTATCTTCGGTGTCAAATTCAAATAACTGTGGTGCGGCTAAAAATCTAACCATTAGATTAGATTTATACACATCTATCTCATCAGCAATATCTTTTAATTTACCAACATATAAATCGTAATCAAAACCGGTTATTTGTATGTTATAACCATCATTAGATATTGGCCAAGTTATTACAACATCAACCAAAGATGTTTTTGAATTGTCTTGAACATCTCTCGGTACTTTAAATGATGAAGTATAAATTGGATTTGTTTCTCTATTTAAAAGTGATTCCTCTAAATCGTCTAACCCTTCGAAAAATTCTTCAACTAAACCATCGTTTGGTCTTATCAATAAATTTTCTGAATATGTTGAACCAGTAAATGGTTGTCCATATACCTTTAAGTAAATTCTATTGTTTGTATTCGGTTCGCTGTATTCTAAAATTGGATATGGTGTGTTATTTGTAACAACAACATATTTTGTATAAGACGAATAAAAATTTCTTAATTCGTTTTCAGTTTCTGGTTTAACTACTGAATTAGGCTCAACAAAAACTAAATCAAAAGGATTGAATATTTTACTTCTTTCGATGTAAAAAGTTGTGGTATTGGTGCTATCGTTATATGTTATTCCACTAGCACTGTAATTAGAAACACCTATAGGACTGTCCGATAAGATTGAAATTCCACCCGGAAACTTGTTTATAATTCTAGTTAATGAAACTAAAATTCTACTTGTTAACGAACCAAATAAAGATTTATCGGCATATTTTTTGTTGCCCTTAAACCTTACTTCGTCAGTTCTCTTTTTTCTTGGTGTTGCTGATGTTGTTTGAATACCCTCAACCTCTTTTAACGTATCTAATGTTAAAAATTGAGAGAATGGGTTACTCGTAAAATTTTTAGAATCTTTGTCAGGGATAGACTTATCAAGCGCAAATACGGTGTTGGTTAGTGCAGATGAACCATCAGTTATCTGTCTACCAACTAAGAAATCATTAAATGTTTCCGCTCCGCTTGACGCTTGACTCGGTACTTTTCTCCTTGCCATTATTCTGTTATAGTATCAAAGTTTAAGGTTTCGTCTACGTCATTTCTTTCTTCACGAATCTCATATAATGTTTCATTAAATTCGTCTTTAACTTCGTAAAGATTGTATTGTCTATAGATGTTATTATTATTGTCATAGATGGTATAGATACCTTGTGAAACCGCTTTACTTTGATTACCATAAAGAGCATGTGCCAATGTTGAAGCATCATGTTCAACCATTTCTACCTCAATTGTGGTGGGATTTAAATATGTGTTTGTTAATATGATTTTTTGTGATGGTACACCAATAAATGGAACCGTATTTGGTTTATTTGTTGGTGCTGAAGATGGTGTTACTGTTAAAAACATCAAATTGGTTGCCTGTTCACTATACTGATATCTGATAGCTTTTTGTGATGTACTTGTTAAATTTGAAACAATTGGTGTACAGTAGAACGAAGATGTTACGATTCTATAAAAATTTGGAATTTTTTTATTGTCAGATGAATTAATGTACTCAATTCTATATCCAACAAGTCCTTGTGGTGTAAATTTATTTCTATCATCAGCAGGAACATTGGATAAGTCAATGACCAATCCTCTAACTGAAGGTAGAGACGCTAAAATTCCACAATCAGTAATTGAAGTTCTTATTTGTTTTGGTCTTATATGGAGTGTGTATACACCTAAATCCGCAAAATCGGATGCGGTTAATTTTAAGTTGTACAATCCACCTAAGATTTCAACATTAGGTGCTGAAGTATCATCCGTGGTGTTCGAATTATGATAAACAGGGGTTAATACTTCAGCTGAACTTAATTTCTTAAGAGTAACAGTCGAAGTGCTATTTCTATCCGCAACGTAATGAAAATAAATTTCAACGTCTTCGGGTGACACATCTGATGGTCTAATTATACCGTAACTACCTACTGCCATGTTTTTTTATAATAAATATGAAAATTATTGTTTTCTAATATTAAAATATCCGTTTCCATAAATTGATAATTCACCTGTGTTGTCAATTTCAGATAATCGTAATGTTTTTTCCATTACACCTTGTTTTCCTCTTTCAACAAAAATGTCAGAATAGATTACTGGTTCATCAATAAATCCTAAGAAATGTTCATTTCTTGTAATAACCTTATTGATGACTTCTTCTTTTGTAAATCCTGATGTTGTACCAGTAATTGTAGTGATTCCATCCTCAAAATCTTGATAATACAAATTATCAATTGTGTATGCACTGTAAGCCACACCATTTGTTACTCCTGTAGTTACACCTGAGTATGTATTTGAACCGTATAATTTTAATTCGCTAATTTTACTTTTACCAATTGCAGCATATGTAAATGTGGTATAACCTGTGTTGGTTCCATTATAGTCTAAATCGTTTAGATAATTTTGACTTTGACCCGATATGTTGGTGTATGGTATTGTGAACCCGGAGAATGTCCCTAATGGGTTAGAGACAGTGGTATTTGAAGGTACTTGTACTTTCTTTTTAGTTTCAAACTGACTCCATGGTGTGTTGATTGAAATTGATATGGTTGTTTCGCCGGTGGATGAATATGTTTTTGTTGCGGTAATTCCAGTTGTTGATAGAATACTTGTAGTCCCGTCTCCCCAACTGACAGTAAAATCGATAAAATGTATTTCAGAAACTTTACTCGTGTCCACCGTATTGTAAACCTGAACTGTGTTACCGGTCTGAGTATAAGAAAAGTTACAAATTTGTTCAACTTGTTCAAGTTCCCCATCAAAACCAACCATTACACCCATTTCGTCAACGTGTGTTTCTAAAAATATCGGTAACATGTGTTCACCATACGCCTCCCCTTTTGTAATATTGTTCCAACCATATAGTTCTAAAGTTAAATCACAACCAGCGTCTCCGTAAGAGTTGGTTGGTATGGTGGTTCCCGTCCACATGTAGTATCCATTACTAACAGTACCACCAGTGACGTTATACACTATAAAACCATCTAAAGGGTCAAGATATTGAGACTCCGACCACGATATTAAACTACCCAAACTATTGTACCAATATGGACCATCGTTTGAATACAATTTAACATTAGGAATATTTTTCCTAAGTATTTCGTATTTTGTTGGTGATTTAATATCCATTATTGTTTTCTTTCATAAAAATTTATTGGTGCGGTTACTATTCCTTTTCTTGTACCTAATGAACCATTATACGCATAAACTATGTATGAATAATTTGTTCTATCTATAATTACTTTATAGTAGACATCTTCTTCTTCAGCATACGGTGTTGTTGCATTTACATTTTTTGATTTATTTACAAAATCAATAACACTTCCGTCTTTTGCATTATAGTACTTGGCGGTCATATAAAATGTATTTCCCGTAATATTTGTTTCATCAAATGGTGAATCATCCGCAAACCAAAAAAAGTACATATTTTCCGTATTTCTGTAGTTTGAACCAGTGAAAACAGGGACATAAACAAAATCGTTTAGAGGTAACGTAGCTCCCGACGGTGTGCCTGTATAATATATTCTTTCACCAAGAGGGAGTGATAAATTCTTTGCAAAAACCAATCTTCTATTCGTTTGATTTGGTGATGCGTCATTATTAGTTTTGTAAAACTCTAATCTGAAAAAACTTTCTGTTGACTGTTTTAACATTTTAGAATTTTCTTCCATTGTTATTCCAACGTCTTCATAATTTTGTGAGTAATTACCAAAACTATTCAAAAAATAAAAATTATACCATATGTCCGTTTGGTTAAAAGTATTATCAGTTACCGGTGAAACTTGGTCATATGCGGTATGTATGTATCTTACAGTTTCATAATTTTCAGTTGGGTTGATGATTTCATATAAAATCTCTTGCTCCATCTGCTCAGCATTATCAGTCCAACCCAAATCTGTTTTAAACATTTGGTTTGATGGAATTATAATTGTTTGGTCATTATTTTTAGCAAGAATTTTCATATTAACATTTAAACTTGTTTACGTTCTTAACTTTATCTTGTTTATTCCTGTAGATATTTTCGTTTCGTAAATAAAAATCAATATCACTTTTTACATAATGTATATTATTAATAAAAGGAAAGTTGGTACCGAAACCATCAGGGTCAATAAATCCATGGTCGTATAAATCTCTCCATTTCCATAACGCCTCGTCTTCAAAATATTTTGAATTCTGTGGTAATCCGTATACTTGATTTGTTGTTGAAGTTTCAATATATGGTGACAATTGTCTTAGTTTTACTCTATGGTGTGGTTGATAATAAAGACCATACATGTTTGTCATTGAACCACCTGAAAAGGTTACAGTTGTACCCGTTTGTCCATAATCAAAAACAAATAAAGGATTAGAGAATCTGTGATATGATTCACTTATAATTCTTTCTTTTAATTCTGAACGATTGTATTCAACAAAGGCACCATGTAAAACTGTACCAACAGGTAAATCTACACCTGTTGTAAAATTATAGGTTGTTGCACTAATCGTTCTCGAGAAACCACTTGTTAATATGGACGTTTCAGTAGTTCCTGTACCATTAAAATGTTCGTCAACCCATGTATCATGAAAATTGAATTTCCAACCAACTTTAGGTGGGTATTCAAAATAACCGTTTCTATTGGCCAAAATGGTACTTACATAAACTTCAGTTGGTAAATAACCTAAATTATTAGTTAATCCCGTAAGAACAAATGGTTCTTTGAAATCATAAATTAATGATTCCATCATATTCCTTTCAACCAAAACATCAGAAACACCAGCACTATTTTCTAAAAGTAATTTTCTTTCGTTTTCCCAAATAGATGACTCAAATCCAATTTTGTCTAATATATAATCTTCCCTTTCTGTTAGTGTTTTGTGTTTGTGAACGTAATAATTAGATGTGGAACCTGTTATGTCATTTCTGTCAAGACATCGTTTACCAAAAACAACTGTTGAAAGTGTTGAACCAGAGGGTAATTCGGATTTAGATATTTCTAAAACATATTTTTCAGAATTATATATTGAGTCACCAACACTTATAATTGTGAATGTTTTACCCGTGACATTTACCGCGTTATTAAAACTACCTCCGCTTAGTGTAATAAATTCACCCGATAACATTCCGTGTTCTACAGGACTTGTTAACTTGTATGTGTTACCATTGCTTTCAACCCTAAAAGGTATTCCATCGCCTGATGTAAAACTAAAATAAGTTCCACCACTTAATGAATATTTCATCGGATAAGCACTGTCTTGACCATAAACATATGAAAGGTATATGTTCCAATTGTGATATGGTGCTTGTATGGACGATATTGAGGTGTGTTCAGTTTCTCCTGAATAAGCAAAAATGGGACTGTACGTTGTTAATGATGAAATAGTTTGTATAGTGTTTATTTGTCTTACCACATCTTTTCTTAAAAAAGCAAATTCTTGGTAGGGTATGAAACCTGTAAAATCATTATTACCACCGTCACCAACCAAATACAGTCTTTTTAATAATGGATTATATTCAGATGAACCACTATAAAGATTTCTAAAAACCATTTTTAGTTTACCATGAATTTTATAGCTATTACTTTCGTTCCTTTCTTTATTAAAGAGCTCCGCGTTACTTAGAATAATTGTTCTGTCACCTTCTCTTAAAAGATTCTCAGTTTCCTCTAACCCAACACGAATTGTTTGGTCTTCATTGATTGAACCAAAAAATTTTTTAGATGGTAATATAATCCTTTTTTTATCCATTATTCTTGAGATGGGAACGCACCTTTTGGTCCAAATAATTTTATAAATTTATCAACCGCAGTTGCGCCTGGTCTTAATCCAAAATAAAATAAGAATGGTGTTGATAATATTTGTTTATTACCAGTATAATTTACTTGTGTTGGTTTTAATATAAAATCAACATCATTATTCCACGGTTTTGAAGCCCATCCCCCCACCTCTCCAACTCTAATCCACAAAGTACCTGCATCCGGTGATAAAGTGGTTCCTGATGTTATATGTAAAACAGTAAACCCTTCCTCTTGATTGTTGTAGTTTAGATGCACGTCGTTTGTATCTTCAACATCAAACGAACCATCGTTAACATCAGCACCTGCGATTGTGAATGTATCTCCCGAATATGTTTTTGTCATCGGAAATAAAACATAATTATATGTTGAATCACCCGTAAACGCATAATTATACGTCATTCCTTGTAATCTCTGAGAAACAACAGTGGCATAATCCCAAGATTGTCCATATCCTTCACCAAAACCTTGTCCGTCCTTATCCCAATAAAAAAATGGAACAATTTGTGACGATTCTGTTAACCTACCTGGTTCATTTAGACAAACTCTAACCCTATAACCGTCATCGTCTAAAACAAAATTTATCGGCATTGGTCCATTCGTTGTTCCGGATTGTGATTTAAATAATTGAACATAATCATCAGGGTCAAGAATTACAGGACTGTATTGACCATAATATCTATTTTGTAAATCAAATTCCTCAATACCGGCTTCATTGTTAATTGATATTAATTGTAAAACGTCACCATTTAATATTTCTTTATTAGTGTTAAACGGGTAGTATGAAGTGTATCCATTATTAGAGAAAAAATCTTTATAATTATAATTGGCGTTTGTGTCAAGTCTGTAATTAATGTAAAGACCCAACATTTCTTTAAAATTTTGATACGATGTTGAACCTATACTTCTAACAATAGAGCAATTTGGGTCTAATGTTGGGTCTACACAAATTTCTTTAATAAATTCATCTCTTGGACCTAAATCCATTATTGTTGTTGGGTGTCTTAGGGTACTGAATTCAGAACCTGATGCTGTTTTTTGGAAAATCGAGCCGTTCCATTTTGTGGACCTGTAATAAAATTTTTTTACTGCGTCATTTGATGTTTTTTCTGAAACTTTATAATATAGTAAATTTTGACAGTAATTGGTCCCTCTGACGTTCAAATCTAAAGTTTCTTCATTGTCCCATCTCACTCTAGCTTTGAAAGGGAACATATAAAGAGAACCCGCTAACCAGTTGTCAAAAAAGGAATAATTAGCAATACCTTCGCAGAAAACTTTATTTACCAATTTTCTTCTTGCATATTCTCTGATTAATTTAAATTGTACATCTCTATTGTCTGTATGAGCCGCGGGAATTACTGTGTAAACACCAAATCTAAATTCAGAAAAACCACTTCTCGTGTCACATTTTATCGAACAAGGGTTTTTGGACAAGTCATTAGCTGCTGCTTGTCCAACTACCATTAAGTTTAAATTATTACAATTTGTACCAGGGTTTGCCGTTGTTCCACTATAATCGGCAGTAGTACCGCTTGCACAGTAACTTATTTTTACAATACCACTATCGTCATATATTGTATTTTGAGATAAACACCCTTCGGGTAAAGATGTGGAATCAAACGAGCTTGTTGTTGAACCGGTTATCGGGTAATTTGAATCGTATATTTCGTAAGTGAATCCCGACCAAACATAATCTTTTGGGATTGTTGGGTCGTTCCATTGTAACCACGAATTTGCGGACGCTAAATCTCTACCTAAAACACCTGTTGTTGAACCACAAGTATAGTTTCTGTAAAGAAAAGTATAACTATTTCCTGTTGTTAATCCACTTAATGCTGTAATATCGGCCGTTTGTGCACCTGAATGAGCTAGATAAGAAGTAACCCTTATGTAATAATTTCTATTAGGATTTACTATTATATTGTTTATAATTGTTGATAATGATTGTCCATACGTGTAACCCGTATAATAATAAGATGTTAAACCACTTGAGGGTGATTCACTTAAAAAATATTCTCTTTCAGTTGGGTCATAGTCACATATAAAAATATCTGTCACCGTGGAATCACAGGTTCCTGTTACCACGGGTACACCATCTCCACCAGCGTAGGACATAGAACCATCTCTAGCGCAAACACCTGTAACTGATGACCCACTAAATGGTATTGATTGGGATTGAATTGAGTTATTAGTACAATCTCTCCAAGTATAGGTGGTTGTGCCAGTAGTTGGTGGTGGTAAAGTGTATGTTGTACAATTAACCAAAAAAGTAAGTTTGTCTCGAACCGCGGTACCACTAGCGACTTTTTGATATATGTTAGAAGGGTCGGTGTCAGTCGACGAATCTTCCGTAAAAACTTGAATTTCATCACAAGATTCACATTCGGGATATATTGTTAAACTTAATCTTACTGTTCCCAATGCTTGTAATGGTTCAATAATTGATTCATCCCACCCGTCAAAAGGTGCCCAATAAAAAGTCCATCCTAAAATATTCCAAGGACCAATTCTAACTTTTTCATAAATTAATTGAAATGGAGCAATGATAATTTGAACAGCACCAACAAAGGCGGTATATATGACTCTTTCGAACGCATTAATAATAATCGCCAAAAGAATTGCAAAACTAAACTTTCTCCACGCATAATTTATTGGTGGGGTGACAACACTTGATTCGCAATCTTCTTCCGCTTTTGGTGCAATATCTTTTATACCTAAAAAGTTGTCTTTACCACCTTTAAAATGCCCACCCATGTAAGATGTTACAGTGTAGACTTTGTTATATGTAAATCTATAGAAATAATCCTCAGGATAATAACTTCCATAAGTCTGATTGAATATTACTGATGAACTTGTGGCTGAAGTTGGGTAGTCGTCCCAATTTAATGAAAACGCATATGAACCATCAACGTCGGAATTGTACTCCCTAATGTTTGGTATCAAATAACTAGCAACATATCTAACCCTACCTAAAGTTTCATTTTTACCTGATATTCTGAATCTATAACAAGCCGATGTTGGTATTCCTTTGTTAGGGTCATTTGTTGTTTCATTTTCACCAAATTCATTTGTGTACACAAAATCCATGTTCATGGGTAATGGGACCACAAATGAACCATCGTCCTCGATATCTTCTTGTATTTCGTATCTCTCAAGTATTGGTCGACCACTACTGTCTTTATTTGGTGTAAACCTTATTATTTCAATAACAGCATCAAATGTGGTTAAATCACATTTTCGACCCATCTCACCTCTTGGTCTACAATTTTTATTTATTGTATTTTTACCTTTATCCGAATATATTGAACCTAATAGATACGCTTTTGGCTCTACTTTAACCCCTTTACTTGATAAATCAAAATCAGTTCTGGTTAATCCAATTTCACATAAATCTTCGTTACCCCAAAAAGGATAAACTTCTATAGTTTGATTAAAAGAAACTATTTGAGGTAAAGTGTCTAAATCATTTGACGCTTTGTACGAATATGTATTTTTGAATTTGTCAACACCTAAACCTTGTCTAATAAAATCGTCAGGTCTAAGTGAAAAACACCCAATATCAGATAAATCTACATCAACATGAATTGTTTGTGTCCCTACAGGAACACCCCAAATCATGAAGTCACCAGCATCGTTTGTTTTTACAGTGTATTTGTAATATTTTTCATAAACCTCAAGAACCTCTTCTCTCGTTAAAATATCTTTTTGGTCAGGGAATGTACCGGTTGGTTCGTGTCCACCGTGTTGTTTTCGACTTGGTAAAAGATTATATCTATATCCTTCATCATTTTTACTATCTACCGTGGTAAATGGATATAACTCAGAAATTACGGGGTCGTTTGAATCTTCTTCGGATATTGGAATGAAAATAGAAACTCTAGCATTTGGAACACCGAATCCATTGTTTACAAAGATTCTTCCACAAACAACACCATAGTCCGCACACATTGAGGAGTATACCTCCGTCTGTGTGAATTTAAGGGATAATATTTCCAATAAGTCAAAGTCGTTTTTTAATTCGACAACAACTTTTTGGTCTTTACCTATATTTGTGGAAATTCTGTGTTTCTGCATTATTCTATAAATAGAAAATTATGGATTTCCAGAAAAATAAATAAAAATTAAATTAGAATGTAGTCGTTCCTAATGTTTTTACTCTAACTTTTATATCTTTCTGAGGAAATCTTATTTGATATATTTGGTTAGATTTCATATAGATAGTCATATCGGATTGAGCAATTTCTTTTGTGGTTGGGTCAATATATGATTGTAACACTTCAGAAGATGAATATTCTCCACCTACGTTATTGAAAACTCTTATATCGACAGCGTTTACCACTCCATTTACTTCACCTATTGTTTTATATAAATCACCAACAAATAATGGGTCACCCATTTTTCTTTTTTCAATTGAAAAATAACTAACAGTATCCTCGATAATAGTTTTAACAATCTCTGTTTGGTTACCATTTTTATCAATAACAACGTCAATCTCTAGTGTGAAATCAACCACTTCACCGCTTTGAACTTCTAAAAAGTCATTAACCATTCGGTACTCGGCTAAGTAAGATAAAATGTTGTTTTTTAATGTGTTTGAAACAGTATCAATAAGATTACCATTCTCATCATATGACAATAATTTAATTTTTATTTTATTGTCTTCTTCCATCACGTTTACCTTAGCGGGAGCCCCATATGTTGATGGCATTGTCTCAATTAAAGATTTATAATCATTAAGAGTTACCGCCCTATTTTGTGCAGAGAAGTTATATGCTATCATGTTTCTAACTTCTTCAATTGTGGGTTGGTCCGCACCTCCAACAGCTGGTGTTACGTTGGTTACGGTTAAAGAATTTTGTACTTGAGTGTTCGTTGATGAGTTAGGTCCATTAATAGAAAATTCAACATTATCTACACTTGTAATAATATCAATACCGAGATTACTATCCTTACCTCCTCCAATTCTATATTTTATGAATAACGTTGTATTTGATTTCGGTAAAGCACCTAATGATAGGTTATTCAAATACGTTCCAAGACTTACTCTTAAAGTACCTTGGTTATAGTTGTCCAAATTATCCAATGGATTAACATTACCAGAACCAAATGTTACCGAAAAATAATTTTCGGGAGTATATTCTGTAATAAATTTATTTGTAACTGGAACGTATGTTCCCGATATGAAATTATCACTATCAGATGCCGATGTTGGGTCGGGCACAAATACTTTATCTTGTATTAATGATTTTACTTCGTACCATTTATTTTCAGAACTTAAAAATTCAGAGTTAGTTGGATTATTTACAAAGTTTGTTCCCTCTTTATGAATTACTCCACTCACCCCTAATATGTTTTGTTCAGGTAAGAATATTTTTAAGAAAGGTTTTTGGTCAACTTCTGTTATAACTTTTCTATATATTCTTGTTACACCATTTACAACAGCTTCTCTTTTTACAATTGAGTATGATATGAGTCTATTATTACCATCAAAATTTGGGATTTTTAATCTGTTTGGTTCACCTCTTTTATTGAAGGGATTTGAGAAATCAATATCGTCGATGGTTTCAAAAACTTGTCCCCCACCCGATACTTGTGCACCTGATTTTATAGTCCCCAAATAACGCTCATCTTCTTTATCTCCTCTAACAGGTACTTGTATTGTAAAATCACACAAAGAAACCGATGGTCTATTACCTGGTATTCTCATACCATATGTTTTGGCAATATGATACAATGATTGTCTTTGTTGTGCAAAATCTAGCATTGTCTCTTGCCAAACCCTATCAATGTGAAAATGTAAATTGTCTGTCACAGCGGCATTTAAATCCAATAAAACAGAATAAATTGATGCGTCATTTGTATTCTTAATCAAATCGGGATAATATTCCCTTGTGAGATTAACTAGTTCCTGTCTTAAACTCGCAAAGTCTCTGACGGCGTATGATATTTTTTTAGCCATATTATATGTTAATAATTATAAAATCGGACGAAACAAAAGGTTCGTTATTTATGTCATAGTCAATTCGAACTTTTGCGGTATATGGTTTGGTTGAATAATCAGAAACTCTAAACAATCTTGAGTCCTCATCTTCTTGTGGGCTCATAGATTCTTCAGGGTCTTGGTCAGCGGGTGTAACTCTAATTGATTTTATTTCTAAATTAGGTATGTATAATTTCACCGCAGTTCTTATTTCATCTTCTATCTGACCCCATGTTACAGCGTCATTTGGTTCAAAAATAAATTCATATAATCTAGTCCCAAAATCAGGTAAATAATATCTTGAACCCTTTCTTGTTAATAACAAGTGAATCAAGTTTGCACGAATCTCTCTCTCAGGGGTTTCGGTCATAACCAAAAAATCACCCTTAGGACTAATTCTGAATGGAAAATCTATACCATATGTAATCGCCATACTAATAAATATAACTAAAGAACAAATACTAATAAATAAAAAAATCCCAACCGAAGTTGGGATTATATATTGTTTGATTTTTTTGCTCCTGTATAATCAAACAAAGTAGATGTATGGTTAATTATAAAATATCAATGGAGCCACCTACAGTTACGAGCCACAACCTTCACATTCAAAAGGAGAATCTGTTGGTCTTGATGGTATTGACATCTCCACGACTTCTTCTTCTTTTTGATTATTTTGGTTGTATGAAGTATTTTGTACTTCTTTAGCTTCAACTGTGGGTTTTGCTGTTGAGGTGTCGATTCCTAAACCCTTTAATGGGTCAACAGCAGCTCTGGTTCGTAAATAATACATACCCGTTTTTAAACCAAGTTTCCATCCATAAAGATGTGCGGCTAAAACTTTGGTTTTGTTTGCGTTGTCAATAAATAAATTTAAAGACTGTGATTGGTCAATGTAAATTGACCTGTTTGCCGCCATGGTTAAGATTCTTTTTTGAGACATTTCCCAAACTGTTTTGTAAACTTCTTTCACATCAACAGGTACCTCAGGAATGTTTTGAACAGAACCATTTTCCATGATTAGTTTTTTCTTTAATTCGTCAGACCACAATCCTCTTTCAAGTAATTCATTTACGAGATGTTTATTGATTACAATAAATTCACCTCCTAATGTTCTTCTTGAGTAAAGGTTAGATGTAAATGGTTCAAATGCTTCATTATTACCAAGAATTTGTGCGGTAGATGCTGTTGGCATAGGAGCAACTAATAGAGAGTTTCTTACACCATGTTTAACAACATCTTTTCTTAGTGACTTCCAATCCCATCTTCCACTTGTGTCCTTGTCTGTTTTACCCCATAACTCGTATTGAAATTGACCTTTAGATAACGGAGAACCTTCAAATGAAGAGTACGCCCCGTTTTCAACAGCCAAGTCTTTAGACGATGTGAGAGCCGCGAAATAAATTGTTTCAAATATTTCTACTTGTAATTTGTCCGAATCCTCACTTTCAAAAGGTAATTTTAACATACAAAACACATCCGCCAATCCTTGTACACCTAAACCAACTGGTCTATGTTTCATGTTTGAAAGTTTTGTTTCCTCAGTAGGGTAAAAATTCAAATCAATAACGTTGTTTAGGTTTTTCACAACTTGATATACATTATCATAAAGTAGTTCATGATTAAATTCTTTATTAATGATGTATTTTGGTAATGCGATTGACGCTAAATTACAAACCGCTTGTTCTGTTGGGCTTGAGTACTCAATAATCTCGGTACACAAATTAGATGATTTAATTGTACCTAAGTTCTTTTGGTTTGATTTGTAATTAGCAGCATCCTTGTACAACATGTATGGGGTACCGGTCTCAATTTGTGCCGTTAAAATTGCGTCCATTAATTTTCTCGCTTTAACAACTTTTCTTGCTCGACCCTCTTTCTCATACCTTTCGTACAATTCTGTGAATTCTTGAGTAAAAGAAAATGGGTCATCATAAGCGTCTGACAAACCAGGAGCTTCATCAGGTGAAAATAGTGACCACTCCCCGTCTTCCTCAACTCTTTTCATAAAAAGATTGGGTGTCCACATCGCTAAGAATAAATCACGAGCCCTTAATTCTTCTTTACCGTGATTTTTTCTCAAATCAATAAATTCAAAAACATCTGCGTGCCATGGCTCAAGATAAATCGCGAAAGAACCTTTTCTTTTACCACCCTGATTAATCCAACGAGCGACTTCATTGTATGTTTTCATCATCGGGAGTAGTCCGTCTGATTCACCACCTGTTCCTTTAATATATGAACCCTTGGCTCTAACATCATGAACATGTAGTCCGATACCACCAGCCCATTTTGAAATTTTAGCAACATCTTTAATTGTGTCAAACAAACCATCAATGTCATCACCTTTATTACCAATTAAGAAACAAGAAGACATTTGTGGTCTACGAGTACCGGCATTAAACAAAGTTGGAGTTGCGTGAGTGTAAAAATGTTGTGATAAATCGTCATAAATTCTCAAAGCAGTTTCTAAGTCACCATTACAAATACCAACAGCAACTCTCATGTACATATATTGAGGTCTTTCAACGATTCTTCTTCCGATTTTCAAAAGGTAAGAACGTTCAAGAGTTTTAAATCCAAAATAATCAAAATCAAAATCTCTCTCTTGAACAATCGCACCATCTAAAGATTCTTTGTTTTGAATCACAAATTGATAAACCTCATCTGATATTAAAGATGAATCTTTTCCTGTTCTTGGTTCAATAAATGAGTGAAGTTCTTTAATACATTGGGAAAACTTTTTTGGTGTCGTTTTATGTAGATTTGACACCGCCAATCTTCCAGCTAATTTAGCATAGTCTGAATGTGTTGTTACCATAGACGCAGCCGTCTCGGCTGCTAATGTGTCCAACTCAGTTGTAGATATACCATCGTAAATCCCTTGAGTAACTTTAAGAGTCACTAATGTTGGGTCAATGTATTCTAAATTCAAATCATCACAGAAATATTGTATTCTTCTGGTGATTTTGTCATATCTCATTTCTTCCAATGAGCCATCTCTCTTTTTTACTTTCATAATCTAATTAAAAATCTATATCTTCAAATGATGTATCCATATCTTCAATGGAAACGTTATTATTCACACCAGCTTTTTGATATTCAGCAACTCTTTTTTCAAAGAAATTAGTCTTACCTTGAAGAGCAATATTTTGCATGAAATCAAATGGATTTTCAACATTGTAGACCTTTGAACAATTTAATGACATTAATAGTCTATCGGTCACAAATTCCAAATATTGAGACATCAAATCTGAATTCATACCAATTAGTTTAACAGGTAGTGCCTCTAAAATAAATTCTTTTTCAATCTCTAAAGCTCCACAGATAATGTCTTTAATTCTCTTCTCACTTAATTTATTTTCAATATGGTGATTAAACAAATGACAAGCAAAGTCACAGTGCATTCCTTCATCTCTTGAAATAAGCTCATTTGAAAAGGTTAAACCCGGCATTAAACCACGTTTTTTGAGCCAGAAAATAGAACAGAATGAGCCAGAAAAGAAAATACCCTCAACAGCAGCAAAGGCAATAAGTCTTTCAACGAAGGTACCCTTTTCAATATACTTTAACGCCCATTCCGCCTTTTTCTTAACAGCAGGGATTGTGTCAATTGCATTAAATAATCTACCTTGTTCTTGTTTATCCTTGATATATGTATCAATCAACAAAGAATAAGTTTCACTGTGAATATTTTCCATCATGATTTGGAAACCATAAAACATTTTAGCTTCCGTATATTGTACCGCATTCACAAAATTCATTGCAATGTTTTCATTTACAATACCATCCGAAGCGGCGAAAAATGCTAATACGTTTTTAACAAAATGTTGTTCATCTTCATTTAGTTTGTTTTCCCAATCATAAATGTCTTGAGCTAAATCAATTTCTTCAGCAGTCCAAAAACATGCTTCTTGTTGTTTGTAAAGTTTCCAAATGTCGTGGTGTTCGATTGGAAAAAGGACAAAACGTCCTGGATTTTCTTTCAAAATCTTCTCTGTCATGGTGATAATAATTATTAATTTCTGTTTAAAGTTTCCTGTCTTTTGGTGAAAGCTTCTCTCACCCTGTCAGCAGCGTTTTTTTGTTTCTCCTCTTTATGACCAAGGAGTGTTGTTTGAGACTCAGTATCAATGACTAACAGTCTATTGTCAAATTTACAATTCTGCCAAATAATTCCGTCACGACCAATTCTTGACTTAAGTAAAGTCATGGTTGCTAAGTTATGTTCTTTTTGTTCTATGGTTTTACCTATTGATAAAATTACGTGGGCAATTTGCGCTTTTTTAATTGACCCACCCATTTGGTCACTGTTTACAACTTCAGATGAAATAGATTCTCTGTTACCCTGAGTAGCCGTCCATATAACAATTCCAAATTCACTTGTCATCGCTTCTAAACTTCTCATTACTGAACCTTCACCTTTCCATTCTTCACCGAAATTAGATTTTTCGGGACTGATACAGTCGACATAATCAATAACTAAAAGGTCAATCTTTTTACCTTCTGAAATTCTTTTTCTCAATCGAGATTTAATCTCAGATATTGAAACTGAATCACTTGGTAACTTTAAAATATCCAAGGTTCCTTTACTTTGAGTTTGAACCTCGTTTATCTTTTCTTTTACAAAATCTTTATTTTCAGGTTGTTCATCGGGTGCAATTCCTGACCAAATTGTGTAATGTTTCTTTTTGATGTTATCGGGATTGTCTTCAAAAAATATTTGAAGAACATTGTACCCATGTAAGTAAGCAGTATTTGCAAATAATGATAATATGGTCGTTTTACCCGTACCTGTTGGTGCTAATACAACACCAAGTTCCCCAATACCCAAACCACCTTTTAAAGCGGTGTCAAGACCCTCTATACCTGTTGGTATTGGTTGTCTATTATCTTTTTCTAAAGCGGCGTCGATATTGTGAAAAACATCCATACATTCTTCAGGTGGTAATCCGACTTGTAGTGCCTTTTGAATAATACCTTCAATCTTATGATACTCTTGGAATTTACCATTTTCAATAATGGTTGTTACCATTTTAAGTTCCTTCTTTAAATTTTGTTGTTTACAAAAATTCAAAGCCTCTTCTCTGACCATTGGGTCATCTACGGTATTTTCTTTGATGTCGTGAATTGTATCTAAATGTATTCTCGCGGTTTCTTGTGAACCCATTTCAAGAATTATAGTTTGACACAAACTTTGATAATCAGGAATTTTCCCATATTTCTGATAGTACTCTTTGATATGGGAGGTAATAAATCTAAAAGAACTATTATCAAAATATTTGCTCTCGATTACATCAATAATCTGTTCACCGTACTTTTTATCCTCTACAATTGATTTAATTAACGTTTGTTGAAATGACGCTCCGAGAAAACCAAAATTTTTTTCTGACATAGTTTTTTATTTTTTTATAATTGATAGTTTAAATAAGTTGTTTCCAAATCTCTAGATGATAAAATGTCGGTTAAATCTGACAAATATCTCTTTAAATAAGGACGAATGTCTACCGTATATCTAACCTTTGGGTGATAGACTTTAGCGGAAAACATCCTTTGAATAAATACATCGTCACCCATCTTAATCTCGAGCAAAAAGTACTCTTTTTCATTTTGTTCATCGGTTTCTGCACTATCCAAACCGTAAAAATAATCACGATTTTCATGTAGATAATCCAATGTTTTTGTTTTCAAATCTACACCAATATCGTCACAAATATTTTTAACGTAATAGTGTAAATCCATAGAACGTCTCGACTTTGGGTTATGCTCTCTTACATTGAAGAAGCGCTGACAGATAATGTTTCCTTCTAATGTCAAAAGGAACTCGAACTTTGTTACTTCTTGATTACTCATTGTTTTTGATTTTAATTAATTTTTTATTCTTTTCTTTTCTTGTTAATCTTAAAAATGGATTGAGGAAGTTTATCCACGCATCATCCGATTTTGGAAGTAATAAAAATATACCATCTTCCATCATCATCTTCATGGTGTTTTTATATGACCGACCTTCAGGGTCAATCAAATCGTTTATTAATGAAGTTATAGATTCCCTTGCTTCATCAGTTAAGAAAGGATTATCAAGACTTACAATACGACTATTGACATCAAAAAATTCCTCACCTAATATCCCATATTTGGTAACACCTGTCAGAAGATTCTTTACAAGACGATTATCGTTGTCTTCCTCAAATAAATTGTTAAATCTTTCAAGAATAAATTCAACGGTAATCTCTTCGGTTTTAATTTCAGGAACTAATGAAATTAATCTCCTGACACCTAAATTTTTGATGCCCGCAATATTATCCGATGGGTCACCACAAATCATCTTGACCAATTTTATATTCTGTATAAGAATTTGTTCATGGTCATAAACGAACATATCATTTGGTTGGTATATTTTACTGTGTGAGGGATTAAAGAGTTTGGTATTTTCTGAAACTAATTGAGTCAAATCACCATCTGAAGAAAAAATTATTTTGTTTTCTTTTGGTGAGTTTTGAACATAATATGCGATTGAATCGTCTGACTCACAGAATTCATATTCACCTTGTCTAACAAATAGTTCTTCAAGATATTGTTTAATTCTGTTTCTTTGTTTTCCGTAAGAATGTAATTCTTCTTCAGACCTGATACGAGATTTTCTATTCTCTTTGTATTGATGGTAGAACCTTTTTCTTGTTATAGAACCATCTTGTCCATCCCAAAAAACGACAATCTTATCCAAATGATGGATTTCAATTGTTCGTCTTAAGGTGTTTATAAAATGATATATCCCACCAATATGTTCCCCCTTATAAAAGTGATTTTTTAATCCAAAAAAACCAATAGTAAGTAAATTGTCACCATCTACCAATAATACATTAGACATTAATCATCACTCTTATAGGGTTAAACAAAAATTAATCTTCTTCTTCGAAATCGTAAGTTGTTGATTCCGCTAAATCAAAGTCGCTAGACCCTAATTTTTCTTTCCAAAAACTTGAATATTCTTTTTTATACGACTCCAAAGCTTCTTTGGTGTCGGCAATATATCCATTATGGACAACGATAACTTTACCGTCTTTGTAACCTAATCCATTAACGTGGTTTTTAAGGATTGAAATTTTGGTTCTAACAGCGTAAACAATTTTTCTACCGTCTTTGGTTGCATCAATGTGGTTGATACCTGATTTTTTCTGATTACCAAATAAGAAGATAAGTGAAGACGCTAATTTTAATGCTTCACCACCTTTTGGTTTGATTTCAGGTTGACCCATTGGATTGTCAGGTAATTCTACCCATGGTTGATTCACCACAACCATTGTCAAATAATATGACGAGTCTTTAGATGGGTAATCTTCTTTTTTTGATTTGGTAATTCTTGAGTGAATACCCATACCAATTTTATCGGATAATGCACTTGCGTTGTGTTGTTTACCACCTTTACCATCAAAAGTCATCTTACATGGTATTGAACCAATTGAATCCCAACAAAATAAAATGTGTCTTGGGATTTCACCTTTTTCATGAGCATCAATGATGTCATTTATAAAATCGGTTGCTTGTTCAATATAGTCAAATGAATCATTGAAAATAAAATCACCTGTCCACTCGCCATTCGCATCTTTTTCAGCTTGGAAACCAAGTTCAATTGCGTGTTCCCATTTCCATTTTCTTTCAGTGATAATAAGTACGGGTAAATGGCCTTTCTTTTGTGCATCAACCGCAGCTAAAATCATTGCGGTTGTTTTTGATGAGTTTGTATGTCCTAAGAACATATTAATACCTCCCATCACGGGTCCTGGTAATCCACATGCGTTGTTAAACGCCTCACCACAATAATAAAAGTTTTCATCCTTATATTTTGTTTTTGATGAGAATTTGGATATATAATCGAATTCTTTTTTCTTGATTGCCATTGTATATTTTCTATTGTTTTTAATTAAAAAAGAAGAACTTGGACACAATGTCTAAGTATGTGTCCAAGTTCATTTTAATTAGAATGGTAGGTCGTCATCCCCCTCCATGTCTTCTTGTGGGTCAACTTGAGGAACTGATGTTTTTGTTGGTGAAGATGGTTTAGACATTTCAATTTCTTGAGTGGAATTTGAAACATATTTACCAGTTGTTGTATCCCATCTTGGGACTTCACCTTTAGCAATCATTTCTAAATACTCTTCAGGTTTTTTAGAATATACATCAGACCAAACCAATTCATCATTAATCCAAGTATCTGCAATAACTGAATCAGAGTGTAGTGGTGATTGGTCTTCAGGGATGATAGATGTAATTGTTGTGTATTCTCTACCGTTACCCGCCTTAGTTAGGTTAAGATTAAGAATCAAATCCCTTCCTTTCTGTGGGTCGGTAATATCACCTTTATTTCTGAAAAGAGGTGCAATTTTATCCAAAACACCTTCACTTTTAGTGTTTCTTTTAAATCTCCAAAATTTAACACCATCTTGTTCTCTATCTCTATCAATAACTTTTACGATATAGAACATTTTAGATTTATACTGACGAGCTAAAATAGCATCTTGTTCGTCACCTGTCATTTTTAATCCTTCATGTACTTCGTTCAATGGTGAACGTTTACCTTCTTGATTTGGGTCATACAGTTTAACCCAATTACCATCAACCTGTACCTCGTGGAAATACACGGGAACAAATGGGCTACTACCATCTTTCATAGGTAGGATTCTAATTCTTCTTTCACCACTTCTTTCACCTTTTGGTAGGAGTGTGGTAAAATACTTCTTCATTCTATCCTCTTGGGATACCTTGTTTGTGTTGCCGCTTGCGACCTGTTTGTCTTTTTCGTACTGTGCCAGTACTGACTCTGTTGTTGACATCATATGTTTGTTTTTTAAAAGTTAGAAAATGTTTCTATGTAAAGTATAGACAAAAAAAGTCAGATTACAAAATCTGACTCTCTTTTTTTTTAAAATTGTTTTGGGAAGGGGTTACTCAAGAGTTAAAAGATACAGTAATTTATTCAATAAACCAAGCATCTCATCTCTTAAATTTAACAAATCAGTGTCTAATCTATCATCTAAGTCATCTGAGAACTCAACAAGAGCTTCAGTACAAACTTTGACCATGTCAACGGGATTGACCTCTGAAAGGTTTACTAACTGAATAGTATTTGTATCCTCTTCAAGTGTAAATCTACCATATTTACCCATGGCAACCTCAACAAATTCGTCAATAAGGTCTGATAAACCATCATAGGTTTTACCAAAAGCGTCGTGCCTGGCAATACCTTTTGTTTGCCAATGGTTTATTTTCATTTGTAATTGTAAACCTAATAAGAAGTTTACTTTAGAACTTAAATTCATCTTCCTCTGTTTCTGCGTTAAAACTATCTTTTATTGTGTCGTTTGAATAATCTTCAATATCTTGCTTGGTGAGGACGTATTCGTTTTTACCTGTTTGTTGCATCTCACCTTGTTTTTGAGCAAAAAACTCTTGGGGATTTAGATTGAAAGGGTATGAATCCAAAGAACGTAACTCCAACTTTTCTTGTGGTGATTTTTCTTTCATGGTTTCAACCTTGCTACCTAATTCATCAATTTTGTTCATTACCGCATCCATCTGAGATAATTTTTGTTCCAAATCTGTCAGTTTAGTAAATACTGTTTCCATTTTACCAACAACATCATTGTTATTAGATTTGCTATCATCCAAATCCTTTTTAATTGATTTAGTCATATTAACTAAATCTGTGATATCGATTTCTTCGGTATCTTCCACGGGTGCTGCCGGTGCTGGTGGGACTTCAGCGGGCATCGGTGCTGCTGGGTCCATAGGTGGTACATCACCAGGTGGTGGGGGTGGTACATCTCCAACAGGAGGTGGTACTTCACCTTGTTCCATTAAGGTTTTTGCATATTTGTTAATCGCGTTGTATCTCGCGAGTTCTTCCATAAGTGATTTTTCTAATTTTTTCATAGTTAGTCTTGTAAAAGTTGTCTACCGTCTTCGGTTATAAATTTTTTGTTTATTCTTTCTACTATACCATCCTTAGACCTGATAACATAACATTCACCGGTTTGAAGGTCGCATTCTTCTGTTTCCATTCCGTCTTTTGAAACGGATTTTACTTGTTTTGGATTTTTCATGTAGTTATCCAAAGTATTATTCAATTTTTCGTTGTTCATGGTATTTTCTTTAATAAATATCTAAAAAAGTGGAAAACTTAAAAATTAATCCATTTTAAAGTATACAACGTCTCCATCGTATAGTCCTAATTCGGACATAAGTTTCGGTGACATACCCATACCAATCTCGGTAGACTTCGGTCCTCTACTAATTGGACCTTCAACCACTATTGAACCAACAGTTTTGTCTAATTGGTAATTAGGATTTACTGTTAATTGAGTATTGTTTTTAGGGTTCTTAAATGTTGTTTTAGCAGTTTTTATAACATCATTAGTAATGGTTCTTGACAATTGAAAATCCACATTATAGAATTTATAACTTGAATCCTTAACGTCAGACCATGTAATTCCGTTTGTGAGATTAAATCCTTGTGCGTCATCTATTGGGTATTTTTCTCCACCCATTTTATATACAATAGTTCTAAACCATTCCTCATTACCGTTTCTAACTTTTTGTATTAGACGAGTTTCATTATATCCATTATATGGTACACCAAATCTGTTAATACCAACTTCTTGAATAACCGTTTCACCCTGTATATTTTTACCTTGTCTGTCCGTAACATATGGTATTCCTTGGTATATAACTTCTTGGTCGGTGTCGGTATCGTTAGCGGCTCTCTGTTTGATTTTAGCAATAGCTTTTGCTTGAATTTTATCAAATAGAATTCGATAACTTGCAACAAATGAGTCTTTAGGGTCAGGTAATGAAGTATATGGTATTCGTGTTCCTGAAAAACTTGTTGAGATGTTATTACCCTTGATTTGATGAGAAACCTCAGTAATCCAATATGAACCCCTAAACATAGGTATGTTTTTTAAGTAAAAGAACATTGTTGGTTGAATCATAACGTTACCCATGGCAGTTACACCACATTTATATGATGCTTGTTTATAATAATCGAATAAACTTGTGTCTACATTATGAACACCAGCACCTGAAGCCGACCTTGATAGATTTTCTAAAACTTGAAAAGACTCTGATGTATTTTTTAGTGTACTTTGGTCTAATGTAACTCCTTTGAATATACCTTGATTTTGGTCACCAAAACTCACCTCAAACGCAACTACCCTATTAGATTTTGATAAATCGTTTTGTGAGAAACCTTCTAATGATGTTATTAATAATGGGTTTGGAGTTTGTCCACCAATATAAAAACTATCGTCAACAAACTTATACGCCTTACTATTGGACATATCAATTCTTTTCGATGTTTGTCCAACTAATTGTATGATAACTTTTGGTGTCGCCTCTTGATAATCAACCTCTAAGAATGTACCAAATAAAGTTGATGCCACTTTTTTTGATGGTGTTATTTTATTCTTATTTGTCAAGTTATTACCATAAAAATTTATATAGGCAGGTAACGCTCTCATATCTAATCCAGTACCTTGTATTATCATAGAAATGGCGTTGTACAAAGGAAGTTTAGAGTTGTTTGGGTCCAATAAAGGTGTAAACTTATCTATGTTTAAATAAAATTTATCACCAATGTCTCTATTGGCTTTGTCTAAGAATAAAAATTCCTCAAGTAACAAACGTTGACCAATTGAATTACCGGCGGTCCATTTATCGTTAAATGATTTGAAAGTGTTATACAATTCTAACTTTGTTTGAGTTGAATTGTAACCTCTAAACATATCAATACTAGCAGCAGGATTACCCGTGGCGTTACTCGTTAAATTACCTAATAATGGTAAAAGTGTATTCAAATACAAAGCAAGTCTAGCTTCAGCCCCTTTTGGAACATTTGTTCCACCTGTATTTTTAAGTATTATTGAATCTTGTAAATAAGTTAAAAACGCGGCTTTGGTGTTGGTTCCTCCCGCTTTTCGATATCCACCATATATTTGAGCCAACGGCCTATGTTTTTTTATGTTATCTTCAGTTAATTTAACGTCCAATAAACTAAAGAAATTAACATAGTAACTATCAATATCTTCACCAATATATAATTTAATAAAATTAAGATTTGGGGTTGTTAAATCTGAAGCACTGAAAGGTTGTGGTTTATAAGTTGTCAAAGACTTATAAGGTTGAACCGCTGTCAAACCATATAAAGAATTGGCATCAATTTCTTTTGGGTTTGCTAACGTAAATTTTATTAAGTTGTTAGCACTTAATATATCTGTAGTGATAGATTCAGCGTTTCTTTTTTGTCTTTCTTTTAATGTGTTACCAATTAATAAATCAATATCATTACTATCATCGTCTTTCTTTTCAACAACGGATAATTTCTTTAACATATCTTGGAATTTAGGATAACTAATATTCCTAAAAATGTTATACGGTATTTCTTCATTTATTTTTTCACTAGCAAAATCAAGAAAGAAACTTTCAAAATACTCAAGTATTTGAGGGCTAAATGTACCGATTAAATCTAACGCCTTTTTGTAATTAGTTGATATTGAATATGTGTTACCTGTTGTCCTAAAATAATCGTACGGACTTGGGAACGTTTGTCCACTAAAACTAGTTGAAAGAGTGTCGTTTAGGTACCAAAGTGTTTTAAATGTCAACTCCTCAGCTACTGTGAATGTGTTACTATTGGATATGTCACTATTTTTATGTCCCCCAAGAGATGGTAATAAAGTGTAGTTTTTGTCTGAGGTTATGTATTTGGAATTATCCATAACCACGTCCCAATAATTCATACCGCTTTTTTGTGTAACCCTATGTAATAATTTACCCGATGTACTTGTGGAAGAATATGAAACATTACCTAAAGTTATATCATAAGTTGCATAGTCATTTACTATTTGACTGTACACAGTTTGATAGAACGGTCTAATACCTGCATTAGTGTAACCAGTATATGTAACACCTGAAGTTGAACCTGATGATGTGGAAATTTTTGGTACTATATCAAAGGTCACATATTCATCATAAACAGCAAATACTGTGGCACCTGTTAGTCCTGTAAGTGGAGTTTGTGAAATTGTAAATCCTGTAGTACTTGTAATATTTGTAATGTACGTATTCGGCGCTGTTTGTCCTGTACCAGCAATAACCGTAACGGTCATTCCTGTTTGTAGTCCTATTGTACTTGGTACATTAATCGTAGTACCACTACTACTTGCGTTTGTTGATGTGTATGTTATTAGTGCACCATTATTATCAAATAGGGTTTTACCTGTTAATGGTTTTGTAACATAGCTTGAATTTACACATCCATTCAAAATATCGTAACCATCTATTAAGTGTGTTTTATATCTATGATAAATTGAACCCCATTTTAACATTAAATGATATGGTATAAAATGTGTAGACGATACTTCTCTAAATAAAGAAGATGTTAATATTGACTGACCTCCAAATGTTATTTGTTCATCTAAATCAATGAAAGGTAATGAGTTTAATAACAAATACGATGAACCAGCGTACTTACCTCGTAAAGTTGATTTATTAAAATCATTAAATAATTGATTATGAAAATATGGTGTGTTTAATATTGAGGTTGTGTTTCCTGTAACATTAATCGTATTTTTAAAAAAGTCAGTGCTGTCTGCTGATGGTTTAACCCATGATTTAGATTCTATTGGTGAACATATAAAACCTTGAGAACTGTTAACTTTTAAAATGCCATTAAATTTAAAATTATCTCTTGTGAAATTTGTTTTACCTAAATAATTCAAATATGTTGTTGAATTGAAGGGGTATATGTCTGTCCTGTATGTTTCAGGTTCGTAATCAATTAAAATTTTATTTAAATCATCTTCTTTTAAATCACCCGTAGGGTTAGTTGCTGTCTCGTCATATTTTTCAAATTTAAATGGTTCGTCAATGACTGAAGATATATAATTGGTTGTTGGTAGATGGTCTTTAAAATAATTGAATCTTTCATATGGTGATAATCCAGGTAGATATCCATCATAAACCGTAGTGGTCTTAGGTGTCCCATCTTCATTTTTTTGAATAACACCGTTTTCTCTTAATTCTGTTTTTGTAACAGGAGCAATTAATTGGTCTTTATTGGTTATTTTTTTTGCTAACTCAATAATATCGTTATCGTCTTTTATTAATTCTTGAATATTTTTAAATTCTTCATTGGCCAACTGTCTAATCATTTGGTCATTAAAAGAATCAAACAATGTTGAATACAGTGCTCTTTCGTACAATTCGTAAACAAATCCCGCGTAACTTTTATCAATAAATGGTATAGATTCATTTATAACGTCAATACCTGATAAGTCTTCAATTTTTTGATTTTCAGTATTTGAATCAAAAACATAATTTACATCATTTCTTGTGGGTTCCCCATTTACGTTTGTTTCTACCCTATTGGTTACAATTTTAATATACTCTTCAATAAAGTCAATTTCAGGCCAAAGGGTTTTGTCATAAGATTTTAATTTGTGAACTAATTCTTCATCACCGGGATACGCAATTACATTTTGTTTACCACCACCTTGGGGTTTTTTTACTTCAGGCCATGGATATATGTTTTCACCTTTTGATTCTTTTGATAAATTTGTTAAAGTCTTTTTTCTATTATTAGCAGCATCAAAAGCCTTGTTATGAACATCTTTCATTAACCTAATAAAAACCTCAGCATTAGCTAATAAAACCGCAAACATATTTCTTACGGTTGGTTCGAATCCAAATCCATATTCTTTACTTTTGATGACCTTATTCATTTCTGATTCAACATCATCTTCGACTTTTTTTCTTTGTTCCTCAAATGATTTTCTTATTTGAAAAATGTCTTCAAAAATTCCATCAATATGTACAACTACTTTTTTATCATTAAGAACTTTATAATATGAACTTACGTTTTTAACATTCCTAATTGAAATCCTTTTGAAGTCTCCACTTGTTTGATTTAATAGTTCTTGAGTTAAAAGTTTGGTTTTACCCATAGCGGCATTGAAACTAGATAAAAGGAGTTCAAGAGCACCCGCTCCGTTACCTAATATATGTTTTGTCTCTGTCTTATCTTTCGCGTTCAAATAAAACCATAAATCACTAATTGTTTCATTATTGGTTGCAGTTTTAGTAAATGATGTATATTCTTGTGATAGATATTGTTTACCCCAAGCCTTAATTGAATTTTCAAAATCATTGAGAAGGGTGTCCATTTCTTTTATACCAGAAAAGACATCCATACTGACTTTACTAAAAATTTGTTGTTCAAGTATTTTATCAAGAGTTTCAGCGATGTAACCAATTTCTTTTAGGGTACGAACAGGAAAACCTTTTGGGATTAAACCTTTTTGTTCGTATTGTCTATACACCGATTTTAATATCGTATAACCTCTTGATGATTGTTTTACTCTTTTTTCATATAATCCTGTACTTTCATTAAATTTTGTATTGTCTTTTTCTTCGACCAAAAACATATAAGGGCAGTTGATAATTGCAGACAATGGGATATCGTTTAACCATGCAAAAGTTGAACCAACAAACTTTGTTGTTATTTCAAAATTACCATTAGATTCATTAAATCTCGATTTAAAATCGGTCATATGTAATCTATAACGAATGGCTTTACCGTAGTAACCTTTAACTGTTAAATAAAAAATTGGCCACGGTAAATGGAAGAAAGCTCGATAAGGTGAGTTTTCAGAAGATTCGAAAAGAGTTTTACCTCTTACGTCAACAAAGTTTATAGTGATTTGTGGAACAAAGTTGGCACCTTTTACGTCAATATTAATTGAATCAATACCAAAAGATTGTCCTGTTGGGTCTTTGAATTGGTCCTCACCGAATGTTACGTCATATCCATCTTTATATGTAGATTCTTGACCCTGAATTGGTTTGGGAACAAAAGCGTCAGTCCATGTGGCATCAAAGTTCCCATCACCACTTGCGTTTCTTAAAAAATTGAGATTACCTTTTGCAACTTGAGTTAGTGTATTTCCTACGTTATCGTCAGCAATAAGAGTCGTTCTTGGAATCAAATCAGCTTCCAAGTTCACATACATGACTAAGTTTTCTTGTTTATGTCCTCTTGGTTGAACTTCTCCGTTTGCATCAACAACACTATTTGGGTCAACATAAATAAGATTGTTTTGGTCAACTTTTACAAGTATGTTTTCATTATTTGGGTAATCATTATTGCTCGCCATAATATAGGTTATACAATTCTACACTTCTTTTATAATCTTGTAAAGACGTTGTGAGAGGAAAAGGTATTCTAATAACAAAATTATCAGGTATCTGAAATTCAACACTACCAGCGGTTGGATTTGCTTGTAATATTAACCAACCAAATACTGGTGAACCATAATAATCTTGAGATATCTTATCGAATCTATCTCTACCTTTTTTATAAAACATATATCTGTCAGAAGGTTTTATTGGGATTTCAATACCTGGTACAATCCTAAATTTACCATCTTCAACAAAAAACTGATATCTATCAAAATACTGTCTACTCATTATTGTGGTCTATAATAATTTAATTTATCTTTTACTTCGTTTGATGTTGAAAAGATTTGGTTCGCTTCATCTATTATTGTTTGGTTTGTTTCATCTGTTGTGGATGAAATTCCAAACTTAATTTCTTTATCACTTTTCCTTTTTTTGAATTTGGTTAATTTAAATTTCTTTTCTTCTGGTTTTTCAACAAATTTATTTAATCTCTTTTTCAATTGATTTTTTAGAGGGTCTTTATATAACGAAGGGTCTTTTAGCTCTGATATAAATGCATCTACTTTATCGTATAACAATTGTTTCATCATAAATTCAAAATCCGCCGATTGTATTGTTGGATTTAAAAATGTAATATTGGTAGATAGACCATCAACTAATTTCGGTGCATTTGTCTCAATATAATCAATACAGGTACTATATTCATTATATAATAAATCAGAAGTAAATCCACTAATTGCCACAGATTTAACAACACTGTCTTGTACTGTTGAATCCTTACCATTTTTAATAACGAAATTAACTCTATCTAAATCAGATATTAGTTGGTTTCTTGATTTTTCAAGTTCATCTAATATTTGAGTGGAAACGGTAAGTTCATTTATTTTATTTTCAATTATCTCTTTAGTTATAAAATCTTTTAATTTAACATTCGTATCTGTAAGTATTGAGCCGGTCATTTCTTTATTAAAACCAACCATATCAACTAAATAAGTTGATGATGAATTGTTAAGAAAATTAGCTAATCCTGTTTTTAATCCAGTTGTGTAAACTGTTAATTCTTGTGTCTTTTTATATAAACCAAGTAATGATAATGTTTTACCCGGTGTTGGTGATGTTGAGGTGTAAATGTCGTATTGATTTATTGGTCTATATTCACCCTTAAATAAAAGAGCGGTAATATCTTTACCGTATTTTGTATAAACTTTGTTATACGTGTCTTGGTACTTATCAAAATAACTTTCTGTTGAGGCGAAGACGGATTTAATTATGTCCGTATATTTTATACTGTTACCATCAAGGGCTCCCATATAATTTCCACCTTTTACATTTTTAGTATTTTGAGATTGATTGGTTTTGTTAATGGCATTACCATAAGTTTTGTTCAAATCTTCTAAAAATTCACGAGTAAATTCTTCGGCCTTCTTACCACCGATTGTTTCATTTGTTGCAATTGACCTTTCATCGTACATTTCGGTGTTGGCATAAAAATTAGATGATAGAGCGTTTTGAAGTCGTTCAACAGGTTTTGAAAGACCTTGACCACCAATAAAGTTTATCGATAGTGTGACCGAAGCAATCATTGGTTGTACACCAATACCTTCAGGGTTTAAATCCCACAATATTTGACCTCCGTCATCAAAAGATATGTTCACATCTCTAATGACTATTTTTGAATGGTAAAAATCACCGATTCTTAATACACAAACAGGTGGTGGACCAAAAGAGGTATTTCTTGCTCTAACATCCGAATCTTCTGATATACCTTTAATTGGTATGGTATCACCCGGTCTTATACATTGTTGTAAAAATGTAAGTCTCGCATTTAAACCTTCAGGTGTTGTTGAGTGAAACGCGGGATGAAAATATTTTAATTTTTCTTTAAGTGATGAAAAAACAACAGGGTCACTATCTTCTAATTTTTTAAAGTAAAAACATTCAGATAGTGTTTTTGCAATGATTCTTTTTAATGGGTCAATTGCCGGTTTCCTTGTTGGTGGATTTACAACAACTTGTCCATTTTCCTCAATTTTTGTTATGGGTGGTTGTGGTGCGGGTGTTTCGGGTTGTTTCTTCTCTGATTTATTATTGTACTTTAAAGACATTGCAGTTTGTCTACAATAGAACGCAATTGGTGAGTATTGTTTTAATTTTGGTACTCTAACGAAATCTTTATTAACACAATCTTTATCAGGTTGGGTTCCAGTTAATGTTTCACCATAATTGACCGATTCTACAATAATTTTAGTATCATGTTCAAAACCAAAATCTTTTGTACTATATTCTTTTACAATTACAATAGGTTCTCCTTTTTGAATTATTTCTTTGTCGTTATCAGAATTATTTTTATTTACTAAATTTAAATTTGTTGGCCATTTTATTTGCCATTCTTTTTTTCCTCCGACAGCCGATAATCTATCAAAAATATCTTGAATTACGGAGTGACTTCTTCTTAGTGATAATCTTTCGTTGTAATCATTGGTTGCAACTGATGAACATGAAGATAAAATTTGAAATCTAATTGTTTCCGCTGTTTTACCAGATATGTCTGATATTAAACTATTTAAACTAGATTCATATTTATTAAATGACACATCGGCTTCATCAAAATAATCACCGATTTTTGTTTTTTGAGCATCAATGTCGGATTGTGTTATAACGTGATTAGCATCACCAAAAATAAAAGATTTTTCTGTTTTTACTTGAGTGTCTGTTTGAGACAAACCAGTTAAAGTATTTAACGCGGCACCTAATTCATTAATATAAGCTTGTTTTTGGTCTTTGTAAGCTTTGTATAATTGTGTATAATTTTGTGTGGTATCAACTTTATCTCTTGGTCCCGGTATATCGTTTTCATACTTTAATTTAATTATAACCTCATCAACAGCTTTAGAATCTGCTTCGTTACCTTGTGTTGTTGTGTTTGTTGGTGTTGTTTCTGTTGGATACTCAGTGGTTACCTTATATTGTTTGATAGTTTCGGGGTCTTGTCCTTGATTTAAGAAACTTTGAATTAGTTTTATATCGTTTGTATCTAATTGAGCGAATCTTCTGATTAATGCGTAGAAATCTAATTCCTCACACCCCGCAAAAAATGCGTTGATATAATTTTCCGATTCTTCATCGGACATTCCTTTAAAGTATTCTCTAACCAATAAATTTAAAATACTTGGGTGGTCCACTACAACCTTAAATGATAATTGACCGCTTCTAGAAGTATCTTGATAAGTATATATTGGTTCAGGTCTACCTAAAAACGTATTGTCTTGCCATCTAGCTTGGTTGTTCTCGCTAACTTTCAAATCATACGGAGGAAACCACATAACCCTACCTCCATTATTACCTCTCTCACAGAATGGTAAATCATTGTATGTGAAACCAGGTGTATTAGATGTTCTCCATGCTAAGTTCTCAATTGAGAACATATATTTTTTAGCGTAAAATCCATCACCTGTGGGTGATTCAAATATGTTTGTTGAATTCTTTGCACCAAATGAGTTTTTAAAACTATTTTTTGCATCATAGTTTCCGCTTGACATTGGTGCGATATTAATATTCCAAGGTCTGCTCTCACCACCCATTACACTATCATCAAATTTTCTGATATTAGCGGTTCTTTTCATTGTGTCTGAATAGTTCATATAAGACCTATCTTTGGTCCACACCCTACAATATTCAGCACCTGTTTCTTGTTTATACTTGTCAACAAATTTAATTGCGGAACCTCGAGACAACATACTGTCACCTTCTTTAAAAATTCTACTTGTTTGGTCAATAACATTACCAACGTGTGTTCTTGTGGCTTGACCATCTTTAGGCATTGAATCCAAGATTTCTTGAGTTTTACCCAAAATTGAATCTTCTCTAAATCCGTATTTTGTTGAAATTGAATTGTTGTACGTATCACTTTCTCTTGATTGGAATTCCTCGTTCCATAATCCAATTTTGTTTTGTGAGTTCTTACTAATCCACGTCAGTTTACCACTAATTGGTCCACCTTGGGAAATATTTCTTTGTCTCTCGAATAACGCGGCTTGTACCGGGTCAAACATTAAACTTAAGAAGTAACTACTTTTAACCATGTTGTCATTAAAGTCTGACATGGTATATTTCACGTCTTCACTTCTATCGTCTCCAATATATGCGACACCTTTTGGTGCTTCTAATCCTAAAACAGTTTTTACCCCTTGAGCAAAACTATTCGCAAAATTGAAAATTTTTGATGACTGTTGTGACCTCGCTGTTGTTGTATAATTTGGAGCATATGTTGAATATGTTAATTGGTCAAATAATATTTGTTTCTGACCCTCTCCCATGTATTCAATCATTAAATCGGAAGGTTTTCTTCCGAGTTTAGGTCTTCTTTGAATACCAACTAAACTTCCTAAAACACCAGTAACGTCTTGTAAAATAGCGCCGGCTTCTGTTTTTGGTGTTGGTCTATTTTCAATAGGGTTTCTTGGGTTGGTTAAATAATCGCCAGGTATTTCACTAAAAGGGAATTCAATACCTGCAACTGTTTGAAGAAAATCAACACCCTTTCCTAATAAACTTTTAGCAACGGTAATCTTATAATTTTTTTCAACTAAAGGTTCTCTACCTGTAACAATATTAATTGCAGTCGCGGTATTTCCACCTAACGCATCTAACGCCCTAACCCTACCTAATGTTGCGGATTCCAAATTTTGTTGTAATCTAGCAAAGACAGGTCCTTGTTTGTTTTCTCTAATGTTTTGTGTGGCGAATTTCATTAACCTCGAATCACTATCGAAGTTTTGGCCCGCCATAATACTAATTAAATTTGTTGTTTGGGGTTCGAATGAATTTACATATCCAGCTGGATTTATACCACCTAATAATAAAGCTAAAGACGGTAAAGATGTGTCAGTATATTCTTCAATTGTGTTATTGGGTGGAACATATAAATTGATAAAATTTTGTCCAAAATAAACCGCCCAATTTGTTTTAACGTCACCGGGGTCGACATTAGCAAAATTATTTAGATTCTGAACACTATAATTCGCATCCGTGAACGTTTGAGGTCCATTCGGTCTATTCAGAGTTTTTGAAATTAAAAAGTCCCTGAAAGTTTTGGTGTTATTAAAATCTAAATATGTTGGCATTTATATTATAAATAGAAACTTTTTAATTTTAATTAAATTGAGGTGGTAAGGTAAAAGATGTGTAATCTAAATCCGATGGTATAAAACTTTGAGACATATCATTAGCCAATGATGGACTATTATTAATCGCCCTAACAACATTATCAACAACGGCTCCGTCTGATTTAACAGTATGTGTATGGTTAACATTTACTGTTGAAGTTGTTGGTGTGGTAGATGATTCTTTTCCTTTTAATCTGTTCTCTAAATCAGATTCACTCACACCCATACTTTTAGCAACTAAAGCTTTAGCAGGTGCAACCGCTTCGCTAACCATTTTGGAAAATAAACCTTCGTCTGTTTTTTGTAAACCACCTAAACTTGTCTTTTCTTTTAAATTTCTAGATAATTCTAAACCTTCAATGTATTTGTCAAACTCAGCCAGAGGTTTTCTTATTTCTGCGGCGGCTTGTACTTTAGCAACCGTCAATAACGCACTTATGTCTTTTTGCATATTTTGAGTTACCGTGTATTGGTCTCTCGCAATATCCTCAACAGACATTTCTTCAAACGCTTTTTGATTCTCCAATAACCCTTTTGCAATCGTAGGATTTAGTTCATCCAAAGCGACTTTGGTATCTTTTAATCCCATCTTATCTGCTAAAGATTGAGGAATATCTATAACCATTCTACCACCTTCCATTTTGGAGATATTGGTTAAGAATTCTTTTTCTTTTTCATCTATTTGTAAACCTGAGGATAATAACGCGGTAGCCGCCGATGACCTTTCCGCAGCTTTAATTGCGGTTTTGGACATTTCCTCCATACTCATACCCATTTGGTCAGCTAAAGCTTTAGATTTTCTTAAGTTTGCACCTGTAATTTCAAATCTACCTAATTCGGAATTATATGTCGCTAATGAACCCGCAACACCTATCATCGCATCTTGTAGACCACCGGCATCATTTGTTGCCATATACATTAGTTTCAATGGGTCGTTGAAATCTCCAATCGCTCCACCTATAGCTTGTAATTCTGCGGACAACGCAATTGCTTGGTCGGGGTCAAAAAGTTTCTCCGCCATTGATTTAACCTTTTCAATGTTCATGTTAAATTCAATAGACTTCTGAACCATTCTGGTTAATCCCTCAACACCATTTTTAAATCCAATAGTGTTTAATTTGTCCATATTAGCACCAACATCTGCTACCACCTTTCTCGCGTTTAAACCAAGAGTTAATGAACTTTTACCCGCCCTGTCAATTTCTTTGATTGCGTCTTTTGCTCCAATACCTACTTTTTCAAACGAATCCAGTGCAGCTCCCAATTTAGATAAATCACCGTAAAAAGCTCTAGCGGTTTTTTGTGATTCTTGTAAAACATCACTACCAAATGTTGTCATCTTACCTGTTTGTTCAACCATTTGTACCGCATAATCTTTTACATCCTCAAATCCAAATCCCATAGCGGTAGCGGCTGGTAATGTTTCAAATATATTGTTTCTAAATTCTCTTGATAATTCACCTGTTAATCCAAGTTCAGAATTAATTTTATTTCTTAACTCTACTTCTTGTGTTTGTATTTTTATTAATTCATCACCAAGAAAAGATACCATCTCTTTGGCGCCTTTAACACCTAATTGAACCATAAAATCAGGTAGATTTTTTGATTCTCTTGCAATTTTACCTATTGTTTCAGATATGGTACTAAATTGGAATACAGTATCTTTTGATAATGATAATGATGAAACGGGGTTTGAATACCCTAAGTCCGCAATATTTTGAGTTTTAAGTAGGTCTGTAGCAAAAGCGGCTGTTTTACTACCACCACTTCCTGTATTTCCTCCACTTGATGGTTCTTTTTGATTATAAAATGACCAATAAGTATCTACTTGACCCATTAAAGAACTGTTATTCTTCACGGATTCAAATTTCAAGAACTCGTTTTTGAATTGAGTATAATTTAAACCTGCTCTTAATTTGGATACTTCTTCGTTAATTGTCATATCAATAAATATTATTTAGGAGTGTTTTCTAATTCAATAATGTACTCCACGTAATATCTACGTATGAAAACTGGCATGGTGATAATGTCACCATAACTAAAACCTCTTTTGATTAAAAATAAAATTTCGTCTAACTGTCCTTTCTTATAAGCCATAGAAAGGGCGAAAAAACTCAACCCCGAACCCAATTTCAACTTGGGTGTCTTCTCCTGACGGGGTTTTTACTGTTTTTGTTAAATCTAATCCTGGTTTATTTTCTTTTAGAAATTTTCTGAAATCTTGAGAGTCTTTAATTGGTAATCTCTCAACAAAATTATGTATGTTCATCATATCTCTATTGCCGGCAACAGACTTAATCATCATTTCTAATTGTTTGGTGACAACAGGTGCAACACCTTGACCATTCCAACTCTTTCTTAAATCATCAAGTTCTTTCTCTTGTTTTGGTGTTAAAAATTTAAATGTGATTTGAACTTTTGATTTTTCCATAAAATATGGATATTCACCGTTTGAATCTGATTCTAAATTAAAATCTTTGAATTTTAATTCACTCATATCAACAGAAATCTCAAAATCCTTTTCAGTTTTTGGGTCAGTTAAATAAAATTTATATTCGGGACCAAAAGCGGTGTTTCTTAAAAATATTAACACTGCTTGTCTATCTTCTTCAACAATGTCTTCAATTTGAATATCTCTATCTAATATTTTTCTTCTAAGTAATTCATCAATTACACCATTTGTCGCAATTAAATTTTGCGCGGATAAAATATTTTCATCCGCAGCCGTTAAGTATGCAACTTTAAGTGATTTCTTTTTATTTTGATAGTGTATACCTCTTGAAGGTAGTTCAACAACATCATAAGCGATTGTTGGGTCGACTCTAAATTCTTCCATATTTGTTTTATTTAATAACTAGTATAATTTACAAAAACTTATAAAAAAAGTAAAGGTCTCCTTTTGAGAGACCTTTTATTGACAGATTTTTTATTATTTGATTAGTAAACTAATATACATCTATCCATTCTTAACGAACATGTGATAGATGCAATATCATCTCTTGAATAATCAAGTTCGTTAAAGTTTAAGTCGGTTATGAAAGAACCTTGAAGTATCCATTTTTCAACCACAACCCCCGTTGGGTCTAACATTTCTAATTCAATATCTTTTTTGTAACCAGCTGCGTAACCCATACGACCTGTAACTGATTCAGCGTGTAGACGGAACCACTCCATCAATGCTTGTGCCGCTGAAGGACCAATAGGGTCTTTGAAGGTTACTCTTATTTCATTCCATTCAAATCTACCAGCTACGTATGTTGATGTGTTGATGAAAGGAATTGCAACTGAGTTAATTTTTGCACTAGGTCTTGCACTTGAGGTTACGTACCACTCGTTAATACCCAATGATGATGGGAATCTAAGTATGAATCGGTTAACTCTCTTCGGTTCGTAAGGAACCGGCATTTTCATTAATAAATCTGCCATGTCAATATTTGTTTTTTAATTTTTTTATTTTTAATCTTTCTTATAAATATGTTGTATATGAAAAAACAAAAAAAATCTTCTCAATACTTGATTTTGTGAAAATTATTTCGTATTTTTTCCATACTAGTACTAGATGCTAGTAAATTAAGAACTAGATTAAAGAAACTAGAATAACTATAAAGAAATAAACTAGATAAAAATAAACTAGAACTAGAACTAGAATACTGGTGCATATACTGGGTAATTTATAATTTTATTTTTTTTATATTTGGTAATTCCGTAGGTCACACTATATTATAATGTTCCACGTGGAACATAAAATAGGGAGGGTTTCCCCTCCCCTTTTTATTAGATATTATCAAATGATGCTCCTGTTGGTGTGATTATGAATTCAACATCGATAAATTCAAGAGCTCTTGTTGGTTTAATGTAAATTTTACCTCTCAAAGTATTAGCGTCAATATCTTCAGGGTCGTTGGAAACCGTTACACGGAATTCATACAAACCTCTTTCTCTCTTAATTGCGTCTAATATCGGGTTAACCAATCTCAAAAACTCATTACGAACTTGTTCGTCGTTTTGTTCAAATAACAATCTTACCGCTACTGCTGAAATTAATTTTCTTGCTCTTAACAGTAATCTTCTTACGTTAATTCTATCCAAAGCTGATTCACGTACTTGAAGTGTTTTATTACCCCAAATGATTGTACCGGTATCCGCAAATGTTGCGATAGGGTTAATTCTCGCTTTGTAAAGGTCATCTCTCTCATCCAAAGTTAATTTCTTATAAGCTTTGATTGAGTTTACTAAACCTCTTGAATAACCCGCTACCGCGAACCAAGGGAAAGATACGTTATCTGTTAATGCTATATTTCTCAATACTTCACCTGTTGGTGGTAAGTATAATTGTGTAGCGTTGTCTGCGTCTCTAACTTGAATCCAAGGCCAGTAAACCGCTGAGTAGTTACTATCAATTGCTACGCCGTCCAAAGCGTCTATTACTTCATCCGCTGTACCGTAGTTTGGTGATGAAATCACATAAAGTGAATCCGCTCTATCTTCTTCAATCATATCAATTGCGTAAGATGTTAATGAACTGTGGTCATAGAAGTTGATACCTGGTGTTGCGAAGATGTTTACATCAACAGCTTCAGGGTTTGCGAAGGTATCAATACCTTGAGTGTAAGCGTAGTAGTCAGAGTTTCCTGATACTGTACTAAATACACCACCATTATTAGTGTTACCACTTGTGTAAGTATTTTTACCAAAGATGTATCCATCACCGTAGGTTCTCACATTTCTGTAGATATCCCAACCGTCAAATCCACCAGCCGCTGCGAATGTGAATTTACGATAATTGATATTTGTTAATACGTTATTCGCTCCACCTGTTTGACCCTCTAAATCATACGACGTGGTTAAGAAGGTTGTTCCTGTGATTGTAGATGCGTTTGTTGATAAGTGGAAACCCTTAGTTGTTCCAGCTGCTGATGTTCCTTTGAATTTAAACAAGTCTCTATCGTATGTTACTGCGTTTGTTGGACTTGATAAACCAAAGTATGTTCTTCTTACTTTGTCACCTGAAGATAAAACAGGTGTTCCATCGGCTTGATAAGATGTAGTATCACCAGCGTTATAGAATGTAGTCTTGTACATCACCGAACCTAAAGTACTTGAACCAAAAGATGTGTTGTTTGTAAATCCTTTAAATCCTGCAGGATATGCGTCGGTTGGGTGATTATCAGCCATTGACAACATAATGTATCTTGAACGTAATTCATATTCACCATCAGATGTACCAACTTTTTTAGCAACATATCCTGGTAAATCTGGATTCATATTACATCTACCAAATTTTTCAAGTACAACTAAATTATCGTCTGTATCATTAAAGTCTCTAACGATTAAGTCAAAGTCACCAGTGTTTACATCAATATTAATAATTGAAACTTTTACTTCGTAGTTTGCAGAATCACCATCTGATACTGTGATTACATCAAATAAATCATCAACTTCACCACCTCTAACCTCTGATACAACAGTTGGTGTCATTGGGGTATCCCAAGATGTTTTAAAGTCGTTACCAACATGTTCGAAAACTTCTGTTAAACTTAAACCTCTAATTAAACCTTGTTCATATGCTCTTTGTAAGTAATTTGGATAAGATTCAAAAACATACACAGGTACATCACTTTTTAATTTGTCATAAACATCGGTACCAAAAACTTTTGTTACATATTTTGATGACGAAGAGTCCATACTACAAGTGAATGATTTTGGTCCACTTGTTGAACCTGTAACATTAACTGTAAATTCAGCTAATGGATTTGTAGTGATTCCTGAACCTGTAACCACAAAATTTACATCTGCGGTAGTTTCCAAGTTTAATGTTTGTCCATTGTAAGAACCTCTTGGTCTGAACGCTAAAACCACTTGTCCATCATACGCCGTGTTCAATGTTCCATAGTATGTGTACTTAGTCACATCAAATCTACTCGCACCGCTGTTATAAACAAATAAGTAAGAATATACTTCAGAACCTGTGGTGTTACAAAGTTTATTGAACCATTCCTTATTGTTGTAATTACTTGCGTTATTCAAACCTGTTAAAGGAGAAACTTCTTCAAGTGATGATGTTTGACCACTTGTTCCTGAAGTTGGTACTTCACCCATCACAAACCATTGTCCATGGTTAGATGATGTGTTACCACTAAAGTTTGCTACAATATATTCTGTAATATAATTTCCATCTACAGATATTTTATCTGATAGTTCACTATAAATCGTACTTGCTGTAATTGTTGTGGTCGATGCTGACATTGTTAAACTTGTGGTTGTTCCACTAAGAGCCCCCAATGTAACCCCACCAATTGTTTTAACACCATAAGTTTTGACAGGTAAATAACCCGTTAAACCTAATATTCTTGTTACAAACATTTGGTTAGATTCTTCTAAATAAGATTTTGCGAAATAAGGTAATTCATATTTTGGATTGTTATTGTTGTCTTTTAACGGACTTGTTCCCCCAAAATATGACTTGAATTCGTCAAAATTAGTTATTAATACAGGTTCAAAAGCGGGACCTTTTAAGGTTTCACCCACCAAACCTAATGTGCTCACACCAACACTTTGTGCTACGAATGTTAAGTCTTTTTCAGATGTATATACACCCGGAGATACAAAAACTCTATTTGAATTTGCCATTTTTAATTTGTTTGGTTAATTAATTTTATTTCTTTATCAATAAATATCTTTGTTTTTAGCAAAGATTCCCTTGATTTTTTTAAAAATGGCACTTATGGATACTAATTTATCCTTTAGTATCTATATTTATCTTTATCATGAAAAACACCCTAAAAAACATAAAGGTTAGTGAAAATCACCACCAAATGTTAAAAGAATATTGCGACAAAAATGGATTAAAAATTTATAAGGTTGTTCAGAAATGGATTGATGAAGTTTGTAAAACAGGAAAGGTGAATGATTCACCTAAGAAAAAAGATATCTATGGAGATTAATTTTTTATAACATACTAATCTCCGTCATATCAACGGTAATGTTATTACAAATTAATAAATTACCATCAATTATAAAATTGTCAGTTCTTTCTAAAACCAATAATGATTCAAGATGACTAGTATCAACACTAAGACCATAGATGTCATTATCAACAACCAAATTGATTATTAAATTTTCATATATTTCAATATGAGATAATGTTTTTTCGTATAAAAATTCTTGTATTGTCATGTTGTTTAATTTATTGGGGTTACTGTTGTGATTGTTGCTCCAGAACCAAATCCTGTACCGGTATTAAGTGTCGTGTCTAAAGTTCCATCTGAAAATAAACGTACAATGTTTCCTACCGATGTGCCGTTATATGATGTAAAATTACCACTAATTAGTATTTTACCATTTGTTTGAACAACAATACTGAGTACATGATTATTAAATCCGGTTCCAATACTAAATGTATTATCAATAGTTCCATCAGAATTTAGTCTAACTATCCTATTAGATGTTACACCACTATACGATGTGAAAGCTCCCCCGACCATTATTTTACCACTTGAAAGAGTCGAGACAAAATAAACACTATTATTAAATCCGGTTCCAATAATAAATGTATCATCGATAGTTCCTCCGGAATTTAATCTAATTATTCTATTAGATGTCACTCCACTATATGATGTAAAATCTCCACCAACGACAATCTTACCATCTGATTGTACCGATGACATGTATGTGTAGGCATTAAATCCCGTACCGACTGTAGTTGTAAAACTAGAATCGTGACTCTTATCGGAATTAAGTCTCTCAATTCTTCTTGTGGTCATACTACCACAAAGAATCATTTTACCATCTGATTGTAAAGAAACATCTTGAACAGTTGAGTTTGCATCATAAGTAGTAGACGTTGAACCACTAAATGTATTATCAATTGTTCCGTCAGAATTTAACCTAATAATTTTATTCGCCGACGTGCCATTATATGATGTAAAATATCCACCGATTAATAGTTTTCCATCAGATTGGGGTACAACAAATTTTGTGATACTATTGAATCCCGTTCCGATACTGAATGTATTATCGATTGAACCGTCTAAGTTTAATCTAATTATATAATTGGACGATACACCACTGTATGTTGTAAAATAACCCGCACCGTAAATTTTGTTATTATATATTATGTGATTTTCTAAGAAATTATCAAATCCGGTTCCACCGCTAAATGAACTATCAACTGAACCATTTGAGTTTAATTTAATTATGTCATTATATAATGTGCCATTGTATAATGAGAATCCACCAGAAATTAATAGTTTATCATCCACCATCAATGATGGTGTTGGGGTGGCCGATGGTGTGACAGAACTATTGGGAGTAATGGATGGTGTTACTGATTGAGTTGGTGATGGTGTCGGTGAAGACTCAATTGTTACCGAAGGGGTAACTGTGGGTGTTGAGGTTAAAGTAGGGGTTGGTGTAACCGATGATGTAAGTGACGGAGTAATTGACGGTGTTACTGAGGGGGTAACTGAAGGTGTTACAGTTATGGTTGGGGTGATAATAGAGGTTGAGGTTAAAGTAGGGGTAACCGTAGGTGTTGATGTTGGGGTTATTGATGGTGTTACAGATGAAGATGGTGTTATTGAAGGTGTTGGGGTCGGTGTTATTGGTATTGTAAAAGTTGATTGTGTTGTAAAATCATATCTAAATTTTGTTTTAGACGACGTATTAATATCTACCGAACTAAAATTATTAACCAAAGTTAAATTACTAAACGTACCATCGACAGTATATTGTGTAGTACCACTTAATTGATTTGGTTCAATAAAAATTTTAACAGGAATTGATATTGAACTACCAGTCACAGTTAATAAAGTGTCAGTAAATGAAATTTCAACCGTCTTATCTACCTTATTTGTTGC